TTTTTACTGAGATATGACAGAAAATCAATTTCGTTATACCATTGATGTGATGGTTTAACAATATATGATTGAATTCTATGGGTCATACACATCTCCTTGATACTATTATATCATATAAAGAGATATTAGTCAATAGGTTTTGTTTCATGTCATATCATTATATTTTGAATGGTTGGGTAAAAGTTTGTATATTATATGTGATAAATATCAAGAATCACAAAACAACGTCAACTGCAGAAAAACACAATATGCACCATATGAAATCGTGGAAAAACGAAGAGCTACTCCATTTGATATCATTAAGGTGAATTACTAAAGGAGACTGTATGTATTTAAAAGAAACATGGGTGGACTATAAAGGAGAACCTCGTTATGTTCTGAGTCATGATTATGATGAAGCATTGGTCATCGACTCAAACGACACGGAGTCATTGGTTTCTTATCAAGATTTGGAAGTGATTGATGTACCAACATTTAATGTGGGCGAAAAAGTAATTTGTGTAGATGACACAACATCATTGACTGGTCAAATCGTCACTATCACATACAATGACGAATCATCGTTTGCACCTTATCAATATAATGATGACTATTGGGCGACACCATTCGATATTGTGAAAATAGACTATTAGGAGATGACATGCTTTTAAACAATGCTGAAGAATATACATGGGTTTCCTATAAAGGAAAACCATATTATGTGAAACAACATGCTCATAAAGCTTTAATATGTGATTCCAACTCAAATGAAAAACGTGTGTCATATATCAGTATTAAACCAATTGAAGTACCTAAATTTAAAGTTGGTGAAAAAGTCCTTTGCGTTGATAAAGAATCACCTTTTAACGGCCAAATAGTGACTATCATAACCAATGATAACTCATCGTTTGCACCTTACCAATATAGTACACACCGATGGGCTACACCATTTGATATTGTGAAAATAGACTACTAAAGGAGTCACCATGAAACTAAAAGATGTTGATTTGTTCACATGGGTTTTATATGATGGACAACCATATAACATTAAAGAAAAAACTGACAACTATAGTCGTTTGAAACATAGTAATGGAAAAATCGTTCGAATCAGCTTTGATAAAGATGTTGACGTCTTAGAAGTACCAACATTCAAAGTTGGTGAAAAAGTGATGTGTATCGATAACAAATCGCCTTTCAATGGACAAATTGTAACCATCAAAGATGATGATAACTCATCATTTGCACCCTACGAATATGATGATTATCTATGGGCTACACCATTTGACCTTGTGAAAATCGACTACTAAAGGAGACCTTATGAAACTAAAAGATGTTCCCTATCTCACATGGGTTCAACATAATGGGAAACCTTATCATGTTCGTGACAGATGTGGTGAAGAAATAATATTACGTGATAGCGCTAAAAATGATATTTGGTTATCAATAGATGAAGATGTTGAATTGATAGATGTACCTGTTTTTAACATTGGTGACCTTGTTTTGTATCAAGGTTGGGTATTAAGTCTATATGGCAAATTGTTACAAATAGTACAGTATGACGGTTCAACCTATGCGCCATATTTACTTGGCGGTTCTGTTTGGGCAACACCATTTGAAATAACAAAAATCGATTACTAAAAGGAGTTTACTATGAGATTACGAGATATTGACTATTTCACATGGGTATCGTATGACGGACAACCGTATAATGTTCGTGAAATATTTGGTTGTAAAAGAGAACTACGCCATAGTGACGGAATTAAGATTCGAATCCGATTCGATAAAGAGGTTGAAGTCTTTGAAGTACCAACATTTACCAAAGGCCAATCTGTCATTTTTACTGGAAATGTTCAAAGTAAAAAAGGCAAGATGATGAAAATCACAGACATTGATGATACAAAAATCTATCGCCCATATACATTGGATGACATATTGTATGTAACCCCGTTTGAAATCGTACCAGTCGACTACTAGGAGCTGTCATGAACTTTACTGAATTAGAAGAAGATGTTTGGATTCATTACAACAATGACCATTATTTTGTTTTTGAAATAACATACGATGATTGTTCTATGGTGAACTCGGAACATCACGTCATTTGCCTTGACATTAATGATTTTCCTATCAATACTGAAAAAGTTAAAACACCCATATATCAACCACATACAACAGTTCTTTATACTGGGCCCTATAATGACTTCAAACAACGTATTGGTAACATTGAATATGTCGACGAAAACGACCGTCACAAATCATACAACATCATGTTTTCCAATGATGAAAACGACGATTTGTGGGCATCACCATTTGATTTTGTTCCTATTGATTACTAGAGGAGTATAATGGAATATTCAGAATTAAAAGAAAAAACATGGATTTATTTTGATAATAAATATCATTTTGTACAAGAACTCAATGAAGGATTTATTCTACTCGCCTATAGTCCTATAGAATACATACCCATACTTAAAACGCTGCTTCCAAACGATGCAAAGATTGTTGAACCTAATAAATATGTTGTAAATGAAACTGTTTTATATATTGGTGAACATGAAATAGCCTATAACAAAACAGGTGTTATTAAATTTGTAACAGAATACGCATCCTATTCACCTTATCAAATTTATGTAGGCAATGAGATGATATGGGCATCACCATTCGACCTTGCACCTATTCATTACTAAAGGAGTCTCAATGGAATATTCAGAATTAAAAGAAAACACATGGATTCAGTTGGATAACGAATATTATTTCGTTGAGGTTGTTAGAGATGAATATTGCCAACTTATCAAAAGTATCCCCGAAGATAAAACATTGAAAAAAGCACAATTTCCAATGCCAAATATACAAGTTGTTGAACCAAATGAATATGATATTGGAACTAGAGTTTTGTATGTTGGTGAATATGAAATATTCGCAAACCAACTTGGAGTCATTAAATACATTGACCATGAAGACGCAAGACTCACTTATGGAATTTTATTTGACGATGCCGCTAACGAAAATGACGAACTATGGGTTTCAGCGTTTGATATTCTTCCAATTGACTATTGAGGTGACCTATGTACTTTCGATTTGTATCTAAAGCAGAATTAGACCAAGTGAAAGCTGGACATAACATCACAAGTCCGCAATTCGATTTTGTCCATGTTTTACCCTATCATATTGAAAACAGTGAGAATTTGCCATTAACCATTAAAGACGCCATGTCCTTTATGATTGGTACTATTTCTCAAGATTACCTCTTATTATTGAAAGATATTGAACCGTTTGAAATAGGAAAAGGCCCTTACGCCAATTATCTCACGGTTGATGAAACGGGCCATTTTGAGGATATTATCTTTTCAGAAGCTCATATACATCATTATTCCAAGGAAAATGTTCATGCGGTTTTTACTGGTGACTTTTTTGCTTGGGAAAACATATCCAGACTAAAGGAGCTGTAATGGAATATCATGAAATGAACGAAGACACATGGATTCATTATAACGATGACCATTATTTTGTTTACGAAGACCATGGTAACTATTTTGAAATCCTAACATCAGCATGGTCACCAGAAACTAGACAGTCACTATTTAAAACGGAATTTCCGATTGAAGCAAAAATTGTTGAACCGCCAAAATATCAAAAAGGTCAATCAGTACTATATAAAGGTTTTGACATAAACTATATTAATAAACTTGGAACTATTGACATTGTACAATTAGAAGACAAGTTATATAGTTATCGAATTTATTTTCAACACGACCAAACAAATCTATGGGCGACACCTTATGAAGTAGAACCTGTTGATTATTAAGCACCGTCATCTACATGACGGTGTTTTTGGGACAAATCCCAAACCCTAAATTATATAAGATATTTAATCAAAGGAGTCTACAATGAAGTTTTCTGAAGTAAAAGAAAATACATGGATTCGTTATAAGGGACACATCTATTATGTAAGTCAAGTACATCATGATTATGTTGATGTCATGTCTTTAAACTATGAAACCATTGAAATTCCCGATGTTGTGTTTTTAACAAACAATATCGAACTTATTGAATTACAAAGCCACAATGTGGGTGATATGGTTTTATATATTGGAACAAATCAAGACATACCTCAAACCGTTGAAATCATAGAATATAGTACCGGTTTCCCCTTGCAATATTATGTTCAGACTCTTGACAAAGAGATGAGCAAATGGACAACAGCCTTTGATATCACCTCAATCAATTATTAGGTTATCAATAGTTCAACATAACAGTAACGCCTTTTGACTTTGAACTAGACACATAATTATCACTAATTAGTGATAATTTTTTGGAGGAAATCAGATGTATTTTCATGAACTACGACCAAAAACATGGATTCAAAGAGAAGATGAATTCTACTTTGTTGACCAAGTAGATGAAGATGAAGTTGGACTTTTCATAAATGGAATTTATGAGACATTTATAACGGTTGATGAATTCCCAACAAGTTATAAACAACTAACATTTCCAGATTTCAATGTAGGTGACAGAGTTATTTACAAAAAGTATGGTAAATATCGAATTGTCAAAATTCTGGATATCGATGAAGATGTAGCATATCAATATCACATAAAACCCGAAGACGTATATAACCCCGTAAATATATGGGCATCACCAACAGAAATATATCCAATTGATTATTAAATGGAGGAGATTACATGTTTTATCATGAACTAAAAACACAAACATGGGTGAAAAAGGATAATAAACCATATGTTAGAAAAGTGTGTTGTCAGAGGTAATGACATTAAAATACCATGGATTATGCCTATTGAACTTGAACCAATCAATCATTAAATTATCACTAATTAGTGATAATTTTTGGAGGAAACTAAATGTATTTTCACGAACTCAAACCAAAAACATGGATTCAACGAGATAACAAACCATATTTTGTACGAGATATTTACGAAAATGTCGTTTACCTCGCATTATTTGGTTTGTCACAGTATAGCTCATGTCACTGTTATTATACTCAAGATAATTTCCCAACAGATTTTGAACCTCTTATAGTGTCGACATTCAAGATAGGTGACCAAGCTCTGTATCAACGACTTGAAATAACACAAAAACACTTCGAACGCCAAATTGTCACAATTAAGCAAGTAGATGAGCAAGATGCGTTATCAACATATGTTATAGTTGATAATGAACAAAATATGACATGGGCAATGCCTATCGAACTTGAACCAATCAATTATTAATAGGGAGAAGATAACATGTTTTATCATGAATTGAAATCACGAACATGGATACAACGTGAAAACAAACCATACTTCATACTAAATATACACGAACTTGAAGTTCATCTCCTGCAATATGGATTACAGCTCGAACCTTATGAGTATTACTTTACTCCAGATGATTTCCCAACAGATTTGAACCTCTTATATTACCAAAATTCAATGTAGGAGACCGAGTTCTTTACAGGGAAATCACACATAACACACTACAAAATGTTGAACGTAAAATGGCCACGATTATTCACGTCGATGAAGACGATGAATTAGTGAAATATGCTATCAGAGATAACGAAAATAATGTTCCGTGGGCACTGGCGATTGAAGTCGAACCAATTAATTATTAAAGAATCGCTAATTAGTGATTCTTTGGAGGAAATTATGAACCTTTCAGAATTCAACAGAGGCTTATGGGTTCAATACAAAAACGAACCCCACTACATCGTCAACCAATTTAATAATGGTTTCGAAACATGTTTTGAATTGGAAACCGTCACAAGACGACGTTTTGTTGTTTCAGCCAACAATTTAGTAAAACATACAACCGCAATCATGACAATTCCAACATATGAACTTGGAGAATTGATTATGGTTTGGACTCAAAGAGACGTGTATCAATTAGCCAAATTTATTGAAATTGAAGAACATCCATCAAAACTATCATACAAGTTGGCGATACTTTACAGTGAATTAACTGTTTGGGCTTCACCTTACATGTTAAGACCAATAAACTATTAATTTATCACTAATTGGTGATAAATTTTGGAGGAAATTATGTCTAATTATAAAGTAAATGATTATATAGAATATAAAAATGAAATTCGCTTCGCCTTCATTGACCTTGTTATTGAAAGTGATGAAACTCTTTACCAACTCAGCAATGGTGATGTCAAATTTGAAAACGACATCAGAAAAGTTGATACAGGTGTTTACTATAAAGGACAACGTATTCCTGCCAAAAATCTACGTGAAAAATGGCTACGTATCAATGGAGATATCCATTATATCATCTACGCAGAAGATGAAGAGTTCTATACAAACAATACAGATGATTTTCCATGTTATATCAACTATACAGATGTCAAAAGTATTGAAGATGTTGTGGTGCCTGATTTCAATGTGGGTGACCAAGTCATATACAAGTCCGAATTTGAAGAGGACTCGGGCATCTATACCATTGTAGCCAAAGATATGGACTTACAATTTGCGTATGATATAGGTGTTACAAATGTGTCACCTTATGAAATTGTACTTGTCAATTATTAGTAAAGGAGATATTATGTCAGAATTTTACCAATACGCATGGATACGCTATAAAGGCAAACCCTATTACGCCCGTATCGTAAACGGTATGTATGGTAGCTATTATGAAATCATTTGTGATGATAATGATTGGCATCGCAATCGAACCATTCGTCAACAAGAAGCTGTTAAATTAGAACCACCAAAATTTAAAAAAGGTCAAATGGTTTACTATATTGGCGACGAATACCCTTTTACGAATGTCATGGTAGAGATTCTTGATAATGAGGGACTTCTCCAATATATGTATCGTATCCGATACAAAGACTGTATATTAGCGGCAACGCCTTTTCAATTGCAACCAATTGATTACTAAAAGGAGACGATATGTATCAAAATGGAGATTTTGTTGTTTGGAACAACCAACCAGCCCAAATCATCTCAAAAGAAGACAATGGGATTTACATACGTACTTGGTCTTTACAAGACCTTAAACCCTTCAAGCATCCTCACTATGCTTTGTTTGTCATTCAAGAAAACCAAATTCAAGGTTTGTTAAAAGCTCAAGATGTCCAAGTCGGTCAAATTGTCATGTATTATGGTCGTCCGGCAACGATTGTTGAACTGCCAAATATGGTTTCATGGGCTTATATCATTGATGTCAATGGTCAAAAAGTTGTTACAACCATTTTTCAATTAGATGATATCGATTACTAAAGGAGATAGTATGTATAAAAAAGGAACTTGGGTTCGACTAAAAAACGGTGACTTTGCTCATATAACAGGTTTTGAAGACCATCAATATAAAATATTGCATTATCGTTATATCGATTGGTTAAATATTTATGACATTTCTTGTGAATATATTTATGAACATTATATTCTAGGATTAGCTGATGTTCCAACATTTCACACAGGCGAGTTTGCTTTATTTAAAAATAAAGTTATAAAAATCACTGAAACAGGATGTAGACATACTATTGATTGTAATGGTTTATCCTTATGTGTTGAACCCTTTCAATTGACCAAACTGAACTACTAAAAGGAGACTTCATGCAACCAACAAGCGATAGCACCATACTCAATGACATAAGTAAACGTTTTGAACAACTTGATGAACATCTTGCTTCACTCATACAAGCTACAAAAGCATATCAACACCCTCACAAGCAACTCTATACAGAACAAGAGATGAACACATTAAAGCGACTTTTCATGACATATGAATTGAATGAACCCGTCATATACGAAGGTCAAGTTGTTCAAATTGTAGATGTAAAAAACAATATCTATTATGTTGACCTGAATGGTGAAAAACTCAGAACAACGTCAATGGATTTGCAGAAAATCAATTATTAAAGGAGATTTGTATGACTGAATTACAAACACTTATCTTTTATATTGTTCTTTGTTTGGCACCTTTTCTATTTTTGATTATGTATGAGTTTTATCAAATGTATAGATATGATAAAGAATTAAAAAGGATTATTGAAGAACTAAAAGACTATTATGACCAATGGCCAGGGTTTACTGAAGGTGAACAAGCTCTATACCAAGAACAAACGGTCACGGTTCTTCATAAAAAAGATTATGGCCAATACGAAATCAAAGTTGATGACAAGACAGAAACTGTTCATGACAGCGCTTTGACAAAACTCTCAAACTAACAACCCCGCAAAGGAGCCCAACATGAATTTAACAGAAATTAAAGAAAATGAATTGACTGTCACTACAGGTAACTTTACACCTCAAGAATTACAACGTATTGACAACCTCAAACAAGCCCTATCACCCAGCTCTATTCGTAACTTCGGTCACGATGTTCTTGAAAACAGTGGTAAACCGGCTGACAAATTGTTGAACCAAGTCAAAAGTCTGGAACTAGGTGACGACGTTTCCCTTTCAAATGTCGTAACTGAAATGGAACTCATGGACAAACAAGCTCTTGCCCCACAAAAACAAAATTTCTTTATGAAGTTGATTGGGCGAGCTAAACATGACCTCTTAGACACAAAGAACAAGTATCAGTCTATCGCAGCCCAAACCAACAACATTGCTGGTGTTTTGGAAACGCAAAAAGACCAATTAGCTAAAAACAATGATGTTATTGCTGAATTGGCAGAAACCATCACCCAAACCACTGAAGAACTACAACTCTATGTTGCTGCTGCCGAGTTGGAACTAAACGATGTGCTCAAAAATCAAATTCCAGAACTGAAAAAGTTGGAAAATGACCCGAGAGCACAACAAAAACTCTTTGATTTGCAAGACTATGCAATGACCTTGGATACCCGTATCCACAACTTCAAACAAGCTATTGCAGCATCACTGACTCAACGTGAAAACTTGAATTTGACAAAAGGTTTGGTCAATCAAAAGATGTCTGACCTAAACGAAACACTTCTCATTACTGTTCCTATTATCAAATCAAGTTTGGCTTCTACGATTGCGACTCTTCAATTAGAAAAAGCGGTTGCTGTCGATGAACTGACCCGTAATCTTGCAAGTGAACTGATTGTGTCTAACACTAAGAAGCTCCAAATGATTACCAGCAAAATGGATGAGCAAAGAGCCAAAGGTGTTATTGATTACAACATGCTAGGTGAGTCCCGTCGTGTCATGGTGGATATCATTAATGAACACTTTGCCAAAACAGCTGAAATTCAAAAACAACGTAAAGAAGCTGAAGTCATTATGGAAGAAATGACCACTAAGAAATTAGAACTTTTAGACAAACTTCCAGTAATCGATGGTGAAGTGGATGAAAACGCCTAAAACTCCAGTAGAGGCGGCCCGTGAGCTGTCTCTACGTTTATGGGATTTTGCTGAAATATATCAAGATTCTTTTCAAGCAGCCAGATGTCTCAGTTATTGTTATAATCTCAATCAAGAAATTGACCGATTAAATGCAAACGAAAAGCAAAAGAAAATCGACCTGTTAAATACACAGGCTGATAATTTGCTTGGTCGTCCAAGTTCTTGTGAGCCCAAAAAGTCAGATTATCCTTTGATGGAAATCTATTCTTTAGAGCAATATTTATCTGAAACCGTTCGTTCACGACGTCCGTTTCGTCATTTAGCTGATGATGAAAAAGCTTTAGAACTATTTGAACGATTATATTATCAGGATATGATTTTTATTCAGCCCTTTTTACGTCGATTGGCTGAAGATATCTATGAGCATGTCCTGTCAGTTGATGAATTAGAAGAGTTTATCACATACAATACATATCCTATGACATCAAACAATAAAGATTTTGTTCAACAAGTCATCATGTATTGTGAACGGTATCGTATCAAAATTCCAACAGCCATGTATGCACAGAAATATGCGATGATAAAAATAGCTGATAGTTATTATCGTATTGATACGGCTGAAAAACAAGTCTTTGATGCTGCAAAAGACTTTTACTTAAAAGAATCAAATAAATTACAAATTCAAGCAAGTCAATTACTCTCAGAATTCGCTGTTCTTTAAACAGCTTAGAAAAAGGTTTCAATGAAAGGTGAAAAAGGCAATATTGTTCTAGTTCATTTCAGAGGTCATGATGTGGCTGGTGTTGTAACATCAGCCACTGACTCTTTTTGTGGGGTTCGTATCACCCACACCCGTACTATTTGGCCAAAGCATGAGGATATTATCAGTATTTTAGAGCCTCAAACATTTCAAGTTGGTCAAAAAGTACAAACAGTACACCCAGTTGATGGTATTCCTGCTGGTGCCAAAGTCACCATTATTGATTACAAACTTCCACGTCGTTGGAAAAATATCAAATATGGAATAGAATATACCATTAACAATAAAAAAATCAGACGACTCACTTATGGAATCTGTCTGACAGAAATTTAGTACATCATCACTTCGGGAATCATAATGGCCTTTACCAAATCAGTCCAAAAGGTAACCCGATAGTATTTGTTATCTTCATTTTTCTCATAAGCAGCACGCACAACATTATACTTATCTACTAACTCAACTCTTGTGACAGAATTCACAAGAAATGCGTTTTTCTCAGATTTTGTATAAGTGACATTACGAGCTGTTAATTTTTGGTCTTTAAATTCATCAACATTTTCAGGTACAGCAAACACAGTGTTCCCTTTACCAAAAACTAAATAAGATTTTTGGTCAATCATTTGATGAGTCAAAATATCGGTATCTACATGTGTGGTAATATGATAAGAACTATTATAGACCATAACTGAACATAAGATACCAGTCAAAATAACTGACCAAACAACAGACACAATTTTTAATAGTGTAGTCCGTTCGATAAAGGTCATAATGTAGATGAAAAGTGAAAAACAAACCGTGCCAACGATGACACGTGGTTCAATAAATGATAGCATGTGAATATTTCCTTTATATTATAAGAAGTCAGCAAGTAACGGATTTGATGTTACTTTTGTACCGGGCGCAGCTTTTGTTTCGTCCATTTTCTTAACAATCGTCGCTGCACGTTGCGATAATTCATCAATCGTATCGGTCACGGGTTCAGGCTTAGGTGCTGGTTTAGGTGTAGATACAGGTGATGATACCCGTTCACGTGGTTGTAAATCAGGCAATTTACGTGTTTTAACCTTTGTTTCAACAGGTTTCACCTCAGCTTTAGGTGTTTCTGGATATACAACAGGTTTCTGTAATAGTTCACGTTCTAACGCCTTGAGCTTATAACTCATATGATTTAGAGATGAATTATAAATCTCCGATAATCGAATGATTAATCGAAAAATGGCTACAGTTGTTAATTTATTTGATATAGGTGATGACTCATACAAGTCAATAATATCCTTATCAAATGTTTTAATACGAATCGTCATTGCTGATTTTGTTGGGTCAACATGTGGTTCAGTACCAATGAAAATCAATTCAGATTCAATATATCCCAATGTATCATAAAAATCTAAACCTAATGTCTTATGCAAAGAACTTAGATTTTTAATGAAATGCTCTAACCCTCGATTAAAGGGGTAATTGTCTCTTTTGATTTTCTCTAATGCCCCAAAATCTTCAGGTAAATTAGCTTGAATATACATTTGTTCTCCTTTAACTATATCTATTATATCATAAAGGAGTCAAAATGTCAAGCATTTAGGGTACCCATATGGGACTTTTTGACACAAAAACCGGTTTGTATACACAAACCTTAACATGGGGACAAGCCCCCAAACCCTAATAATTTTCAGAAAAAAGGAGTTTTTATGTTAAAATCATTTGTTGAAAAACCAGTTTCCAAATTGGAGAAACTGTCAAAACGTACGACTATGTTTCACGAAATGTTGGTTTGAAAGAAATCAATCAAAAATCCTATCAGTCGAACTCTGTCACCATTTTTGTCTTCAATAAAGACCAGTCTAAAATGCTGTTGATTAAGGAGTTTCGATTTCCAATCAATAATTATGTCATTGCATCACCAGCCGGACTTATAGATGAAGAAATTGGCTATAGTCCTGAACAAGTAACCATCACGTCAACACTATTGCCATCATATTCTTCTGTTGGTCTCACAGATGAACAGACATCATCTGTGTTTGTCACGGTTGATGATTCAATCAAGCCAAAACAAAATCTTGAAGGTGCTGAAGATATTGAATACTTCTGGGTTACACCTAAAGAAGCAAAACACTTTTTAGAAACAAGTCATTTGACTGAAAAATTAAGTGAACAACTGAATGTTGACACAATTGGGATTACAGCCCGGACACAACTAGTCTTAAAATACTTTGTCGACAAAAACTCTGTATAACACAGAGTTCTATACCATTTCATAAGTTATGCAAACGTTTGCATAAAGGAGTATTACATGAAATTCAAAGATATTGAAATCTATACATGGATTAACTATCACGGCGAAGCTTGGTTCGTAGCTAACCTGCACCATGACGGTTGTTATCTTGAAAATTCCAGAACCGAAATGTATGTCAAGAACTACGACTTTCAAGAAAATAAGGCAGAATCCGTTCAACCACCAGTGTATCAGCTTGGTGACATGGTTGTATATGTTGACGAACATAACAATCACTTTCACAATAAACTGGTAAACATTGTTAATGTTGACCGAGAAATCTTTGAAACATTTCCATATCGAGTTGAAGCAGACAACGAACGCACATGGGCAACGCCATTTGACTTAACCAAAATAGAATATTAAGGAGCCATTATATGAAAATTGAAGACGTTGAATTATATACATGGCTCAAATATGATAACAAGTATTGGTTTGTAATATACCTAGAAGAAGATGTATGTTATCTAGCCAAGGATTCCGACGAAATCAGTTTAACCAAGTGCTATTTTGAAAAACATCATATCGAACCAGTTCAACCACCTGTTTTTCAGTTATATGAACAAGTCTTATGTCGCGGTTCATATCTTTATGACCATCAGAACAATATTGTCACGATTGTTAAAATTGACTCGGATAAGTCAGAGCCATTAAAATATCTGATTGAAGGAAATGGATGTCGTGACTGGGCTTCGCCATTTGATTTGCAAAAACTAGATTACTAAGGAGTTTTTCATGAGATTTGAAGACGTTACAGAACACATGTGGTTGCGCCGCGCAGGCGACTACTGGTATGTTCGGAGTCGTGATGATATACTGTAAACTTGTAAATAATGAAAGAGTTCTCAAACTCACTTCAGGGGATTTTATAAAGGAACCTGTTAAACATGTCCAACCACCCATATTTCAACTACATGATAAAGTAATCTATATTGGAAACAATATCTTTATAAAAAATCAAATCGCAACAATTCACTTCATAAGTGAAGATTCTGAGACCCCATACTTTATCAAAGCACATAATAAATTTTTAGTAGAAGCTGAATGGGTAAATCCTTTTGAATTGGTTAGACTTAACTATTAAGGAGTATTATGCGACACAAAATTATTGAATATGTTTCTGAATGGCGAGATATTGTCGTTTATGAAACGCAAGAAATCACATTTGAAACAGAAGAATACGATGACGGATATCTTGTTTTAGAAGACGAAAACGGTTACTTACTTCAAGTTAACCTCTTGATGCTTAATCCTGACAAATCCATAGACCATGATGTCTATGATAATATTGTAATTGACAACGTTGTCAACTTTTCAGCTTGGTTGTATCAACAAGACCTACCTGTCTTGACAGAAGAGACCGCTTTTGATGAAATTCTCAAACAAGTTGAAAACTATAACAAATAGTTATGCAAACGTTTGCATGACGAAAGGAGTTTTTATGCATTATAAAATCGTTGATTATGTTTCTGATTGGCAAGATATTGTCATTGCTGGAACATGTGAACTCTGTTTTTCAACAGCTGAATATGACGATGGTTATCTGGTCTTGGAAGATGAAAATTTCCAATTACTTCAAGTTAACCTCTTAGAGTTAAGTGATGACTCATACGGTGATGACCTATATGATGACTACGATAATATTGTCATTGATAATCTTGTTGACTTCTCTGCATGGTTATCTCAACAAGACTTGCCAGTCTTGACCAAAGAAACAGCATTTGATGAAATTTTCCAACAGACGGATTTTTTGGAACTTCAATCGTTGCAGAAACGCCAGCCAAAGAAAAGGCGCCCAACACCCAAAAAACAATAAACCCAATCACATAGGAATTTACTAATAGTTTCGGATACAAGGACAAGGCATTACGAAAAGCCTCTAAAGTAAAGGTAAACCTTGTTGCAATCAACAAACTTGTAAGTCCTAAAACTACCAACACACCAAGTATTGACCAAATAATTCGATTACTTATCATAACGAAGTTTTTCATCTGCAATTCCTTTCAATTCTGTAATCTCATTCGTTTTAAATCGTAGTTGACACCCCAGATTAAAATCAGGCTCCAAATATATTTGAAGAGGAACCAGAAAAAGAGGAATCCTGCTTCTAAGACGAAGAACCATAAAACATTGTTCAATGCAATGGTCAATATCACAATAACCCCTGTAAAGGCTGCAAAGAGTCCAATATCTAATAGAACATCAGCCCATGTATCTCTTGTTAATTTTGTTACGATATCCATTATTATTACCTCAGGTCTATTATAACATGTTTCAACATTTTTGTCAAGTAATAAGATGAAAAGTTTGACAAAAATGTTGAAACATGTTATAATAAAAGTAGTTTAAACGAAAAGAGAAATAAAATGAAATATAAAGTAACTGACATGTTTTCTAGTTATAGAGAAGTTCAAACAGGAACCTGTGAACTCTGTTTTTCTACCATTTATGAAGATATGGGCGAACTTGTTCTTGAAGACGAAAACAATCAAGAAATCATTATTCCTATCACTGTCAGTTCGTATGGCGACTATGAATCACTTTACATTGACAATCTTGTGAATTTTTCAGCATGGTTACAAGAACAAGATATTCCAGAAATCACAGGTGACCGAAATGAACGCTTTGAACGTATGAATGAGTTGATTGAGACATATAATCAACCAACTATTTCCTCAAACATTATCAATGCACTTGAGCAAAACTTCAAAACATCAAACGTGACTGACAGAATTGTAGAATTTCAATATGGCCCAGATAAAACACAACAAACATTTCAAATTGAAAATGGATATGCAAAACTCATAATTCCAAAACAAAATGAGAAATTTAATACTATTGATTTTATCTTTGCAACATCAAATGATTTAGATGAAGCACTACCTGAAATTAATTTTGAATACTCATCTACAACGTTTCCACGCATCAATGTTATTAAAGACGCCTATGAAATCACTTTGTGCCCATATGATGAAACAGGTAACTATACTAATCTGATTAAAGAAGCTAATGCTCAATTATACACGTTGGAATCAACCATTGATGGTAAACATTTTACGCCCGATAAAAAGGCACCACTCGAATATTCCAGAAATATCATGGAAGCCTATGACTTATCAAATGGTCTACAAGACTTGAAACAACTACAAAACTTAGAAAAATAAAAAGGACATAAGTCCTTTTTATACAAGTGGTCTGAGAAAACCCGTACCGACGTGGTTCTTTCGTGTGTTGATTTTTTTAACGTATTCCATCACCGTCTCTCAGAAACGATTCCGACTGTCCGCATGAAGAAGCGAGGACTTCAAAGATGCCCTTTGTAAAGTTTTTGCTTGTCTTCTGGATGAAGTTTGAACTACTCACGGGCAGCTGATCCTTTGAAGCTTTTGACAATGCTCAACGGTACAAACTTAGGTGAAACGACAGCACTAAATGGACGTGGTCAGGCATGACTTCGACATTTTCAATAGTCGAACCATTCTTTCGGCGAAGGATACCAAGAGCGTTTTCAATTCGTCCTGTTTTTTTTGGTGTTTTCTGCAGTAGACGCTTTGTTGTGATATCTGGTAAATATTGTCAATTTATATCCAATGTTTCCTCTTGACAAATATCTCATTTCATGATATAATAGTATTGAAAGGAAATGTGATAATATAGGGATTTCAATGATTTCTATCATATCATGAAATGTAGCATAGAACGACCAGAAATGGTCTGACTGTGTAGAGGTGTGCAGTATGCCACGTGTCATGTATCACATTTTAAATAGAACTGTCAAAGATGGATTTTCAGTACTTAGTGACAAACACCAAATGAAAATGAAAATCATAAGCAGCGGCTCTAGTTTCAATCATAATTGAAATTCTTTAAACTATTTATTTTTACAGGTTATCCTTGACATTATAATACCATATGATATAATATTGTCAAGAAATAGAAAGGAGGGTGTCCTTATGCGAGCACAAACCCCAAGTTATGTGATTTCCATCAAACTCAAGTTGTCTGAGTCGATTGAAAACCATCTGGAGAAAAGTTTCAATATTGCAAACAGTGCTTACAATGAGGCACTGAGCTTTGGGCTCAAACGTTTTGAAGCTCTCAAGCAAAACTCCCAATATCAAAACCTATTAGAAGCTAGACGAACCGCGTCCATGGGTATCGTAGCTTTGAAAAAGATGAAACAGAAAACCTCAGAATTGAGCCAGCAAGTCAAGCTCTATAACCGGGAGCTTTCCAACCTTCAAAAAGCATATGGCTTGACCGAATTCGGCTTATCTGCACATCTTAGTCAACGTCGAAAAGAAGGCTCAGCCTATCAACAATTAAATGCGGGAGAACTCCAAGTTATTGCTGGCCAAGCAATGAAAACTTTAGAAAAAGTTCTTTTCTATAAAATCAAACCACACAAAGTGCGTTTTCGAAGTAAGTTCGATTTAGACGTTAGTTTCCGCAATCGAGTTAACACGACAGGAACTAGACTCGAAACTTCGGATAAACAAGGCATGGCTTATCGACTCTATATCCACAAGGCTTCAACCTTTATCGATATCCCAGTCAAAGCCTTTAATCATTGTCAACAAATAAGCTTAATGTGCAGTGAGAAAATCAAATATGTCCAAATCATTCGAAAAACCATTCGAGGAAAGAAAGTTTATATCCTACAGATTGTCTGTCAAGGATTTCCACCATCAAAGGTAACCAAAGGTGAAGGAGTGGTTGGAATCGACCCTGGTGTTTCAACAGTGGCCTTTGCATCACCAACTGAAGTTGCTTTGGTTGATTTGGTACCCAAAAATATCACTCGGAAGGAAAAACTCCTGAAACAACTCGACCAAAAAATCGAGCGTAGTCGCAGGGTCAACAATCCTGAATGTTATCAACAGGATGGAACCGTCAAGAAAGGTGCACGATTTAAACGCCCGTCAAAACGACAAGTTCGCTTGCGCAATCGACGACTTAAAGCCTATCGTTCTTTGTCTGAAGAGCGTAAAAAACTTCAAGGACACTTGGTCAATCGCATTGTGTCACAAGCATCACACATTAAGGTGGAAGAGTTGGGTGTTAAAGGACTACAGAAACGAAGTCGAGACATCCGCATCAATCCAAAGACCAATCGACCTTATAGTAAAAAGCGTTTTGGAAAAGCCATTTTTAGGGCTGCGCCTAGTAGCTTTAGAGTCGCTCTCGAAACCAGAGCCTCACGACTTGGTATTGACGTCGAAGTTATTTCACCAAAAGACGTAAAACCAAGTCAATACAACCACATCACTCAAACCTTTGATAAAAAACCACTTTCCACTCGTGTGTATGACCTGTCAGATAATTATCCGGGTGTACAACGCGACCTCTATTCGGCCTTTCTCATCGTACATATTGAGAAAGGCCACTACCAACAAGAACAATTGGAACAGGACTTTCCTGTTTTTTATCAACAAATGAAGGATTTCCTTCAACAACCAATTGAAACCAAGCGTTTAGCTTGGTATCTCAACTGAGAACTCATTGTCAAGGAAAAGACCATAAACCCGAGGGACTGACGCTCCTTCGTTAATGCACAAGACAAAACCTCTTCTTTCTACTTAGTATAAAAGAGGTTTTGAGGCGGATGATGTGTGTTTCGACATGTGTCTTCCTTCTTGTGAAACTTCCAATGCTCAGACACATACCGAGATTGGGTCTTTACCCAAAGCAGGTCATTGCTTTCAAGCAGTCACCTTTGACTCATCCACAAGTTGGAGACGAGAACTGAGCGCGTTTACCATGAGGTAAACGGGAATCCTGAGATTTCAATCCGGGAGGACGTCATGAAGAAGTTGAAACAGGTACCTGTGAACTCTGTATGTCTACAGCCTGTATTAATGTTGGACAACTTATTGTAGAAGATGAAAACGGTACCGAAGTCTATATCCCATTATATCAACCTCTTGGTTGGGGTGACTATGATGAACTCTATATGATAACATAGTAGACTTCTCAGCTTGGCTACAAGAACAAGATATTGAACCAATTGTTGATGATAAATTCTATCGACTTGAAGAACTTCTTGAACTATATAAAAAGGGACTTAATTAGTCCCTTTTCTTTATAATAACCCGTCACCTTTGCCGACTTTATCATCAAATTCAGCCTTGAAACCTACAAATGTACGACCCTTATAAGTTTGCTCAGCTAAACCACCACCGATATCTTTGGCTTTGCCGCCTTTCGTAACACCTGTAAAGACAATTTTCTTACCAGCTAACAAAAGTTTAATCTCTTCTTCTGTAAATTTATGTGTCATAAATTCACCCTTGAAGCTAACTTGACGGCCCTGCCAAATACCTGTCACATAACCTTCACGTTCACGTGGAGCCGCCTTAAAACCGACATACTTGTGACCTTGATACTCTAAATAAGCTAAAGCACCACTTATATTAAGTTCTTTTTTATCCTTATTATGAGCCACAAAGGAAATCGTTTCCCCAGCCTGTAATTTAACATTGTCCTCATCAGTAAAGACATAGTCTAAATAAGAACCCTTATAAGACACAGCCTTAGAATTCCATGTACCATTGATATAACCCTCACGTTGACGTTTTTCAGGTTTAAAGCCAACATACTTACGACCTTGATATTCTAAATCAGCTAAGCGACCAGATACAGTGACCTTTTTGTCATTTTGTGTCGCATCAAATGTAATGGACTCACCAGCCTGTAATTTGGCATTATCTTCGTCTGTAAAGACGTAATCTAAATAGGAACCTTTGTAATCAACTTCACGACCTCGCCAGAGCCCCTGTACGCGTCCCTGACGAATTCTAACGCCTTTGAAGCCAATATACCTATGACCCTTAAACTCGAGCTCCTGGAGGCTCCCAGAGGCCTTATACGACGTCCCAGAGGAATCTTCTAGTTCGATTTCGATATTTTCACCATTTAAGAGCTTTTCAACCTCTTCATCTGTGAATCTGTGAGTTCCATAGACCCGATTAAATTTGATTTCTTGAGAATTCCAAACACCCTCAACAAATTCTTTTGGTTTCTTCTTCTCAAACAAGTCATCCCAGTTCAGTGGTGTATTCTTAATGATTTCCATATCTGAAATCAAAAGCTGAGAAAACTCATCATAGGCGTTACGAACAGTCTTTGTGCCTTTACGTACATCATCCATCAACTTATGAATGGTACGTGTACCCTCAACAGACCCGATTTGAGTATCCTTAGCCCGTCTGTAACCAGCTTCACCAAGTTTACTTAAGGATAAAACCTTACCGTCTTGAATTGGATCTGCTGAAGTCGTACCTGTCAAGGCAATCAAGGTAGAGCCTTGTGTTGCTGATGTACCTACATCATTTTTCTCTAATTGAGATAAGACCCACGCTTCTGTTGGAGCTGCTGGTTTCTTTGATTTAATTTCATGCGCATACAATTCTGCCAATTTCTTCAAATTAGGTAATTGTGTTGCAACATCACTATTATCTTCATCAGGGTCAACAACACCTTGTTTGGTTACAATACGAAGTGAACCTTTAAAGACAGGATTTGTTTCAGTTGTCTCATAATCATGACGTACCCATTCAGTGTTTTCTAAAAACATCATACAGAAACGCTGAGCAACCACTTTATAAACCATAGATGCACCTTGTCCAAATGTGTTATCTAACTGTTCTAAATTATCAGGAATTAACGTACCCGGACGTAAAGCACCATGGTGACCCTCATCTTTAACGTGTGTTGGGCGAGCCTGACGATGTGTAAAAGCTGCTGTAGGTAATCCCAATACGTTCAAAATCGAATCTAACAGAGGCAACATCTCGTTAAATTGTGATGTTGTAATCGTTTTATCAGCTGTACGGATATAGGATAAATATCCAGCGTCATACATTTTTTGATACAAAGCTGAAGCACGAGCAGCTTTTAAACCTTGTTGTGATAAAACTTGTAAAAGTTTTGTTAATGAATAAGGCAATGGTGGAGCTGTTGAACCCGGCACCTGTTTAATTTCACGAACTTTTGAATGGTCTGGTAATCCATCAGCTGACCATTCATCTAAACTTGGATAACGCGGTACCTCATCAGATGTCAAAATTAGATTATCTAATTTATAACGTGCTTGAAATTCTGAATGTGGTTTATAATTCTTAATCGCCTCTAATTGGTCACCAATAGTTACTAATATATGTGATTGCAGACGACCAAAAGGAATCGCACCCGGAACATCATAACCATCATTAATAGCTTCCATTGTGGCAACACGAGTCAATTGTTGAGACATGAAGTCCATACCGCTACGTGCCAAGGCGCTAAGATATATTGGGTCTTCTAAAGTGACTTCCACTTTATCACGTAACGCTGGCAAGAATTTATCTGGTTGTTCATCCACATGATATTCACGGTAAACTTTACCCTTGTAATTTAAGGCAATAAGAATTTCCCAAGCAATCATATCACCCTCACCTGATGGGTCATTGTCACAGGCGATAACAGGAATATAACCACTACGCAAATAACCACCAATATTTTTAATCAGTGTTGCATCTTGTTCTGAAGCTGGTTTCTTTTTAGTGAAATCAAAATAGTCAGGTGACCATGGGATACCTGCAAGATTTGAAAACTTACCAACTGTTTCTGAATATTCTTTATGTGCTACTTCATGAGGTTTTCCTTGTTTCATGATGTGTCCATGTAAAGCTACAATGACATACTCATCACCCTCGAATGTTCCGGTCTTACCACCAAGAGCTTTAGCCATAGCACGAGCGGCACTTGGTTTTTCTGAAAGTATCAATAGTTTTTCCATACTTTCATTATACCACATGTTTGAGAAAATTGCAAGTAGTAAACCATTTATGTGAGTATGTGACAATCTTTGTCACGTCTTGATAATTTTGTCACATGTGACATTTTTATATATGTATGTGACATTTTTATCTATGCATGTGACAAAAATTTTGTCACATCCTTAACCAGTTAACCATTATATCTCTGTACATTATCCTTAAAATGTCCAATTTATACCCCATTTCGCATATTTATGCATAAATTTTGCATAATTTTATCTCATATTTTGTACATATATAAAAATGTCACATTTTTGTCACGTCCCCAAACCCCATTATATCAACGTTTTGGAAGTTTTGTCACATCGATGTGACAAAATTTAGGTCAAAAATCCTATGCACAACCCATGCATAACCCTTGGGGCTCTAGGGTTTATGTGTGATGTGACAAAATTTTGTCACATTTGGGCTGTATATCTAACTATATTTTATTTTATTTTTTTATTTTGATTACGATTTAGAGAAAAATGTGACAAAATATGTGACAAATCTTCTTATCCGTTGCGGGAGTAGGCGTTTCACGATTTTAATTTTGTCACATTTTTGTCACATGTGACAAAAAAATGTGACAAACTGCAATATAGAGGTAAATATTATACTATTTTACAGTTATATATTAGTATAATATTCCATTTTGTCACATTTAGGACTTTGATGTGACAAAAATGTGACAAAAAATGTGACAAAAATTATGCATAATTGACAATTATTGAGATATTGTCAACTTTTATGGTTAAATTTTAGACATAGTGTCCAGAAATTTGTCACATTGCATAGATAAAAATGTCACATGTGACAAAATTTGTCACATTATTTTGACACATCAAAGTAGTTTTGTCACATTTTTGTCACATCCTTAACTGGTTAAGTATATTTTTGTCACATTATTTTGACATATCAAAGTAGTTTTGTCACATTTTTGTCACATCCTTAACTGGTTAAGTATATTTTTATCACATTATTTTGACACATCAAAGTATTTGTCACATTTTTGTCACATCCTTAACTGGTTAAATATATTTTTGTCACATTATTTTGACACATCAAAGTAAATTTGTCACATTTTTGTCACGTCCTTAACCAGTTAAGTATTATGAGCCACACAACAGACCTCTGTATACACAGAGGTCATATGGGGACGTAGTCCCCAAACCCCTAATCATTTTTGAATCTAATAATGAATCATTAGTGATATTTGGGTATTTTGTCAAATTGTTTGACATGTCAAAGTGATTTGTCACATTTTTATCTATATTAAGAGGTGGAATATGGAATTCAAGAACCAAATGTGGGTATCCTATAATAACCAACCCCATTTTATTGAACATATTAGAACCAATACTGTTCTGATTCGAAATCTCAAAGAAGATACATCCGTTGTTTCTAAAGATAAGCTATCACCAATCGATATTCCACAATTCACAAAAGGTGACATAGTTGTTTATACCGATACATATCACAAAAATCTAATCGGGAAAATGGTTACAGTTCGTAATGTAACTAACAAGGACAACGCATATGCACCTTATGAAGTAGCATGTGGCTCAGATGTCGAATATGCGACTCCATTTGATATTACTAAAATAAATTATTAGTCCGTCATATACATGACGGACAATGGGGACATAGTCCCCACACCCCTAACCATTTTTGAAAACATTTAATAATAAGGAGACCATAATGACTCAAACATTGAAATTCACACAAAATGACGTCCAAATCGAAATTGACTTTCAAACAGATGAAACCTCTGTATTCCAAGAAGCTCGATTGTCAAAAGATATTAACGTCATGGTAAAACCATCAGACTTGGGTGAAGATTTTCCACAAAGTAAAATCATTCAAAAAATTTTTGAACTGGCTGACCAATTAAAAACACAAGACGAATATCTTCAAGAATTTGTCAACTATGCTGAAAACTTCTTGCCAGACCGAACTGTTGAATTTGACGGAAACAATCTCAAAATCTCCAGTAAACCAGCGTTGGAGACAGACGACTACCGGTATGTCTTCAATGCAAACATTGAACTGCCGGAAGTCTGGACACCTCTCACATTTCAAAAGATGTATAGCGAATTCGCACTGTTCCCAGCTTTAGGCAACGCTTTAGCAGGGCCGATTACAAATTATGACGCACGAGTGTCTAACATTGTCATGGACTATGACAATGATGGCTATCATGTTCAATATGAAGTGTTTGGACATCGGGTTTCTTATGAATTGGAACATCTCTTTGATGGACGAAAAGGTACGGATACTGTCGAAATCTTTGTTGCAAAAGATGACGAAGTTATTTCATGGTTAACAGACGTCACAATTGATGAATACAGCACAACGTTTGATGCTATCAACATTGTTACACATAACTTGTTGGACGAAACAAAGAAAAACGAATTTATTCAATACGAACGTGTTGTAAACTTTTTTGAAAATGATACAGATGTTGTTCTTCATAGTATTGAAGATAACATTGTCAAATTGACCTATACGAGTAGTTATTATAACTATGTATGTGAAATGACGTTCAACCTGAATATTTTCAACTCTACTAACTGGATTGATGAATTTAACATCTGGAAAACCAAGACATCCAATGTATATTTTGGTTTACAAGAACTGACAACCGCAAAAATCGCTAAAAAGGTAAATCATTTTGATGTTGTAATTGATAACGGTATCATGCATGACAGTTTTGTATTGGGAAATGTTAAAGTAACCATGTTTATCACAAATGAAAGTGAACCAAATCGCACAAGATATGTTCTACAAAAGGTCAAAGCTGTCAAAGGTGAACAAGAACTCATCATTCATCGTGATAATATCCCAAGTGATATTGAACATCCTGACCGTTTTGATTACTATATTCAGCAAATCCTCGCTATGTAAGAGTCATTTACATGACTCTTACATGGGAGCCCTGCTCCCAAACCCTCATTCATTTTTGAAATCATTTAATAATAAGGAGAACTACCATGACAAAACTTGAACAATTTGTTGCCCAAATGGAAGAAAAGTATCATCATCCCATCACAATTAATGGTGATAAACTCATTGTGAATCTGACAACGAACCGTGGTTATCAAAAAAAATATGGTATGACATCAAACATTCATGTCGAAATCAATACAAATGTATTTGATTTGTCCAATATGAAAGAAGCGGATATTCGCTATAGTCATATTATTATTGCTTATGAAATATATTACCTGTATCTTCAAGTAGGTAACCAAGAAAATTTTATTCCAGTATCCGACTTTTATGTTGTTGCAAACAGTGTTGATGATGTTGTATTGACATTCAAAATGGCAAACATTGATGTCAAACTTGACTTGTCTGTACATAGAGGTCTTAAAGTTGAAAAGACAACATTCATTCGCAATGGGCAGACATTTGAAGTCACATATGATGAAATTCCACTTAACCCTCATGAATACGGTTCTGAACGTATTCAGTATGTGTTAGAACAAGCTGTACAACTATAAGAGTCAATTGACTCTTTTTGAAAGGAGACTATAAATGGAAAATCTTGAAAAATTTGTAGAAGACCTCAAAATCAGAAAATATCAAGAGGCAAAAATCGAAGGTGATAAACTTGTTTGTGATTATACCACAAACTTAGGCAATACACATATTGAAATTGATGCTTCAATTTTTGATTTTGAACAAGAACTTGAACATAACTTAAACATTTATTCACGCATTCAAGTAGCGTCAAACATTTGGTTAGGTATTGCTTATCATTGGAAAAATGACCATAGTCAACCAACATCAGACGTCAAGGTGATTGTTCATGCAGTAAATGATGTCATTGAAACATTCACAATGTCAGATATTCATGTCACAGTGAACCTATCACTACTTGAAAAAGGTACACATGTTGAAAAATATCATTTTGAACGAAATGGCAAAACGCTGGAAATCACACGAGATGAAATCCCCGTTTCTGAAAGCCATGACCGTCTCCAATACGTCTTTGAACAACTGAAACAACTATAAGAGTCATGTCAATGACTCTTCTTTTTAACAAGGAGATTATGATGAAATTTATCAAATATCCATCACTAACAAATCATTATGTTGCTCGCAAACAGTCATTTATCGATATGGAAGATGAATATGTTTCTACTGAGAAAATTCATGGCTCTAATATTTCTATCATTATTGATAATGATGACAACATTGATGTGGCTAAACGTACAGCGTTTCTGACAGAATCAGAACGCGAACAACGACCATGGAACACCTTGGCAACATTTGCTGACGAACAAAAAGAACTTGTTATTTCTTGGACGCATCAAGTTCGTGAAATCGCACAAGAACTAACAGATGAACAGATTCAACAAGTTCATTTCTATGGTGAATTGTATGGTTCAAAAGTGCAACAAATGGAATATCAAGAAGCTATTGATAAGGTACGTCGTATTCGTTTCTTTGACATTCATGTCATTTTTGAAAATGAACGCCGCTTAGTGTTTTCACAAAACCGATTGACTCAAATCTTTGGTGATGAGTACACAGCTCCTGTTCTGCGCAAAGGCAAATTAAAAGACCTTATCCTTTCAGTTTAAGAACTTCAATCAAAATTAGGTGATTGTGGTGCTGAAGGTCAAGTCTATAAACCAGTTGACGATTATTTTGTTCAACCTGACAGAAATGGAAAAGTTCATTATCCGGTTGTCAAACATAAATATGACAAATGGTTAGAGACGCAAAAAATCAAAGTGAAGCGGCCAATGACCTACACTGCAAATGAACTCAAATTGATTGAAGCTGTTGAATCACGAGTAACAAAACAACGGTTGCTCAATGTGCTCAGCCATGGAGATATTCCAATGGTAGAAAAAAGTACAGGTCTTGTCATCAAAGAAATGTTACAGGATATCAAAGAAGAAATCCAACGTGAAGAACCGGAAATCGACTTGAATGAAGGTAAATTGTTTGGTAAACAAGGCGGAAAAATCGCGCAACTCTTCAAACAATATTTGACTGAAGTTGATGAATAAAGAGTCATGTAAATGACTCTTCTTTTTTTTACTGGTTTTTCCCATCATAAAACACCTCTGTCTACACAGAGGTGAAATGGGACGTTGTCCCAAACCCTAATTGTTATTTGAATAGAACAAAATCAAGGAGAATTACATGAAATTTAAAGATGTTAAAGAACATACATGGGTCAAATATATTGGCGACTATTTCTTTGTAAGATGCGTTGAAGACTATGAATGTCATCTTGAAAACGAGCTTGACGAAATCGAGCTAACAGCTGATGATTTTGAAACCTACCATATCGAACCCGTTGAAGCTCCTATATTCAAAGCAGGAGAACAAGTTCTAGTTGTCAGTAAAATGATTGGAAACCTTTATCAACAAATTACTACAATCATCGAGGTTGAAGAACCTGAACATCAAACATTTCCATATGGTCTTGATATGGGACATAAATACATGAGAGCATGGGCTACACCATTTCAAATACGAAAACTTGATTATTAAAGGAGACTTTCATGAAATTTGAAGACGTAAAACAATGCTCATGGCTCAAATATAATGACGAATATTGGTTTGTAAACAGTGTCCGGCAAGATGTATGTCATATGCAGAACAGGACTACTAACCTGCGATTAACAGCTGCCGATTTTAAAACAAACCAAATCGAAACTGTTCAACCACCTGTTTGGGAAACGGGTAACCAAATTCTATGTAATTGTGAAAGTAACGAAATCGTTCACAAACAAATAGCAACTATTATTCATATTGATGAAGATGTTGTTGATGCATATCCATATCTTATTCAACTGAATAATCTTCAACATGTACGTGACTGGTTAACGCCATTTGAAATCCAAAAAATTGATTATTAAAGGAGTAAACTATGCTTAAACTTTATACCGGTTATAACCTTGGCAATATACAAACGCAATATCAACTCACGTTTGATAATTTGACATTGGAAGAAGAAATCGTCCAAGACATTCAACAATTTGTTGACCTTGTCAAAGGTAAAGACGCCACCGTCAAAACTAACAGTAGTTTTAATATTGAAGTTCTTAGAGTTCTTATGTTAGAACAAGGTTTGGGTGACCAACTTCAAATCATTTACATAGATAAAGATTTGAAAGAACATGTTACCACCTTGACAGAAACTGGAGAATTAAGCGAATATCCACATGGCTTAATGGCAACCCCAATGGACATCGTTAATCGTAGGTATCATTATCACTATGAACAAAAGTACAGGAGGTGACCTATGACACTTCTTATGACAACCGTTGAGACCTCTGTATACACAGAGGTCTTAAATGGTGACTTTGTCCCCAAACCCCTATTCTATTTTTGAAACAATTCATTTTAAGGAGCATTTATGTTAGATAAAATCACCCTGTCTTTAACAGGACATCGACCAACCAAACTTGCTGGTTATAACCTTAATCAGCCCTATTATTACCAATTACAGGAAACTCTTGAAAACTACATTCGTCAAGCACTCAAATACGCTCGAGTTGTTGAATGTCATTCAGGTATGGCGCTTGGTGCTGATACAGTTTGGGCTCAAGCAATTATCCAATGTAAGGATATGTATCCTAATCGTGTGACTTTTGTAGCCGACATCCCAGACTACAATCAGGCATCACGTTGGCCACAAGTGTCACAAACTCATTGGCAACGACTAATGGAAGATGTTGACCATGTCAACACCTATATTGAAGGCAATGAAGACAAATCTTATGCCTATGTACTTAATCAACGCAATTTTGGCATGTTAGACGCTTGTGATATTCTCATTGCTATTTATAACGGTGATGAAACTGGCGGAACAGCAAACGCTGTCAAATATGCCCAAAAGAAAAATAAGAAAATTCAATATGTGAGGGTTTAATGTATATTGGAATCATCATCTGGCTCATCTTATCAACATTTGTAATGGCCACAAAAGAGGTAACTAGAAAAACAGATTTAATGCTGTCTATCGGACTGTTGTTTATTCTAATTGTTCCTCTAAGTCTATTACTGTAGAAATGTCACTAGTTAGTGATAAATTCTTCAAACATCGCTAAACTAGTAAAATATAATATCACTAATTAGTGATAAATTTACTCAAATATAATATCACTAGTTAGTGATAAATTGCTCAAATAAAATATCACTAATTAGTAATAAATTCCTAAAATATAATATCACTAGTTAGTGATAAATTCTAAAGGAGATAACTATGTCCTTTGTTATCATGTTGTTGACCTTATTTGGTCTCATTTTGAACGCTGTTACAAAAGCATGTCTTGTTTTAACAGGCGTAAAAATAAAAACAGCCAATATAGTCAGCTTACTATTCTCAACCATAGTCATCCTCATTTTGTCCCTATTTATCATGCTTGTCTTCTGAGACCTCGGTGTACACCGAGGTCTTAACATGGGGACTACGTCCCCAAGCCCCTATTCATTTTTGAATAAAAAATCATTAAAGGAGAATTACTATGTTACTAACATTAGCAATCGTTTTGTTTACTGTTTACATCAGCCTGATAACTATTATCACATCACTATGGGTATATACTGTAATTCAAGACTTGAAAGAATTTAAAGACCTTAAAGAACTTCGTAAATAATAAAGAACTACTATGAACAGCACAGCTCAATTCACAGACATCATTTTTAAAGTATCTGGCGGAACATTGTTAATCAGCTTCGGAACAATCATTGCGCTCATCATTGTAGCCTTATTTATAAAATGTTACCCTGTGGAAACACATAAAACAGCTAAAGTTACGGTTTTGACAGTTCTTTGGCTTGTTATCATTAGCTCACCCGCAACAATGTTTGCGTATCAACATCATTTGGCTCAAAAACCATTTGCTGAAAACTTTACAGCCGTGCGAAAAAGCTCAACTCTTGTAATTGAACAAAAAGACACAAAGAATCAAACTCTTGTGAAAATCGTAGACGAAACAAATGATGAATATATTGTTCAATACTACAAAGAACTCTATAGCATTCCAAAAACCAAATAAGACCTTTGTATACACAAAGGTCTTAACTTGGGAGACTGCGTCCCCATACCCCTATTCTATTTTTGAATCAAAATATCTATTATAAAGGAGAACCTATTATGAAACCTGTTTTAAAACCTTTCATCACCCACAATTTCACAACTGCTGAAGTAAAAAATCCAATCACATCATTTGATGGCGATATCATCTTGCCAGAAATCGTCCAAATGGGCGAAGGTAACCAATTGGAACAAAACGCAAAACCCGGAGCTTATATTGCCTATGCAATCTATCGTGATGGTTTTGACGAACACGCAACACTGTTGGTTCGTAAAGATGAATGGACAAATCGCTATCATGAAGACGTTAATAAGGTCATGGATGACATTCATATTGTCAATGTCAGAGGTGTTGACGGAGGCACCTATGGTGTGGCGTACGGAAAACCTGTTGAGTTTGTCGCAATAAGTTATGTACGTCTCAAAAAACCAAATATTGTCATCAAGAATCACAAAATTGATAACACAATTCTATATGGTAATTTGTCATTATTATATGGGGTTCTCTTCGGTATTAGCCTATTTGTATAAAGGAGAATTGATATGCTTACAATCATATTTGGTATCCTCATCTGGCTTCTAATTGTAGCTGTTGAATTGGGTATCATTTACCTCATTGAAAAGAAAACGAAAAAAGAATTGACAGAAGCAGAAGCAATGGCTGCTATAACACAAATGCTTTTTCTTTTTCCATTGTCATTAGTGATAGCTCTGGTAATGTTCCCAGTTGTCTAATGACAGTTTAGTACCTTTAGCTCAGTTGGTAGAGCACTCGCCTCATAAGCGAGCAGTCACAGGTTCGAGCCCTGTAAGGTACATGGTGATAGATAACGCCAAGCCTTAAGTTATCAAACTTAAGTATCTGTCACTAGCGATGATTTCTTCATCTGTATTACCTTGGGGACATTTGTCCCCTTTTTATCAATTTCTTAAGGAGAAAACTATGAACAAAAAGACTAAAGGTCTCATACAACTAATCACAGCAGTCACCATTTCCGTAATCATCATTGCAATGGCCGTACTGATTCCTGCAAGTGCCCTGTACCTCATCTGGAACTTCATCTTTGCCCCAGCATTTTCAATGGCAAAAATGTCATTTCTAAGAGCTCTTGCTATCACTATTTTGGTTCATTGTATCAAACGATTTTTTAAAAAGGAGAAAAAATGAAAATTTTAACAACAGTTACATTTATCCTTTTAGCGTTACTTTTAATCATTATCAATATCGGATTCACAACAGCAATCGTTTTTGTTGCCTATAACTACTTGTTAGTTCCAGCTTTTGCTTTTACTAAAATTTCATGGTTTCAAGCATTTGCTGTCGCTGTTTTTGTAAAATTGGTGACGAGCACTTTCAACTTCTCTAAAGATAAGGAGTAAAATCAATGAGTTCAGTTTTCACCCATATTGATTGGAATTTGATTGTTGCAGCCATGCTTCTTCTATCAATAGCATTAGTATTCGTAGTTGATGTGATTGCGTTTACAGTATTCAAGGCTGAAACAGAAACAGTGATGGCAATCGACATTGTTGTCTTAACCCTAATTGCTATTTTCATCTGTGTTCAAATTCGAACAGCTACAGATAACTTCAAAAATGAAGACCTTGTTATTGCCCAAAATTTCACTTTGTCAAAATCGAAAACTGAAGCAATTGACAGTTTCGATACCGTTACCTTTGAAAAGGTGAAAAATGCACGCTATGACAAAGCATCAGCAGCAAACGAATTTCGACCATTGAACGATAAAACAACATTTACTGTTTTATCTGTATCAAATGAAAAAATTGTCTTGCAAGACGAACATAACAAAGAAATCAAACTCACAAAACAATCACACCCACGAGTGTTTTCGGCTTTGCAAAAACTACTAAAGTAGCGCCCGTGTACACGGGCGCCTGACTTGGTGGACTACGTCCCCACACCCCTATTCATTTTTGAATAAGAAAAATCTAAGGAGAACTACTATGAATCTAACCGAACAATTCATCAGCAAAATCGTTCAACTACCAAACTATATTGATTTTCCAATTCTCATTATTGCCATATTGAGTGCTATCAGTTTAGCCCTTGTAACCATATCACAAGATGAAAAAAAGACCAAAACCAAATCTATACTAAAAGCGATTCTTTCAATTATCATAATCGCTTGCCCAATCACGTTATGGCTATTCGGTACATATTATGTGAAGAAACCGTTTTATGATATTTTCAAAGTCACTAAAACTGGAACAATGCTGCTTATTGAACAAAAAGAGACGCAACGTCAAACAATAGTCACCATCAAAGAAGAATCAGATGATTACTATGTCGTTGAATATGGCAGAACCTATACCATTCCTAAAGAAAAATAAGACGCCCGTGTACACGGGCGCCTAACTTGGGTGATGACTTACGTCATCCCCAAACCCCTATTTATTTTTGAATAGAAAAGCTAAGGAGAACTAATATGAAACTTAAAGACCTCTTAAAAGTCGCTTCAGGTAACATTGTTTTCTATGTTCACAACAGCTATTACTATGACCCCGCTGAACTCACGGAAGAACTAAAAGACTTTACAGTAGTTGATGTCAGAGCTTCTGAGGATGACATTAACATTCTAAACGTTTATCTGAAAGGGGAATAAGTATGAAACCAACATGGAAACAAGCAATGAAAATCATGAAAACTCTTCAAAAAGAGTATCAACTGCCAATCTTCGCAGCAACATTCAGAGGCATGTGCTCTTGTTGCGCTGACCCTGAACATTTCAACAAAGAAGCTTATTTGACTCCTGATGTCAAAAAGAAAAGCTGGTCAGAAATTGATAGCTATGTTGTCTTCAAAAATTCTGAAAACTCAGCAGGCGAAGCAGACCTAAAAGCGGATTTTGGTGTTGTTGATGACGATGGTTATGTTGTTGAAACTGACCAATACGTGGGTTATTCTCTGAGCGAAACCTTTACATTGGAGAAATTCAATGAAATGATGACCAAATTTGTTGAAGAACTCAATCAACTTACAGATACACAATACGTTATTGAACTCCCTGAAGATGAATATAAATGTGCTATCATCTCCAAGCTTGTGTCATAGACATGGATTTCTTTTTTTTTACCGTTTTTGTTAATAGAAGAGTCCTGTACAGGACTCTTAACATAGGGACAACTTCGTCGTCCCCAAACCCCTATTCTTTTAAGAATCATCTAAATATAAGGAGAATTACTATGTTTTACGCAACTATCATTGAAGACAATACACCTATCGAAGTTTCTGTTTTTGGAAATACACTGGAAGAAGCTCAAGAAAATGCTCTTGCTTCATTTACAAATGTAATCGATGTAAAAGAGGTATAACGGAGAAACCATGCGCAAAATCGAAGATTTCAAAAAAGAATTTGTCACATCTGTCACATTCAAAGCTGGTGATAAAATTCTTGTCACAGAGGATAATATTGAACAGTTACGACAAATTTTGAACCAGACAAACTTTCGTTGGAGAACTGGACATCACATTACAGACCTTGCAGCACCATATGACGAACCGGGTGACCCAGCCTTTGGTATAAACCGAGCAATTGAGCTAGGAACCTACGACTCGTGGACACAAAAACTATCAGATATGAAAACATCTGCTTTTGATGAGGCTATCAATTATGTATTTATCGAATATTAAAAGGAGTTAATATGACAGGATTTGAAGTTAAAGTTGTCACAAATATGGACAGCTTCCAATTTAAAAAAGACCTTGATATCATTTTGGTGACAGAACACAATGCCAAACCACTTGAAAAAATCTTTCAACAACAAGGTTATCACTGGTATGGCGGTCACCGATTAATTGCTGGAAAATCAATGTTTCAAGTCGGTCAAGCATTGTTCGTCTATGATGATAAAAATGTAGCTCATGCAACCGCTAAATACGCGGCATCTCAAGCAAAAGCTTATGCTCAACGACATCCGACTAAACCTTATCTAACATCAGATTATATTTTTGTAGAGGTATAAAGATGAACGAATTTGACAAAATTGTCGTCACAGACTTATCAACCTTTCAGTTCAAGCCAGATGTTGATATGGTTTTAGTGACCGAAAACAATATCAAAGCACTTGAGAAAATGTTTAATCAACAAAGTTATGTATGGGTTGATAATACCAAACTGATTGCACGAAAATCGTCGTTTAAAGTTGAACATGTATTGTTTGTTTATAATGCCAAAAAAGTTACACATGGAACAATTCCATATGCTTGTTCAAAATTGCAAAAATATATGAAATCAAACCCAGATAAACCTAATCCAGCTTCTGAATATATCTTTGTGGAGGTATAAGATGAGAGACTTTGAAAAAATCATTGTCACTAATCCTGTAACATTTCAATTCAAACCCGAATTGGATATGATTTTAGTGACGGATAACAACATTCAACAGCTTGAACAAATTTTTGAACGGTTAGGAATTGTATGGTCGTCAAGAGAAAAACCTAAGGCAAATCAAAGCGGATTCAAATCAGGCAAGGTTCTGTTTCTTCGTGAAGATGACGACTATAATAATGAACGACGTCTCACATGGGGAACTTCTAAAGGCGCTTTAGAAGAGGACAACGAAAAACCTAACAAACCTAATCCAGCATCAGAATACATTTTCCCGGAGTATTAAATATGACTAAATATGAACAAATACCGCTTGTATCGCAAAACATCAACACCTTTAAGATACAAGAAACTGACGGTTTTCTCTTAACTGAGCAAAATATCGAATACCTAAAAACTGTTTTTGAACAACATCCAGAGTTTTCGTGGCCTGATAATGACCGTGATATTACAGGTTCTGAATTTTTCACAGTTGATAATATTATCCTTGTTGAAAATAATGAAGTGATGTATGCTAACCCAATTATGTATGATTTATATGCAACCACCGAATGTAAATATGTCAAAAACATTTTATTCTATGAAGACTAAAAGGAGATTCGCCTATGACATACGATGACCGTACTAAACATTTCATTAAAGAAATTCGTAATCTTTCACAAATCATTGACCTACGTCTTACCAATAAGGCTTTGTCCTTGTTACTAGAGTCTATGAATGCAGCAAACGGCTTTACTCGCCATGATGGTTCGGACTATTACGTGCACCCAATTGCCGTCGCACAAACAGCACTTGATTTTCAACTAATTGCAAATCGTATCCGCGCTGGAAAAGTTGAAGAAGCTGACCTGCTCTTAGCCGGCTGCCTTTTGCACGACTACTTAGAAGATGTTAATCCTGACAAATTTGCATTTGTTGACCGTTTTGATGCCGGTTTAGGAGAACAACTCTACAATATTGTTCTTAATGTAACCAAAACAGGTTTGTCAACTGAAAAGTATATCGCACAGGTATCATCAAACCCCGTATCTGCTTTGATTAAAATTCTTGACCGGTTAAATAATTTCAGTACCTTGTCAGAATCAACCACGAAACATCGGAAACATCAACTAGAAGAAACAGAAGCTGTTTATTTGCCGTTGACAGAACAGTTCCGGGTTGAATTCTGGGAAGACGCAAGTTTCTATTGGCAGGCTAAAACCATTATGGAAGCAATTGCCAGAGAACTTCACCGCTATTTTAATGATATGGATTTTAAAGATTTGGAGATGTCGAATGCTTAAAGAAATATCCAAAACTTTGGAAATCTTTGACTGTTTCCATTAAAACAGACAAAACTCAAAATTGAGTTTATAACAGACATGACCTCTGTATACACAGAGGTCTAATTGTATGGGAGACTACGTCCCCAAACCCCTATTCTATTTTTGAATCATTTAAAATCTAAGGAGAACTACTATGATTAACTTTTTTATTGAAAACAATATTTTAATGATTGTATTGTTGAGTCTCTTTATTATCACAGAACTCGTAATATTTAAGGCGACAGAAGATAACTATGCTTCTCAACGCAAGACACAACGAATCTCAGCCACAATTGTGACCGTGATGATTTTCTACGCCATGTATATAATCCCAACAACATTAGTTGAGAAACACATTGAACATCTTAATGTAGATGATACAATTGTGCAAAACTATACCATGGCCAAAAATATCAATGATGGGCTTGTTAAAGAACAGGTCATCACATTCACCAAACGTGATGATGCATGGTATGACAAAAATGAATTCGTCAGCTTCGTCCAACCGCTAAAAGACCAAGTCAAATTTATCGTCGTTGCAAACAATGACACGGTTGTACAATTGCAACATACCGATGGGGATGTCGTTAAGGTGACAAAAGAAAAATATCCAAAACTTTGGAAGTTCTTGAAATCATACCTAAAAAATAATATCACTAATTAGTGATATTTTTAAGACTAGAATTATTACAGTAAAATAATATCACGCATTCGTGATATTTAAGGAGAAGACTATGAACAATGTACTAAACGAATTGGCACAAATCTTACATGTTGGTAATGATACTTTACAAAAACTTATCAATCATTATCCACAAATCCGTGACCAATATGTTCAGTATATGATGTTGGAATCGTATGACCAAATGCTATTAACAATGCTTGTAATCACTTGCGTGACCATCATGTTATTAATTGTAACTTGGTTATTTGACATCAATGAAAAATATGACAAACTAATTTTGAAAGCCATTTGTGTAGCACTAATTGTTGCAGCATTTATTGGTTTTGGACGATTGAAAATCTATCAAGAACAACTACAGAAAACGCCTGAAATGACCATTGTCATGAAATTAATTGAAGAGAAAAATATCACTAACTAGTGATATTTAAGGAGAAAACGATGACAATTACTGTTGACTCATTCAAAAAAAAATATGTGACATCTGTTGAATTTAACGAAGGTGACTTTATTGTGGTGACAAAAGATAATATTGACCGATTACGTCAGGAACTTCGTAAAACTGATTTGCAATGGTTATCTAAAGACCATGTGACAACAACCGGTTGTTTTACAGCAAATGTTGTTATTATGATTTCGGATATCGGCTGTCAATATGCTGATTTTGATGATATATATGAAACAGAACCTGAACATAAACATATCATTGAGTCAGCTGTTCATTATGTCTTTGTAGATTATTAAAAGGAGAATACTATATGTCGATTTTAATGAAACGAAAAAGAAGAACATTTGTCAAAATAGATGATTTTGAAAAGAAATATGTCACGAATGTTGTCTTAAATGAAGGTGACAAAATCCTTATCACGGAAGATAATATTGAAGCATTGCGTAAAATTTTGAAACAGTCAAACTTTCATTGGTTTGCTGACCATGAACCGGTTGCTGATGGTTATGACTTCCAACCTAATCGAGTCATTACTTTAGATGAACGGCAAACTGTTTATTCACAACTACATGAAACGGACAAATATGATTTAGACGCAATCAACTATGTCTTTGTCAATTTCTAACAGGAGATGCTCATGAACATTGAAGATTTTGAAAAACAATATGTGGCTTCTGTTGTCTTAAATGAAGGTGACAAAATCCTTATCACGGAAGATAATATCGAACCATTGCGTAAAATTCTGAAACAGTCAAACTTTCATTGGTTCATTGACCATGAACCAGTTGCTAAAGGTTCGGATTTTCAACCAAATCGAATTCTCATATTAGATAATGATGAAACGTGTTATGCACAATTAGAAGAAATTGAGGACTTTGAAATGGAAGAATATGAAGATGCAATCAATTATGTCTTTGTTGATTTTTAACATAAAAACCTCTATATACACAGAGGTATTGGCCATGGGGACGTAGTCCCCAAACCCTATTCATTTTTGAATAAATTCATTTAAGGAGATAACTATGAACATTGAAGATTTTGAAAAACGATATGTAAATACGGTAGTTTTCAACGAAGGTGACAAAATCCTTGTTACAGAAGACAACATTGAACCTTTACGAAAAGCTTTGAAAAATACAAATTTTCATTGGGTATCAAGACATCACATTATTGATGACGAATCGGGTTCATTTAAACCAAACCGCATCATCCATTTACATGAGCAAGGTTCCTATTATGATTTTCTTAGAGACTATAATCAAAAGAACAAACAAGCAATCAACTATGTCTTTGTTGATTTCTAACGGGAGATTTCTATGGCTAAATTAGAAGATTTCAAAAAACGATATGTCACTTCTGCCAGCTTCCAAAGTGGCGATGATATTCTTGTCACTGATGAGAATATCGAACATTTACGTCAAGCTCTGAAAGACAAAAATTTTGAATGGGTATCCGGAAGCCAAATTGTTGAAGGTGAATCGTTTCAACCAAATATCATCATTACCTTAGATGAACTAAATTCCCGATTTATACCACTCAACGAAGCTCATAACTATGCCTCATGTAAAAGAGCTATCAACTATGTCTTCGTTAATTATTAAAGGAGATATCAATGGCACACATTGAAGATTTCGAAAAACGATATGTATCAACAGTCAGTTTTGAAAGTGGTGACAAAATTCTTGTCACTGAAGAAAATATTGAACCTTTACGCAAAGCCCTGAAACATACAAACTTTCATTGGATGTCTGGACATCAAATTGTTGATGGCAAATCCTTTCAAAGTAACAGAGTTTTTCATCTTTATGAAAGATGTTCATCTTACACACCTGTTTCGGGTGTCAAACCTGAAAAAAATGATGGTATCAATGCTATCAACTATATCTTTGTTTATTATTAAAGGAGCATTATGGCTAAATTAGAAAATTTTAAAACAGTCATCATCACAAATCCAAAAACCTTTAAAATCACTGATGGTGACAAAATTGTTGTCACAAAAGAAAATATTGATTCCCTACGTCAATATCTACAAACAACTGATTTTCGTTGGAGGTCTGGTCATCATATCACCGACTCCAATGCCTCAATACGAAACCCCTATTCATTTTTGAATAAGAACATCTAAGGAGAACTACTATGAAATTCATTATTGCAGCTATTTTGTCTCTTTACTTCGCTACTGTTGTTGGTTGGAATCCTTTCATCGCTACAACAATTATGTTTGGAGCTGTTTATTTCTACAACAAATTGACGGAGGAAATCTAATGTCAAATCAAATCACCTATCAAGCCTTTTATCAAAATGATGAATTGACTTTTCGTGCATCTGATGATGACCAAGCAATTCTCTTAGCACAAGAACACAACTTGCCACTTGTCAAAGTTGTCAGAGATAACACTGTTATCTGGGAACAATTAACTATGTTTTAAAGGGAGATGATATGGAAATCACATATGTATATGACCCTGAGGTCGAAACGTATCGTCGAATTGTTGAAGAACATGAAACCTCATACCTTGTTTCTAATTATCTAGGCGTTGAATATCATCTTGACAAACTTGAAAATCCAGACTTAAAAACGTTAACAATCGCACCCGTAGGAACCCAAGTTTACCACAATGAATATAAGGTATACGGAGTTATTGATAAACTAGATATCAATGATTGGGAACAGCCATGTCGAGTGCGTTGGAATACACAAGATGACCATGATGATTTGGGGCCATGGCCTAAAATTGAACAGATTGTTTTGATAAACTATTGAGGTAAAATTTATGAAGAAAATCTATTATGTGGTTAATGGCGAAACCTTAGAACCAGCTATCACTGTTACACCAACATATGTAGACGCTAATATTCTTGAAGTGGATAAAAGCGAAGTCTACTCTATTGACGATTATATCTGGTTCGCATCTGAAAAAGCCTACAACGACTTCATTAAGGATATCGAACCAATGATTGATGATGTTGATTTTGTTCAAATGGACGACTTTGATGAAATCGGAACTCGAGTCACCATTTGGCTTGATGATGATATTGAAAGCTCTATTACAAAACTATATTCTGTTTAGGAGTATAGTTTCTTTTTTTTGCGGGTTTTATTTAATATGTTAAGCGGTTAATATATTAAATTTTAATAAGGAGATAAATAATGAAATGGATTTTGTATAATAACAAACGATATTTGGTTAATGAGCCAGAAAATGGCGTTTATCATATTGCTGATGAACCATATAAGGTGACAAATGTGACGGTTTTAAACCCACCAATATTTCAGGTTGGTGATGTTGTTTTATATGACAAAAAGCATCTATTTACTGTTCAAGATGTTGCACAGGTTGGCTATACTATAAAAGGGCAAAATGAGAACTTCACCATGTTAGTTTCACCATTTAATTTGGAAAAAGTGGACTACTGACGTTGCGCCCGTGTACACGGGCGCACTAACTTGGGTGATGACTTACGTCATCCCCAAACCCCTATTCATTTTTGAAATCTAATTTCAATTGGAGGAACTACTATGAACAAGAAACCATTTATTATTGAACAATCTGGTAGTTGTATAGTACAAGACTGGAAACTACGTGACAACCCTAATGCAATCGATGAAGCTATTGAGTGGTTGAAAAGTCGTGCTCAACTTCTGGCTGATAGTAATCGTCGTGTGGTGATTGATGGGAAATGGCAATATGGTGATGAAATCATCTTATGGGATACACTAAATGTGACTGTATCAACATATATCTTTGAAGCCGATGAAGAACTTCCAGAGAATTGTATCCCAACAGCAAATCATAATGTGTCTATTGAATACAAATCTCATTTCTATCCACATGACTAAGCGCCCGTGTATACGGGCGCATGACTCACGTCATCGAAATTGACATATAACAGGAGAACTACGGTGAAAAAACTGTTAACTATTATAACCATCATATTGTTCGTGACTATCATCGTTGCCTTACGGTTGCTATGGCAGTATTACTTCTACAAGTGGCTATTTAATTAAAGGAGAACTACTATGACAACAGTCTATACTGTAAATAAAAAGAATCCAACAGAGGTTCATGTCATTAAGGATTTTGTTAAATCTGACGAAGCAAATTACCCAAATGATGTTCTTTTCTATCGGCAAGAAGATGCTCTGGAATTCGTTGAATTTATGGACGATTTTGTCAGCTATAATATCGAAGTTGATGTCAAAACGATTGGATTTGCACCATACGGAACAACAGTTGAACTAAAAATGAGTAGTAAACCACTTAATGCATATTTTGGTTTACCCACAACAACATGTGACCATTGTGACAAAACAATCGCATACAACGATATTCATTATTTGGACGCTCATCAAGACAAAAAACTTTGCGCACATTGTTATGACACAGGTTCATGGTGCTCATTGTGTAAATGTGCACTTACAGACGAAGACGATAAATATGATGGTTATTGTTCTAACTGTTATTGACAGAGTAGCGCCCGTGTACACGGGCGCACTAACTTGGTGAACTACGTCCCCAAACCCCTATTCATTTTTGAATAAAGAAATCTAAGGAGAACTACTATGTGTGTCAAGCAAAAGACTATTTTTGTTATGAATTTGAAGACCAATGAAATCTTCACTGTTGATAACTGGTCTGTATCGGATAACGTACTACGAGTACGAAATGATGAATATTTACCAACAGAATTCGTATGGTTCTACAGTAGAGAAGACGCTGAGAAATTCATCAAAGAGAAGAAGATTTTCAACCGTGTTGAAGTGCATAACTTTACGGAATATGGAACTACAGTTCGTTTCGAAAAAGATGACAAAGTAACGTATCGGTATTATGGAACACCTATTGCTTGGTGTGAACATTGTGACCGATTCCTTGTTGATGATGAAATTCATTATATGAACAATGACCAACGCTCAGAAGTTTGCGAAGACTGTTACGAAAATTGTGAATGGTGTGGAATATGTGGACGTGTTATCGATGAAGAAGAAGCTAGTCGCTATGACGGGTACTGTTCTAACTGTTATTAACTGAGTAGCGCCCGTGTACACGGGCGCCTAACTTGGGGATTGACTTACGTCATCCCACACCCCTGTCAATTTTTGAAATATAAAAAAAATCTAAGGAGAACTACTATGAACAACGTATTGAACCAATTGGCACAAACTCTTAACATCAGCAATGAAACTCTTCAAAAGGTTACAAACAACTACCCACAATTGCGTGAGCAATTTATCAAATGGTCAGATTTGCAAATGAATATTGAAGCATTGAACACACTGGCGACAATTAGTGGTATTGTTGTTCTTCTTGCTTTTGTAATCTGGGCGTTTACTCATGTTGAAAAAATCGTAAAAGTTGAGAAATTTATGAAGTACGCAATCGTCTTCAGCCTCATTGTTGCTGTAGCTGCGGAAACAGGTATCTTTTGTTTGCGTAAATCACAATTGCATCAAGCGCCAGAAATCACTGCTCTTATGAAACTTGTCGAAAAGAAATAATATCACTAATTAGTGATATTTTACATCACCGACTCCAAGGCGTCAATATGACCTCTATGTTTGACAGAAAATACAATTAACTTTTGTTGATTACTAAGTTGCGCCCGTGTACACGGGCGCTTGACTTGGGAGATGACTTACGTCATCCCCATGCCCCTGTCAATTTTTGAAATATAAAATTTATTGACAGGTGAAGACTATGAAATCGATGAAAATTAAAATCCAACCAAAACAGCATCATGAAATGAAGATGACTCCTGAGGAGTTACAAGAACATCTGAAAATGTTACGCCGAGGTGCTTCCATGACCAAAAATGGCAAAGCGTACCAACGGAAACCTAAACATAAAAATCGACATGATTGAGGTGATAATATGACAACTTATGAACAATGGCTAGAAATTACTGAACAAATCAAAACACTGACTGTTGAGTTGTCAGAAATTGGAAAATCGTTCAAACAGGTTCCTCGCCAAAATGGAACCCAAATCGAACTGCCCCAACAAGCAACACCTGAGCAGCTAGAGCAATTTGTGCAATGGACACAATTGTATATTGAGCGAAATGCACTACAGCAAGAAGCTAAAGATTTGTATGAACAATACATCGCTGAAATTCTTGAATATGAACACCCAGGGAATCTGTGGTATGTGACCAAAGTTTATTGGCACGTATATCCACAAGATACTAAACGTACACTACAAGATGTGCGAAATGGACATGATGAAGTCAGAAAACTTTTCAAGCGTTATGATGAGTCTGTTGATTATTCACAATGGGATTATACAAATGTTCCAGACTAGCGCATCGTGTACACGATGCTCATATGGGAGATGACTGACGTCATCCCCAAACCCCTGTCAATTTTTGAATAAAAAATTTAATAATAAGGAGAACTACCTATGGCAGCTACAGCTTTTAGAAAAACCGAAAACGCATCTTGGAAAAAAGTACGAGAAATTTTGGCTCAACTACAAGAAAAGTACGGATTAGCATATGCTGGCGTACCCAGAACTGTGGCGGACGCTCAAAAGATTGTGAAAGAAAATGCTGGTTTTGTCATTTTGAAAAACGCGGGTGAAGCTTTTTATGAGCCGGCGATACGTTCAAGATTTGGAGCTTTTGACGTTAATGGAGAAATCCTTGACCTTAATGCGACATTAGTTTATGGTCTGACCGAAGAATTCACATATCAACACTATGTGACTTTTTGTAAAGAGTTTGAAACTCTCATTGGAAGAACTGTTAAATTAGCAAGCAAGAAAACTGACAAATGGATAAAATTCAAATACACATTGATTGAAAAACCATTTCCTGAGACTTTTGAAATTAATCCAGGGCCAATTGACGTATTGAAAGAAGACGAAAAGGCAATCAAAATTCAACCACAGCTAAACGGTCAAGAAGAATTCCAAATCTTCTAAAAAGCACACGTATACACGTGTGCTTAATCATGGGGATTGACTTTCAGTCATCCCCAAACCCCTATTCATTTTTGAATAAAAATTTTAATAACAAGGAGAACTACGTATGGCACAATCAGTAACTTGGGAACAAGCACTTGAAATTTTGAAAGAACTTAAAGAAAAATACAGCTTATCATATTGTGGCCCAGCTACGCCAGAAGAGGCTGAACAAGTTGTCGCTGAAAACAATGGTTATATCTTGTTCAAATACAACGGTTATGAATATCTTGAACAAGATTTAGACCACTATTTCGGCGTGGTTGATGCTAACGGCGGTTCATATCAAGGTGATATCTCATTGTTTTATGGTCTGACTGATAAATTCACATTTCATCACTATACAATGTTCTGTCGTGAATTCACAAAACGACTTAATACGTTGGCTGGCGGTGAACAATACTGGTTGTGTGAAGCAGATTTACCATATGAATATGGTATCTTCCCAGAAAACTCTGGAACTCGTGCTTCAGGTCTTGATGAAGAATCTGAAGACTCTAAGAAATTCCAAAATCAGACAAATGGTCAAGAGCCACCAGCTCGACTGTTTTAATGTCTGAACAAAAGGCGCCGTGTATACGGCGCCTGACCCGAGTCGATGATAGGACTCGAATTCATGTCTGGTAAACACGAGAGTTTAAACGAACATACACTAAACGGTAGACGTCATACATCTATCAAATGGTCTAACAACTTAGACTCTTTGATAGATGTATGATTCCTCAATAGTTGATGAGTCATCATCTACCTAATGTTTGTCAGAGCGTAGTTAACTCTGACCACTAGACTGTTCTGTACAACTGTTCGTTACAACTATTAACTACAACTGTTCGCTAAGGCTGTTGATAAGACTGTTTGATGACTGTCAATTACGACTGTTGAAATCACTGTTTCGATATGACTGTTCAATGACGATACGTCACAACTGTTCACTACGACCGTTGAACCAACTGTTACATGAGACTGTTCTATACAACTGTTCTACAACTGATTCGATACGACTGTTTGAGTTAACCGTACAACATCTGTTCTGTACAACTGTTCTAGACATTTGCGATTGATTGGGGACTTAAAAGATATTAGAGAAAACCTCTGATATCTTTTTCAGGTCTGCGAATCGGCATACACCGATTCGCTTATCGGGTTTTACCCGAACCCACGTATGGGTGTGGGGTATTTGTGGCGCACATATGTGTGCTATATCGGTGCATATGTGGGTGAAATACAAGCGTGTTTCGTGTGGGGTATTCGTGTGGTGTATTTTGGTGAGTATACGTGGGGTCTATATTTGTGGGTGTATATGTGGGGGTGTTTACGTGGGGTACGTATGTGGGTGATGCTGTATATGGTTATGGTGTGGGAGACGTGGGAAACCGCATGGTTACTGGGTTTGTGACGTGTTGGGGATGTGGTGAGTTATTGTAGTTAAGCACAGTGAAGCCGTATACACAGCTTCACACACGGGTTTCACCCGAACCCACGCATGGGTGTGGGGTGTTTGTGGGGAACATTGGGTTGGTGGTGCTGGTGGTGGGTGTGGGTGTCCGATTTGGTGTCCGATTTGGTTGGGTTGGAAGAGCATAAGGGAATTAATAACTTGTGTTTTGACAAAGCTTGTAAAGTCAACGACTTATGCGTGTTTATTTTTGTTATTTTTTTTGAACATTTTAAACATGTTTTCAAACTTGAATTTTCATAACAACTATGATATACTAATCATAGACATTGACCAATTGTTTAACCAAGCACAGAAATTATCTGACGGATTAAAAGATTTAAAAGACCATTTACAGAGGTAATCATGAACGAAGATATTAAGAAATATTATGACGAGCCACATTTCGAAACCAAAACTGCAACCCCTATCGAATCATCTTTTAACGATAATGTGGTACATCTTGAATCAAAGATTTTTGTTGGCGAGTTTTGTGAACATGAGCGAACAGCCAAACCCGGTAATTACAAAGTGATGAATCTGACACGTGAGGGGTTTGAAGAAACAGCTTTATTATATGTCCATGAAAACGAGTGGGTGAACACCTATCATGAAAACATCAATAATGTCCTTGATGATGTGGAACTAGACAGGTTCATAACTGCTGATTGTGGCACTTATGGAATTAGCTATGGTAAAAATGATGGTACATATGCTGAGACCTGTGACATACATCAAACCAATGAATACGATAGTTATTTCGCATTATACACGAATCATAACAACACGGTGTTTCTGTTAGACGATGAAGATATTGTAACGGGTCTTCACAATCAAAACTTTTATAAATTAAACAATTTAGCAAATGACACAGATATTGAATTAAGCGGATATGCTAATATCGTAAACATTGACATTATAGACTATACCCATGGACGTACACACAATGTCACTATAGAAAAGAAACCAAATGAACCTTATCACAAGGCAATCACACGTAGCATTGTTGGTATGATAGAAAAACCATCGTTATCTGACGCCTTAAACGATTTGAAAGAAACTGACTTACAGAGGTGATAAATGAAACTCACACAAGAGCAACAGGAATTTTTAGATTCCATTTATGAAAAGAATTTTATTTTAGTAGACAACATACATGAAGAACCTTACAAATCAACAGCTGTTGACAACCACATCACCCTAGACGAAAACGTCAAATTAGGCGAATATGAAATTGAAACAACAGCGAAACCGGGCGATTATTTTATTACTTTAATTCGTCGTGAAAATGATGACAATAATGCTCTATTATATGTGCATACAGACACGTGGACAAAGTGTGGAAAAGATTTTAATAATTTGATTGACAACCTTGATTGATTGGCTACAGACGTTATAGATGGCGGTTCATATGGTCTACGTTCAGGTGACCAAGTCGATTTCAATTCAACTAATTATGGTGATTGTGACATGACCATATACACGAACAAAGACCATTCAGCATTTCTGTTTGATGATACTCAATTAATCTCGAAACTATACAGTAGTGATTTTGAAGATATTATTGCAAATGGAAAAGAATTCGAATTTTGGTCTGAAGAAAATGGTGATTTTGTTATTTATGATTATGAGAACAAATTCAAAATTGAACCTGACGAAAATGAACGAATATTCGATGCGGCACTTCGTCAAATCACAACATATTTCCAAGAACAAAATCAATCGTTATCCAAAGCCTTATCAGACTTACAAAGAGAAGCTATCACTGAAGAAATGAGCAACCTATACTAAAAACCCGTTTTTTACGGGTTTTTTAAGTTTATTACAAATCCGATATTTACGACCTAGTCAAAAAAATTGTTCAAGAACACGAATAGAGTTATCAAAAACCATGTTTCAAACAACATTACCTATTCTACATCGTAATTTTGAAAACACTAGTTCTGATTTATCAGCTTTAGATGAATATTTATCCACAGTTCTATTTAAAGTGTGATATTTGCGTATTCACATTTAAAATAGTTTTATGCATATCAGTATAAAACCGACATAACACGTGGCGTACTGCACACCTCTACACAGTCAAACCATTTCTGGTCGTCCCATGCTGCATTTTTTTCTAAATATTTTTTCATAATATTATATGAACCATTAACATCAGCGTTTATCAATCGTCCATCAGCTGTTTGATACAAACCACGATGAATGCGAGCACCTGAAAACAATGGTGTCTCTTCAAGTTCACCATAAACCGGTATCTCATCATTATCTAAGAAACTGGCCTTACTTGTGTAAGACTCTTCTTGATAAACAACATCAATATCGTGTTCTTTACATAAATATTCTAAAATATGTGTAAAACGGTTATAAGGAATCTGTACAAATTTCTGATTATTCACTTTAGATAAGTTTGTGTTTTGTTTCCAGCCTTGATTCTTGCCAATAATCAGCAAGTCAATAGTCTGAGAAACTAAGTAATTCACTAACTGTTTACCCGTTTTATGTAAATAATCCAGAATTTTCAGATACCGTTTACCGTATAAAAACGCTATACGTTTTGAAGTATAGACATCGTTTGGTAATAAAGCTTGTGCTTTTGCAATTTGTTTATTACAGTATTGATTGATACTCTTTAATGGTCTCCCATTAACGATAACAGGTGAGAAAACATTTGATGTAACGGTAGCTAAGTTATTGATACCTAAATCAATACTAGCAAATCGTTCAGGTTTTCTCAAACGTTTTCTTGAGTTGATTTTCTTTTCATAAAGTATCTCAATTTTATAATAACCCGTACCGGGTACGAGTCGAACCTGTTGAACAACTGTTTTATCCAGTTTACAAGGGATTTCTATAGATGTTTTAGACAACTTGACAAATCCCTGTTTGACAAAGGACAAAGCCCCTTTTTCATAAAACACAGGAAAACGACCTTTCGTTTTGTGTAAATAATGAGGTAATCTTGCTTGTTTATACCGGTCAGGATTCTTTTTCAACTGAAGATATGATTTTATCGCATTGTCAACGGCTCTTTGTGTTTGTTTTGACACCTTAGCTGGCAAAGCTCGATAATCCACTTGATTTGAATGAGTGAATTCACGGTTTATATCCTGATAGAAACGAAAACGTTTGGTATTAAAATAAGCTTGACGTTCATAATACAATGTTGAGTTGTATAGGTTCTTACTGAGATATGACAAAAAATCAATTTCATTATACCATTGATGTGATGGTTTAACAATATAAGTGAGTGTTCGATATGTCATAACATTTCCTTTCAATACTATTATATCATGAAAAGAGATAATAGTCAAGAGGAAACGTAGAGTATGAATTGACAAAATTTACCAGACATTACAAAAACACGTTTACTACAGACAACACAGTTCTCAACATGAAAATCGTGTTGAGAAATTGTTGAAATCCTTAAACATATCTTATCAAAAGAATAATCGTACAGTTTTAAATGGTCAAGAATTAGACTTTTATATAGAAGAAAAGTCCTTAGCCATTGAAATCAACCCTAATCAATCACATAATAGTAATAAATATGCTACACAAGCTTCTCGTAGCATGTTTAATTTGACAAAAGAATCCACCTATCATTTCAATAAATATCAGGCATGTAAAGAACAAGGAATCACACTCATTCAATTATTTTCTTATGATTTAGACCCTGTCACCTTTGAAAACAAGACAAAACATCATTTGACAGCTTTATTGACGGGCTATACTGAACGTATTTATGCTCGTAACGTTGAAATCAAACATGTCAAAGCAACTCAAGAAGCTCGTTTATTTCTAAACACTTATCATACACAAGGCGCTTCTAAAGCGTCTGAATATTATGAATTACGTTATCAAAACAGACTTGTAGGTGTGGCGTCATTCACAAAACGTCATAATGGTACAACAGAACTAAAACGTATGTGTTTTGCACCATACATTCAAATTGTTGGTGGAGTATCCAAAATCATCAAAACCTATTTTAAAGACCACCCAGAATTAGACGAATTGTATAGTTTTTCTGATAATAATTATGGCAACGGTCAAGGTTACGCATCTGCTGGTGCTGAATTCATTCATGAAACAGGCCCATCACTAGTTTTTGTATCACCAACAGACCCGCAAGACCGCTATTCATGGCAAGTGGCCACATCATGGAGTATGAAACAAGGCATTATTTGTGATGACTTAAATAATACAGGACAAACAGATAATGCTGAAGAATATGTTGAGTTATATTTATCACACCGTACCGACAACAAAACTGGTTATGACCGTATCTATACAGCCGGCTCAAAACTTTGGAAATTCACAAGAGACGCATAAGCGTCTTTTTGTTTTATGCAAAACAACACTTAACGGGTTAAGGACGTGACAAAATTACTTTGATGTGTCAAAATATTGTGACAAAATAACACTTAACCAGTTAAGGCGTGACAAAAATACTTTGATGTGTCAAAATAATGTGACAAATAATACTTAACCAGTTAAGGCCGTGACAAAAATGTGACAAAAATACTTTGATGTGTCAAACCAATGTGACAAAATATACTTAACCAGTTAAGGACGTGACAAAAATGGGACAAACAATACTTTGATGTGTCAAAATAATATGACAAAATAATCCTTAACCAGTTAAGGATGTGACAAAAATGTGACAAAATTTGTCACATGTGACATTTTTATCTATGTAATGTGACAACTTTTTAGACACCTTGTCTAAAATTTAATCACAAAAGTTGACATTTATCCATTATTTGTCAATTATGCATAATTTTTGTCACATTTTTTGTCACATTTTTGTCACATCATACCCCCAAATGTGACAAAATGGAATATTATACTAATATATCACTGTAAAATAGTATAATATTTACCTCTATATTGCAGTTTGTCACATTTTTTTGTCATATGTGACAAAAATGTGACAAAATTAAAATCGTGAAACGCCTACTCCCCCAACGGATAAGGAGATTTGTCACATATTTTGTCACATTTTCTTCTAAATCGTAATCAAAATAAAAATAAAAAATAAAATATAGTTAGAAGTAGAGACCAAATGTGACAAAATTTTGTCACATCACCCTTAAAGCCTAGAGCCCCAAGGGTTATGCGTAGGTTGTGCATAGGATTTTTGACCTAAATTTTGTCACATCGATGTGACAAAACTCTTGAAACGTTGATTTGACGGGGTTTGGGGACGTGACAAAAATGTGACATTTTTAAATATGTACAAAATAAGAAATGAAAATATGCATAAATTTTGTATAAATATGCAAAAACAGGTCTAAAATGGACATTTAAGAGTATTTGTACATGGTTAAACTGGTTAACTGGTTAAGGATGTGACAAAATTTTGTCATAAGCATATATAAAAATGTCACATACATATATAAAAGTGTCACATGTGACAAAACGATGTGACAAAATCATCAAACGTGACAAATTTTTGTCATAGCCTAAAAATCACTTGACTTTTCATGTTTTTCATGATATAATAGAGGTATCTATTAAAGAAACGAGGAACCGTTTTGGTAAAAAGCAGACAAATGCGTAAAAACCAGCGTGAGTTTTACAATCGAACGCAGGAAAACGCAAATGCTCCACGCCGAGACGCAACCCAGCCTGTTCGTAAGAGCATGCAAAAAGGTGCCCAGCCCGAGTGGTATTATAAGGCACCCACATGGATTGTTTCGGTTGGTGGATATTTCGCTGTAATAGCATTTATACAGTTCATAGCCATGAGCACTTATAATCTACAGCGAAATGTTGAACCCGTTGGATTCTTTAGTAATATATGGAACTTAAGAGTTATCTATTTGTTCTTATTACTAGCTGTTCCAATTGTTTACTTTGTAGCTTTAAAGAAATTTAAGGCGATTTGGATTAACAACAACGCAATGTGGTTATCCAACGATATTGAGGAATACACGAATGACGCTTACATTCGAACCATAGACCACTTGACGCAACAGTTAGACGTTGCACCTGACGTGGGCTTAGGTTTTGATGGACACGTCTCAACCATTATGGGACACATGATGGTAAGCAACAAAGGTATTAAGAAAATTGACATACCTGTTTATGATGAAACTGTTGACGGTTTTGTCAAACGGGACAAAAATGGTAAAATTGTCCGCCAAACTATGCCAATGTTCAATGAAACCTTAGCGGACACCTTGTTCCAAATGTCAGGAGTTCCGCAACAGTATCGAATTTCTTATGATGCGACAGACTACGACTTCAACCGTAAGTTGACCCGTAAAGAGGGCGGAAATGGCAAGAAACGGGCTGGAGCATATGGACGTAAGGAATATGACAAACTTTCGGACTATATCAATAATGAGTTTTACCCATTAGATACAGATACCGAACGACCTGCTGGTGTATATTTTTATGACAACCGCGCCGTGAACACGATATTAATCGCAATCACCCGTGGTGGTAAGGGTAATTGGCCCCGTTTATACGGCAACGTGTAAATGCTATCATGTTAATTGCTTTGAATCCCTAAAGCTCTGATACCCAAACAGTAGTTAGAAATGACAAGCTGAGTGGTTACGAAAGTAGAAAAAAGTTCAGAGATATCTATAAGGTTAAATCCTAAGTAGATGTAAATGGGTCTTTAGCAGCGAAAGCCCTACGGGTCTTAGACCTATGGGAGACGTTCAACGATTATCCCCTTGTCGGGGAGTAGAACCGCAAGCCAATGGCGGAAGAAAAATATGAATCTCTTTAAGGAACCACATGAGACGAATCTACGCAAGAAAAACAACAGTAAAACAAATTGATGATAAAACAGCTGATGACTTCATTGACAAATATCACGACCAAGGGTTAGTGGTGTTTGGTAAATCTCGTTATAATCTTGGACTCTTTTATAATGAGGAATTAGTTGGAGTTGTCAGTTTCAGTAATCCACGTACTCGTGCTAAAAGCAGAAAATATCAGCATGAATTAGTACGTATGGCCTTTAAAACAGACACTCGTGTTATTGGTGGCGCATCTAAAATGATTAAACATTATATAGATGTTGCCAAGCCAAAAAACTTTTTCACATATCAAACATTATCTGGTGAACAAACAGATGTTTATGCTCATGCAGGTATGACATTAGTTGAAAAAGGTAAAACAAAACAAGTATTGGTTAAAAATGGATATACTTATGAGACAGCTTTACAAGCTGATGAAAAATATCTATATCTAAACAATCAACTTGTGAATTTAGGGCCCGATAATATTTTAAAAACAAAATTGGGTGAAGTGTTTGAAAATGGTAAACGCTTAACCAATGAGGAATTATTTATACGATTTTGTGATTATCACCAAGAAACAATTCTCGGGGATAATGTATATGAATACAACAACCCAAATTATCACCATTACATTTATAAAATCACAAACAACGACCCAAATGATAACCATTATTATTTAGGACGTCACAGTGTATATAGTGAAACACCTTTAACCACAGATGATTTTTTAGCTGATAAATATTTCGGTTCAGGTGGTAAATTGTTTCAAGATTGGAAACAAGAAACATTAAACGCTGGATATGTTTTGGTAAAAGAAATCATATCCACACAAGACACCTTAATCGAAAACCTAAAAGCTGAGTCAAAAATCATTGGAGACAAACATGTCCATGATTATGATTGTTTAAACGCTATTGAGGGTGGGTTAATGGCGACTGACACAGCACGATTGGCATCATCTCAACAGCATTGTGAAAAACATGGGTTAGCCACATTTCAAGGTAAAAAATGTTGTAGATGTACATCTGAAAAAAGTTATTCGCAAAAACATTGTGATAAACATGGATTAACAACATTTCAGGGCAATCATTGTTGTAAGTGTGGTGAAGAGGCCAACAAACATATACAATATTGTTCAAAATGTGATAAAGAAACGACATGGCGAGCAAACACATGTATGGGTTGTGTAAATACTAATGTTTATACCATGAAACATTGTGAAATACATGGAGACACAAAACATCGTTCAAACACATGTATGAAATGTGTAAGTGATAAAAAACCCAAGAAGCCTAAAAAAGAAAAGATTACTGAAAAGAAATATTGTGCAATTTGCAACAAAGAGTCCCGACATGTTGATAATGCTTGTATGTCATGTAAAGAACAAGCGTTATACAAAATGCTAGATTGCCCAATACACGGCCACACAAAACATCGTGGCAAAACCTGTTGTAAATGTCGTTCAGAAGAAATGAAACGACGTAGATTAGAAAAGAAATCCAATAAAGAGAATAAGAAATAATCTCACCCTTATTGAAAGATAAGGCAACTCGTATGAGTTGGGGGTAATCTTGCAAATTACCCTTAAGAGCAGTCAAACCTACATTGAACCAGCATTTGACCTATGGCTACGAGAGAAAAACAAATGGAATATCTTTACGACAGACCCTAAGGGAGAATTGCTCGCCAAATTTTATTATTCGGCGACTGTTCGTGGTATGGACGTAGTTCAGTTCAACCTGATGAACCCAAACCTCACAAACGTGTTCAACCCACTAGCTAACGCTGTGCAAGAATTCCGACGTGACAATGTCAACAAAGGTACAGCCCTTATCGACTCTATCGTTGATACCTTGTTCCCAGACAATGGTGAAATCTGGAACCCCGCTGCCGGCAACATGTTCCGTCGTGCGGTATATCTCTTGTTTGACTACTACATCGAACAAGAAAAATATATCCGTCATATCGGATATAGAGATAATGTCGCCCAAGAAATTATCGACCAAGAAATTGACACACTTTATTCTAAAGTAACCTTGTACAATGTATATGTGTTGATTGGTGAGTTGGCGGCTAAAGTCTCTAAAGATGTGGAATTTATTAACATTGACCCATCAGCGCCACCAGTATCAGAAAAAGACTTACTGACACTTATGTTTGACGCTATGGCAATGTTACCACCAAATCCGTTACGTACCTTAGCAATCACAGCCAACAATGCAATCAAGCAAATTGCAGGCGCTCAACAAACAATTGCAGGTATCTATGCAACACTGTTGACTGGTTTGTCGGCCTATGCAGACCCAACAACAATTGCTTTAATGTCAGGTAGTTTATCAGAAGCCTTTGACGTAACAGGACTTGGTTTCCCACGTCGCTTTGGTATTCAATTTGACAACTCATATGTACGTAAGTTCCGTATCACAGGTGAACTCGGCAAATGGTCAGTTTACAAAGATAAAGACTTTACAGACAAATATAAGGGTGTTGCCTACACCCATGAAGAGCGTGTTGCAGCCTCTAACTGGATTTGGGGACATTTTGAAGGTATCTTTGAAAACGATGAAACCTATTTGAAATTGGATATCCAATCAAATGGGACTATTGTTAAAGAGTTTTACTTCAAATTTGTTAAGGGTTATAAGACCCACGATAGTATTTCTTATATTATCAACCCAATCACAAAAGAGAAAATTATCTCAGGTGGTGTTCTTATTGAATTAGACCCTGTAACGAAAGAACCTAAAGTGAGTGAGTTTACTTCACAACAGATTAATGTTACAACTAAGAGTTATCAACAAGTGTCTCGACCAATCATTGTATCAAACCAAGTGTTCTACAGTGAGCGTCCGAAATTTATCTTTGCGATTACTCCACCACACTTGCAACAATACCAAAAACATATTTTGGTTATTATTAAACAGATTATTGACGAAATCTACGCTAACTCATACGTAACCAAGCCAACACGTAAACCTATTGTGGGTACACGTTTAATGCTCGAAGAGTTTGGGAACATTCGTAGTGGTGAAAACGGTATTCCAAACATTGATACCATCACATCTATCGCCTTGGGGCAAGATGTGCAAATCACTTTCGTATTGCAAAGTTTCCAACAGTTACGTTCAGTTTATGGTGATGATATTGAAAAGATTATCCGTGCAAACTCATCCAACACTATTTTCCTTAAGTCTAATGACGAAGAGTTGATTAATGAATTGGTACGTTTGTCTGGTACTCGCCACGAATTCCGTGTCAAATCCAAATCAGTCTCACGTAAAATGGGTGACATTGTTACGATTTCTGAACCAATCATCAACTATTCAGGTGAACATGCAGAAACAACAGCCTTGACGTCTAACGACCTCTTGTTCTTAGCTGGCCCATCACCGGGTAACTCTGTAACGTTTTCATCAGGGGAAATGCCAATTGTGAACAAACTTGAAACCATTACACCAATGGCGGCAGGTCTTCACAAACATTTACCACAGCCGGTTGGTGGTCAATATTCTGACTCAACAATGCCAAGTACCAATAGTAACGACAGTCAAAACTTCCTCGATAACATCATTGATGGTGAAGCACTTGTTAACGCCCGTGTCGCTCAAGCTAAAATCGCTCAAGAAGTTCGTCATGACATCTTAGAGATTGCTGAGAAAAACGGCGTAACCATTAGTGAACGTAATGGTGAACTGGCCAACCTCATGATGAATATCGTTTATGAGAAGTATGATGAGGATAATGGTCAAACCCGTCAGACAGTGAGTCAAACACTCGCTGAACCTGTCAAATACCACGAAGTTGCAAAACGTATGTGGGATTGTGTATTGAAAATTAAAGACTCAAGTGTACCACGTAATGAGCGTGCAGCGGCAGCAAACACCTTGCGTGAAGACCTTGTTCGTTCAGCCTTGGACAAAAACCTTGATGAATTAACTTCAATTTACAAAGACAAGACATCTGACGCTATTATTGGTTACGACCCTGTTGCGGTATCTTCATTTATTGCCAAATTCAAGGCTACATATCCAACTCCAGACAAACTGAAAGTAGACCATGTAGACGTGTTTGACAAGGCTCATGAAGACCCACGTTACACAGAATATGAAGACGCTGATGACATCTTATTTGACCCACTCAACATTCACCACACTGACGCCTTTGAGGAAGTCATCATTGGATTAGTTGAGGGTGATTACGATGAAATCAAGGGTGTTGACTTTGATGGAGATGAGACATCATTTACCGTTAAAGTTGGTAACGAACCATTGGCTTACTTCAGAGCTATTGGTGATGATTACGATGTAAACTACATCGCAAAACCAAAAGTTATGACCCTAGCTATTGCTGACAACACACGTCTATTAGCTTTGATTCAATCAATTCTAAATGATGCACAATATTAAAAGGACTCTGACAGAGTCCTTTTTATAATGATAAGACATCAACATGAATAGAGTCTAAAATGTCTTGTAATTGTTTCTCTTTTTCAGCTTCAGCTTTAGCTACTTCTTCTGCACGAATATCCTCAGCAATTTCATAGACTTTATCTCTAACAATCGCATAACGTTTATAGAAATCATCCGCTGCAAAAATAACAGTCTTAAGAGATTCTGGAATATCCAACGAATCAATTTCTTCACGTGAAACATGTGCATATTTTGCAATTTCTTTATGAGAGTCAGCAACCCATTCATTTAACCGATTATAAAGTGTATCGACCTTATGTTGTTCATTGTAATCAGTTGCACCAAATTGATTACGCATAGCAAAGAAATCATCAAATTCATCATCTACAAACATCTCAGCATAACGACGTAGGCGTTTCTTCACCAAGGGGTCACCAAAGAACATATCACCAAGTCGTGCTTTTTCTTCATACCAATAATTAGTCTTGAATTTTAGCAATTTACCATGTTCATTCACCGCAACAAACCCCTCAGAGTCCTGATTTGTTTGTTGAAACTCAATCAATTCGTCAAGTGACATGTATTGTGCGTCTACAAGCTCGAGAGACAGCTTCTCAGCAATTTTTTGGAGACTCTGGTAGTTTTCATTGGTCGCTTCAAAATCGCATCTACGGGCTCCTATGAGCGTGTATGAAGGTGTGTCATACGCAACTACAATTCGATTATCTGGAGATGTGTATTCAAACATTAAAGACATGTTGTTATCAACAATAAATTGCTTGATTTCTTCAGAGTTATCTAAGGAGTTTAACCATTGAACAGCCTTTGCAGAATAAGCTGTTTTGGTAGATGATGAAGTTGCAACTACAAATTCATTATCTTTAACACCAACAGTCAAAAAGGTACCATCAAGTTTTTCATATACTTCTAATTTACCATCAATATGAATATCATTGTATACTTCTAAGAATTCTGGTGTGAAACGAGGAATTTCAACATCATTTTCATCAAGTCTAAAATGTGACTCTAATTGTTTATAGTTAAAGAATTTCTCAAAACCAATAGTGACAATGTTATCTTCACTATCAAGTGTTAAACCACGAGCATTTCGAAGCATTGGGTCTGTGAAATCTACACCACCATGTAAGTATTTAATAGTGTGTAAGTCTTTGTCAAAATCACTGGAAATAACGATTTCACCATCAGTACGTTTTGCATAGTGACGTAAGATACTGTCTTTTGAAAGATTACAGTAATACTCATATTTAGCGAAGATGTCTTGGTCAAATTCACGACTTTGTGAATCGATTTTAGCAAATTCGTCAGCTAATTCCAAAACTCTTGGAGTCAATTTATGACGTTGAATCATCTTTTGACTAAATCCATCATGTGCCTGCATATGTTGTTGAATACTTTCAGCAACATCCAACACTTCAGGTGTTAGATTGTTTTTATTTTTTACTAAATAGTAAACAGCTCCCACATTTTCATGTAACATATAACGGTCGTGTTCACCATAAATGCTATGGATATAGCGTGACGCCATGTTGTTAGTGGCTTTAGCACTACGACAAACAGACTTACCCAAATCATGATGTTTTGCGATTTCAACCAAGGTGTCACGTTCAGGGTGTTCTGATTGTTTAGCAAAATCAACAGTCATTTCAATATGTTCACGTAGACTTTCAGCATGGTATGGGGAATTATGCGCATCATCTAACCGATGAGCAATTTCAGACCGATATTCTGTCCAATCGGGTGCAGTTACGGTAATTTCATCACAGTCTAATCCAATACGTGGAATTGTCATAGATTTATACATACGGTCAACAACGTCAACAGGTACAAACTTATCACCCTTACGTTGAGCGTTTTGTGCTAAAATCGTTTTCAATGGTTTATGTAAAACATCAGCAACAACCTCTGCATTTTTATTCCATGACTTGATTTGATTGTAATAATGTGTGCGAGTTTTACGGCTCAAATTTGTGGCATCAAAGTAGACATCTTTGTCACCTTGTTCAACAGCTTCTCTTAGACGCTCAAGAAGTGTTTGAAAAACCTCATTATTATGTTTGTTCCCTTCAGACAAAGAACCGTATAATTCTTCACGAATAGCATCAGAAGATAAAACAAGAGCATCGCCAGCATTTTCTTGGATAAATGTAGACTTGCCTACACCAGCTGGCCCAATTAAAATATGTACTTTCATACTCTTATTATATCACAAAAGTGGTAAAATTGCAAGAATTATAGCACTTGACAAAGTTAAGAAACCATGATATAATAGAATATATAGAGACTAAAGGATGTTATAATGACTTATAAATTATATGAAGACAATCGTTTAATTGGACAATATGAGAGCAAGGTGGAAGCTCAACGTGTGATGTTTGGTTTAGCAGAAGAACATATTTTACAAAAACGTTATGCTGACCGTTATCAAGTGGATATTATTCAAAAAGAAGACACTGTTGAATTTAAACCTGTTGGTCAAATTATTCGTCAACTCTTTGATGAAGCAAACAAACAAGATATGTCAAAATTCTATTTCCCTGACTTCCATATCGAACATGAATGGTCACCATATTTAGTTAAGACCTTTACCTTTAACACAACAGGTGAGCTGAATGTGTTCTTGACTGGTGAGCAAATCAATAGCTCCGATATTATTTCTATTTCTAACAACACACTATATTACAAGGTTGAGAGCCTATGAAAAAACAATGGTTTATTACACCCGCATTGATAATTCTTATCATTGTGGGTCTAGTTTTAATTGTCAACAAACCAATCAGAAACAAAATGATTGAGACCAAAACAAATGACAATCAAATTGAAAATGTTTCTAAGGAAACAATAGAGCAAAATAAAGAAGCACCAACTACGTTTGACGCTACAGAAATCAAACCTGTATCGACAGAAGATGTGGTTGCAAGCACCTTTACCCAATCAGAAAAGTCGTTTCTGACTGTTGCTGGTATTGCAATTCCCGAACTCAATATGAATTTACCGATATATAAAGGTTTAGACTCGACATCTCTTATGTATGGTGCCGGAACCATGAAAGAAAATCAAGAGTTAGGTAAAGGTAATTATGCCTTGGCTAGCCATCATGTCTTTGGTTCTAACGGTGGCGGACTTTTGTTTTCCCCATTGACACGTGCTCAAGTTGGTATGACAGTGTATGTGACGGATAAAGACAATGTCTATACCTACAAAATCACAAACATCGAGACCGTCACACCAGACCGTGGTGATGTGATTAATGACGGTGACGAGCCTGAATTGACACTAGTCACATGTACTGACGCAGACGCCAAGTTTCGTACGATTGTAAAAGCCAAATATGTATCCCATCAAAGTTACGAAAGTAGTGATAAAGGAGTTCAAGAAGCCTTCAAATATCGTTATTCAATACCTTGGTGGTAAACAAAAAAGACCTATACAGGTCTTTTTATTGTGCTAATTGTTCTAATTCCATTAAACTTTGGAAGTCATTGTCTTCTAAAACTGGCAATTCTTCTGGAACAGCATCAGATAAACTATCATAATAGCCCTCATCAAACGCTTGTGCGAATGGGGCATGTGTCAAAGGTTCTACTGTTTCACTCGCAAACGGAGCAACGGTTTCACCCGCAAATGGGGCCGGTTCTTCATTAACAGGTTTTTCTTCAACAACATCTTTGACTGCTTCAACAGGTTTTTCTTCAATAACGTCTTTAACTGTTTCAACAGGTTTTTCTTCAACTACTTTATCTTCCACTGTTTCTAAAACTTCAGCTGTATGAACATCAGGCAAGAAGTGATATTTATTTTCAATATCTGTCATTGTCTTATTCGCTTTAACAATAACAGCTTCAGCTTGTGCATAAATATCCATATCTGATACAATTTGTTTCATATCATTTACAGATAAAACGTCTTTAGACAAAGGTTCTTTCAATGCGTTGAAAAAGGCAATCGCACCAACTTTAGCATCTAAACCGAATTTCGTACGAAATTGTTGTGCTTCAGCAACCACATCACGTGGTTCACGTTTACCAGACAAGACATCACGCACATTTTGACGTGAGTAATCATCCAAAGAGTCGTACCATGTTGCAAATTCAGCAATCAGTTGGTCTTTATCACCATGTCTCATATCACGAATAGTTTTATTAACTGATTTTTGTACCCGTTTTGGTGTTTCTTCAATGATTTCACGCACATCTGAAACTTCTGGTTCTGCAACAGTTTCACGTTTTTCAGATTTTGTACGCAGACGTTCAGAGAAATTGATTAAATTATCAGCAAATTTGTTTCGCCCCGACTCCAAAGCTTCACTACCACGTGTTTGTGCTTTAGCAATAAATTCACGACTGATTTCACGACCAAGGTCATATGCGATAATGGCGGCGCCAACAGCGGTATTACGTCCACGAGTAAAGTTCTCTGTCAGTTTGGACATTTTCTCATTAACAGACGCAAAGAATTTTGAACGACGGTCTGCACGAACTTGACGTTTTAATTCACGATTGTTGACAAAACGAGAAATATTTAAAGACACATCATCTTTAGTTTCTGTAACTTTATCAGCGACTGATTGTGACCAGTCTTTCACGGTATCTTTTTGTTGTTTGAAAAATTGCGATGTCTTTGTCTTCGTATCGTCATAAAAAACATAAGAGGAAACAACAGCCGTATCGACAACATCTTTGGCAATATCACTAAGTGTTGGGCCATGTTTTTCACGGAACAGTTGTCTTTGTTCTTCTTTAAATTCTTTACGACCTTGACGATAGGCTTTAAGTGTCGCTAAAATTCCACGACTTTTTTCATTAACTTTCATAATGTACACCTTTCAAGGTTTATATCTATATTATAACATGAAAAAACCTAGTTGTCAACTAGGTTTTCTTAGTTATTGAGTCAATTCAGTTTCTTTCAAATCAGACAAATCGTCTGATGTTAGTGTAGTATTATCAATCAACAATTCTGACTGACAAGCTTGAGCTTGGCCGTCAGCGAGACGATATGTGTTTGGAACAGTCGCTTCCAACTTCAACAGCTTGATATTTGAGTCAGCCTTATCACCACGCCAAGTTTTGATTAAGTCTTCAGCATATTCAATAGCCTGCTCATCTGTTTTAATCTTCTTAATATTGATAAGATTTTCTTTAACTTTGCCTTTAACATTTTCAAAGGTCATACGATATTGTTTCTTTTGTGAGAATTCTTTATCAAATTCAGTCACATGTTGAGCGATACCCGTTGCGATTTGTGGGAATAAATCAGAAACATCTTTTTCATCATTAATAGAATCAGACTCATATACTTCAACTTTTTGTTCCCATTTATGCATGAACCGGTTTGAGTCTTCATAAACATAATCTTCAAATGTGACAGCACCATCATTTGTCACATAACCTAAATGATAAATCATTTCTGGGTTGACATATTTATAAATTCCATGAGTCGCTTTATTACCTTGGAAACCTTTTTCTTCAGGAATAATATAAAACTTGTTTCCAGTTGGTTCTTGATATTCAGCAAGACCTTTGTTGAAATCTTCAATAAATTCATCAGCAGTTTCTTGCCACAAATCCATTTTGTGAACATATCCTGTTTTATTGTCAACCACAACATATTCATCGTCATCATCACACATGGTTTCTAAGTTATCAACAGTCAAATCATACAGACCTAATGTGTCACCATAACGAAGTCCCGAAATGTTGTAATTGAACAGACCAGCCGCTAATTCATATTCACGTTCAAACTCAACAATAACAGCATCCAATTGACCCTGTTCATTATAATGTGGGAATAGTGACGCATCACCTGTTGGACAATTCACATTGAAATCATCACCAATAACAAATTTGTCACCAACAATATCAGCATCCGTATCAACATTACGGTCAACATCTTCAATACGAGCCCATGGTTCATTAAATTGGTTAAAAATCAAATGATGGGGAAACTAAAACCATATTAGCAACTAGGTCTTGTCCCTTATATGATGTCAGTCTGTATGTTGACCATTCACCTTTGACAGCGCCAAACGACCGATTATAATCTTTTGAACCATCATTTTCATCTGTATTATTTTGAATAGTGAAACGGTCAGAAACATGTACCGTTTCACCAACTCTACGTAAAGCAATATCAGCTTTAACACCTGTTCCGTCATACACCAGAACATTACCAATTCTTTCAACATCACCCGTTGTTTGTTTTGGAAGTCGTCTATTCATTTATAAATCCCCAATATTATTTACGTTGTTCCGATTCTTGTAAATCAGACAAATCATCTAATGATAATGTGGTGTTGTCCAAAATCACTTCAGGTTCAGGTTTAATAGCCTTACCGTTTTCAATTTTGAAAATAACATTACCACCATCACCATACTCTTTTGTAATACTCAACATTTTGATATTTGATTTGTCATCACCCTTGCGCCACTTATCAATTATTTTTTCAGCATGAGCAATTGCTTGTTCATTTGTTCGAATCTTTTTAGACTGAACCCAATTTGTTCGTAGGTCACCTTTTTCAGTTTGATACAACATTGCGTAATTAAATGGGTGTATAAACTCTTTTTCAGGTTGTCCAATTTTTTGTGCAATCAAATTAGCGATTTGCTCGGGTTCCATTTTCGTCAATTGGCCCGTATATTCACCAACATAAATCGAATCGTCAAGTTTACTATAAATATCCGTATATGGTTCATGAGCCCAATTAACAACAACAGCACCATCATCATATAAGTGTCCCAACCGTCTTGTGTCGTCCAAACCAGCCATTATGACAACATCGTGTGAGAGTTGATTAATAGGGCTATTGTCTACACGTTTTGGTTTCTTTGACTCGACAGGAACCAGATAAACATGTATGTCATCACCATGTGTATATTGTTCTGATTGTTCTTTAAACTCTTGAACGAATGTATCAAGTGAGGCATCCTTTGATATAGTGTCAAAATATCCAGCGGCATTATCATGTACAATGAAGTTTTTAGCACCAGTCTTCGTCATATGAGCGCTCAGGGTGTCAGGTGTCAATTCATACAAACCGCCAAAATCATACTCTTTATCATGTACTGAAATGACATCATACTGATACAACCCCGCATGATATTCATATTTTTGTTCAAAATCTAAAAGAATTGCATCTAATTGTCCGTTTTCGTTGAAATGTGGGTGAATGTTTGCTTCGCCTTTATTCAAACCAGTATGCGTAAATGATGACTCTAACGTTTCAATGCTAAATTCTTCTGCATACAAATCTGAATCAATATCCAAGTTTTGACCCTTGTCCATTCGAGACCAAGGTTTTTCTAATTCTGTCATATCAAACGAGTCTGAAACAAATAGGACATTTTCTGACAGATTAGTAACGTCAGACAAATTACGTTTGGCCTCTTTACAGTTGAACCTGTCCATCATGTAACCATGCCATTTACCAGACACTGCAGAAAAAGCCAAAGATTCATTATCTGGACTTTGTGGTGAAGATATTTCAAAGGTATCACCAATTGTGAAATCAATATCCTTTTTCACAATTCGTGTATCTGCTCTACGTGACACAACCAACCATCAAATGTTAGTTCATGTTCATGGGCTTCAGTTATATCATCAACAATAGTGACATTACCATAATTCTTAACTTTTGTCATTTAGCTTCTCCATAGTATATATAGTTCTATTATATCATAAAAATAAGGTAAAGTCAAAGACTTCACCTTATTTACTTTGTTCAGTTTCTTGTAAATCTGACAAATCATCTAATGTTAAACTCATATTGTCAACAATGACTTCACCATCAGTTTTAACAGCCTTGTGTCCGGAAACATCATATTGGCGTTTAACGATTGTTGATAATTTTAATAATTTCACTCGTGAGTCTTCTTTACCACCGCGCCATGTTTCAATTAACTTTTCAGCATGCGCAACAGCATCGTCAGGACTCTTTAATTTCTTAGAATCAAGAATCATATCTGTTGGCCAGCCTTTTGCGTTCATAAAGGTCATGGTGTATCGTTCAGTGCTTCGAGGTTTGAATTCAAGATTTTGTTTAGCAACAGTATCAGCAACCATTTGTTTAGATTCATCATCAAGGTCATAGAAATATTTATCATTTTGCGTCTCAAGCTGACCTAATGAAATAGCTTTATCAAAATTGTGTGCGAATTTCGCAGCGTGATTATGACCAACAGGAGACTCTACAAACGTTAATTTACCATCATTAGTAACATCAGCCATTTTATAAACTTCATCTACATTACGAAACTCATAAACGCTATATGCACCCTTTTGTTTGTTTGGTAATAAATAATATGAAGTCCCTTTATTTTCATACATCTCTGAGTTAAACAGATATGAATTGACAAATTCTTCTGCTGAGACATCTCGTGACCAAACATCCACAAATCCTGTTTCAGTATCTTCAATAATATATTTTGCTATATCATTACTATAACCAAAGAATTCAAGATTTTCAGGTGTCAGTTCATATAAACCACCACATCCATAATCAAATACAGTATAAGTATCATTTTCATCCAATTGACGCACATTATACCGATATAAACCAGCTGCTGCAGCATATGAATCAGAATAGTCCAAAATGATAGCGTCTACTTGACCTTGTTCATTATAATGAGGGTGAAGATTCATAACCTCTGACGGGCTTGTTAATTGTCTAAAGTCAGGCCGGTCGTCTTCCCAAATAAAGAAATCCTCACCTGTTCCAAATATTGGCTCACTTGGCGCGCCAATACGAAAACGGTCAGCAACCATATCTGGATACATATCAGGGTTTTCATTTTCAACTTGTGGCCATGGCTCATTTAAATTCTTAAAATTAAACGATTCTGATGCATACACAAACGCCTCTGATACTTTTTTACCATTATATTTGTCAATGTCATATCCTGACCATGTTCCGCTAACGGCTGGGAAATCACGTTTATGTTGTGGTGAGCCATTATGTCGATATACATCTTGTTGTAATTCTAATGTATCGCCAAGTTCAAAACTAGCAGTGGTTTTAAAAACAGCAATTTCCGCTAGTTCAGCACCAATTTGTTCTTTGAACGTTGGTCTATAACTTGGTGCATCTTCTGACACTTTGTCAAAAACGGCAATTCTACCAATCACATTAACTTTCACTATAATGTACCTCTTTACATGTTTTTCAATACCTCTATTATACCATATAAAAAGGGCAGAGTCAAAGACTCCACCATATTATGCTGCAACATCTTTTACATAATAAGTTGTCGCATGGTTGACCATATTCAAATCAGTATCCGATGTCACATAAGCAAATGGTTTCTTATCATACAAGAGAACTGTTGAATAAGTCGCATCATCTAATTTATACGTTTCCATAGTCAATTTACTCTTATCTTTAATTTTAAGAGTATCATTAATAGTTGGTAATTTTTCCTTAAGAGCTTTTTCAATTTTCTCAGATGTTTCATCTGAAACCAGCTCACTTGTTTTTTCAGGTTTTGTAATAGAATAATCCACATATGATTTTGTAGCGTCATTTGGGTAATAGGTTACAGCACCTAACAAATAACCACCACCAATTTGAGACACTTCTACATTGTTATCAATACCTGATTTCTTAGCTTCAGCCTTAAGATTTTCAGTCAATTGTTCAACTGGGTCAACAACCTTACTTGAACTAGAACTTGTCTTGGTCTTAGTTGTTTTGGTAATGGCTGGTTTCTTATGCATCATATTGATGGTCACCACTGTAGTCACACCAATAAGTACAAGAAGCAATGCTACAACAGCTCCAATAATAGCACCTTTACGTTTGTACCATACTGGTTTTTCATCAATGACATCATCTTCAAGGTCTTCGATATCGTAGTCAATATTATCGTCATCAATATTATCTTCTTCAACATCAGATAAATCTTGAATCAGAGTTTCTGTATAGACAGTGTCAACCTCAACTACTGGTTCGGATGTGTCTTCAACTACAGGCTCAACGACTTCTTCAATGTCCTCAGACACTTCTTCAACACTATCAGACAATTCAACGTCTTCAGCCACCTCTACAAGCTCCTCAGAAGCGTTTTCAGGCTCTTTATCACTGTTCTGGTCTGCTAGTCTAGCACGAAGTTTCTCAAGCGCTGAGAGCTCTTTAGGAGCCTCTACGGGCGTGTCTACAATTGTGTCTTCAATTCGAGTCACAACCTCATTCATTTCAACAGGGTCATATTGGTGTAACCGTTTTTCATGACGCTCATTTGTTGCTTGAATTTCCTTATTAGCTAGTAGTTGTTCTTGTTCACGTCTTTGCCGTGCTTCTTCTTGTTCTTGACGAATACGTTTTAACTTAGCCACTTGTTGTGCCAACGCATCACTACTATTTACAGTTTTCTTAATCTTCATCAGATAATTCCTCTAAAATATATAATTTAACTTTGTGTTTATTACACATATGTTGCACAATATGATATGTGACTAATCCAAAACTTTGACGATTGAGAACAAATAATTCCTCAACATTTCCCGCCACAATAGCATCCAATAAATCATCAAGTTGCGGACGAGGTTGAGATTCATCATCGTTCACTTCAGTCAAAATCTTCATATCAACCGGGTTATATTTCAATACACCCATTAGCAATTCAGCCACTTTCATATCACTTTCATTTTCATGTTTCAATCGAACATATCCAACGCTGTATTTGTCATCTTTAAAAAGTCCCAATTCAGTCAAAAACTGAACAACAGCTTCTTGTGGAATCAATCGAATATTAGTGCTTGACCGTGTAAATGAAATACGACCTGAATCACAATAACCCTGTATGGTACGTGGGTGTAAGTCAACCATTTTGGCAACTTCACCCGTTTTGTAATAGGGTTTCTGTAAGTCTTGTTTCCTATACATAAATTTACCTTTCATTTATCTTTATTTACATTTTACCACATAAATGTAAATTTGTCAAGTGTATTCTTCCGCTGACATAATATTGTGAATCTTGATATTTTTCACATAAAACGCATAAACGCTTGACAAATCCTTTATGTTGTGATATAATATAGTTGAAAGGATTATTATATGATTAAATTATCTTCTCTAACTAAGGATTATTATAAACCTAAAGAAGTATGTCAAATGTTGAATGTGGGTATACATACTTTATATAACCGTGAAAAACAAGGCCTTATCAAAGTGGATAAAACAGTTTCAAATCGTAGAATTTATTCTAAAGAAACAGTGATATCATTGTTGTCTGAAGCTTCTTTACTGTATGAAGACGATGGACGATATGATGTTATATATGCTCGAGTGTCAACATATAGACAAAAACAATGTGGTGACCTTCAAAGACAGGTTGATGCAATAAGTTCTTCTATTGTAACACAAAATCCTAAAAACCTGCAAATCATCACGGATGTTGGTTCTGGTTTAAATGATAATCGAAAAGGTTTTAAAACGCTCATACGTAAAATTTTAAATCATGAAGTTCATCGAGTGTTTATTACTTATCAAGACCGATTGACACGTTTTGGTTTCCATATTCTTCAAGAAATTTGTAATAGAAGCAATACTGAAATCGTTGTATTGTGTTCTAATGAAACTGATATATCTGTTGAAGAAGAACTTGTTAAAGATATTATATCTTTAACGCATTCATTTTCTGGAAAACTATATGGTTTACGTCGTCAAAAATTGAAAAAAATGTTGAATGAGGTTTTCAAAGATGACCTATAGAATTCAATCATATATTGTTAAACCATCACATCAATGGTATAACGAAATTGATTTTCTGTCATATCTCAGTAAAAACCTTTACAACTCCACACTGTATTACGAACGTCAAGCCTATTTTAACACAAAACGTTTTCGTTTCTATCAGGATATAAACCGTGAATTCGTTCAGTCAAATCAAGTAGATTATAGAGCATTGCCAGCTAAGGTGTCGCAACAAACACAAAGAGCTGTTGACCAAGCGATAAAATCATATTTGAAGTTGAAAAAGAATCCTGACCAGTATAAACAGGCTAGATTGCCTCATTATTTACATAAAACTAAGGGTCGTTTTCCAGTGTTTTATCAAAAAGGGGCTTTGTCCTTTGTGAAACAAGGATTTATCAAGTTATCTAAAACTTCTATAGAAGTTCCTTGTAAACTTGACAAATCAGTTGTTCAACAGGTTCGACTGGTACCCTGTACAGGTTATTATAAAATTGAGATAGTATACAAAAAGAAAATCAACCCACGAAAACGTTTGGGAAAACCTGAACGATTTGCTAGTATTGATTTAGGTATCAATAATTTAGCAACCGTCACCTCAAATGTTTTCTCACCGATTATCATTAATGGAAGACCATTAAAAAGTATTAATCAATACAGTAATAAACAAATTGCGAAAGCGCAAGCGTTATTACCAAAAGATGTCTATACTTCAAAACGTATAGCGTTTTCATACGGCAAACGGTATCTGAAAATTCAAGATTATTTACATAAAGCTGGTAAACAGTTAGTGAATTACTTAGTTTCTCAGGCCATTGACTTGCTGATTATTGGCAAGAATCAAGGCTGGAAACAAAACACAAACTTATCCAAAGTGAATAATCAAATATTTGTACAGATTCCTTATAACCGTTTTACACAAATTTTAGAATATTTATGTAAAGAACACGGCATTGAAGTTGTGTATCAAGAAGAGTCATACACGAGTAAGGCCAGTTTCTTAGATAATGATGAGATACCAGTTTATGGTGAACTTGAAGAGACACCATTGTTTTCAGGTAAACGCATTTATCGTGGTTTGTATCGAACAGCTAATGGACGTTTGATAAACGCAGATGTCAATGGTTCTTATAACATAATGAAAAAATATTTAGAAACAAATGCAGCATGGGATGACCAGAAATGGTCTGACTGTGTAGAGGTGTGCAGTACGCCACGTGTTATAGTAGTATCGTACTAATATACACAAAACTGTTTAACTTGTGAGTTCACAAATATCACAATTTAAATAGAACTGTATTATATTCATCAGCTAGTTGATGATAGAGTTCTTTAACTTGAGGATATGTCTGATAAAGACTTTTTGCAACTCCTGCACCCATAACATTTTGACAGTTAACTTGATGCATAATAATACCTTGTGCAATTTTTGTGATGTCTCCAAGGATTTCTCTGTTTGTCATAATGTCTCCTTAATAATCAATTTTTGATAACTCATGAGGTGCTACATAAGCATCAAAAGGTATCGATTTATGATAAACTCTATATGGATATAAAATATCAGGTTCAACATCTATGATATTCGTGATTTCACCTTCATAGATAACTTGGTCACCTACATGAAATTCAGGCATTGTGATTTGTTCGAAATCATCGTCAGGACTCAGCACTTTAAATGTTTTATCATGATAATCATAAACCATAATTTGATAGTGAACATTATGAAGACGACAGATATGACCATTATGTATAATCCAATTGCTAAATTCCATAGTGGGTCTCCTTAATAGTCGATTTTTGTAATTTGAAATGGAGAAACCATATCCCTATCGCCTTCAGTAATCGGTATCTTCTACAGCATAAGCTGATACAGGTTGACCGTCTAAAAGTACATAAATTGACATGTTTTCTCCTTAATCACTATATTAATATGGTGAATTTATTTAAAAATCAATGGGTTCTACTTCATATGAAGTAGCTGTAATGATTTCACCTTGGGCATTTTCTAAACGATATGGTTTATGGAAACCTACTTTATATTTTACAACAGGCATTACTGTTGGTTCTGTTGTTTCATCACCAATATAAACTACGTTACCTGTATAGACTTCTTGTTGTACAGATTTAAAGGATATGTCGTCAGATGTCATAACTCCAATTGACATGCCTCCAGTTTTTCCAAATAAGGTTATTTCTTTATCATACATATCTACATAAAACACATAATAAACATCTCCATTATACTCAACCCATGTATTTTGTATCTCTTTTGCAACAACAAGGACATTATCCAAAAACACGGTACCTGTAAATGTTGTATCTGACATAGTTTTCTCCTTATTTACTATGTTAACATAGTAAATTAATAATTAAATCGATTTATTTCAAATGGCTCAGTTTGTCATAAATAACATAGGGTTTGGGACTAAGTCCCAAACAGCCGTCATGTACATGACGGCTAGTTTAATAATCTAATTTTGCAATAGTATATGGGTTCACCTTGACCATTGTGTTTGAGTTGATATCACGTACCTTTGCGACATAATAATCGCCAATAGGATATACCCAAACAACTTCTACAATGGTGCCTGATGGGAGTAACCCATTACCTAAATAAACATACTTTGCATCTTTTGGCATAGTGATTAGTTTTGGTTTATGTGGTTTATAGTCCACATTTGCTGAGACTACAAAGCGCGTATCAGTAAACGGGTCAAGGACTTCATAGGAATCATCCGTATGTTGACAGGATACGAAATAGGGTTTATCATTAATTGTTATCCAGCCTCTCATAGTCACCTCTGTTAATAATTTAATTTGATAAGGTCAAACGGTGAAACGTTTAAGATTTTGCCATTGACAGAAATTTGACAAGGTCTTAAGGCTTCTTCAACGGTTTCTTGTCTGTTATAGTTCATGAATGTTGCTAGTTTGTCATCATACAATACCTGTTCATTTGTGTCAAAGACCGGTTCTTGCAGTTCTGTTGGTCTGTCACCTATTTCATTTTGTAAAATATTGTTCTCATCGTACCATACGATAAAATAATTATATGCAAATCTACAAAGTCTTGCATTGTGACCTTTATGTTTTGTCCAGCCAAAAGCTCTCATAATATCTCCTTAATACTCGATTGCTTGTAAATCAAACGCAGGAACCCAATTGTATATCTCATTATATTTGATAAGATAAGCTGTACCATAGAAACCTTTAACTTTATCCTTGATTTTGACTAGCTGACCATGAAAATCAGCATCTTCTCCAATATAGACTGCCGTTTCATCTGTTTCAAAATGATTTATAGTTAAGGCTGTTATCTCAGACTTATTGACTATATGTTGTACTGAGGTTTTTGGCTCTAGTATAACATACTTTTCCTGACCAACCGTATTGATGATATGGGGTTTCTCATTGTAAAGAACCCATTGATGTTTATGATACATATTGTCTCCTTAATAGTTTACTTCAACAATGTCAAATGGCGTGACAATTTCATAACATTCACTATCATCTGTTTGAATTTTATAAGAATAGACATTGCTTTTCATATATCCTATCACGGTCGCTATTTGATTCTGTTTGATATGTGGCAAATCAAGTCCAATATATAAAACCTTTGTTCTAATATCAAATTTCGGTTCGTCAATTATTTTAACTTCAGAAGCACAAACAATATCATAGTCCAGATGTTTGCCATGTTTGCCGTTTGGGATTTCTAAACGATAAACAAACCCGCTATGGTCATATATGAAAGCAGGTTTTCCCTTATAATCGACCCATTGATAAGTATGAGACATAATGTAACATCTCCTTTTAGTAATCAACAGTTCGTATTTCAAATGGACAAATCCGCTTTAGTTGTTTATCTTGTTGAATTTGATATGGATATTCAGGCGCTTTATGGATTTGTACAATCGTTACGATACTGTTTGTTTTGATATTACCATAATTTGGCCCTTGGTATAATACGGTTTGTCCAAGTTCAAATGTTGGAAATGTAAGTTCTGTCAGTTCAGATATTGGTACAGAAAAGCTTTTGTTTTTTGTGGTTGTTTTATCATACACACGAATGTAACGATAATTGTTCCGTTGAATCACAATGAAAGCTGGGTTGCCTTTATATTCAACCCATTGATTTTCTTTGAACATATAGTCTCCTTTAGTAGTCTACAGCTCTTATTTCAAAGGGACAAACCAACATTTTTCGGTCATCTTGTTGGAGTTCATATGGATATTCAATTGAACGGTTGATTCGTATAATTGTTGCAATACTGTTTGGTTTGATAGAACCCCAATCAGCACCTTGGTATACTACTGTTTGCCCAATTTCAAACGTTGGAAATGTAAGTTCTGTCAATTCAGACATTGGTACCGTCAAACTTTCAGTTTTCTGCAGGTCAGTATTGATATTTTTTAAAAGACAAATGTAACAACGGCTACCACGATTGTTAAGAATATAAGCGATGTCACCTTCGTATTTCACCCATTGATGTACTTGAAACATGTCTGGTCTCCTTTAGTAATTGATTTTTTGAAGTTCAAATGGTGTAAGAATTGCTCTTTTATCACCTTGTTTCACTCGATATGAGTAAACTTGTTTTTGATGTTGTTTCACAATTGTTACGACACTACCCTGTTCAAGACTGCCCACATTACAACCAATATAGACTGCATTTTCACCACTTTCAAATTGTGGCACATCTAAGGCTTTTAAGTCAGGGTTGCTCGCTTTGATTCGCTTGGTATTTTGTGATGGTAGATTTACATCTTCCAAAACAACAAGATAACAAATCTTACTGTTTTTGTTCATAATACGTGCTGGGTTTCCGTTATACTCAACCCAATCATATACTTCAAACATATAGTTCTCCTTTAATATTTGATTTCTGATAATTCAGATGTTGTTGCGCAAATTTTCTTGCCGTTTGCGTTTATAAGATATGGAAATATTAGGTCTTTATCATAAGATATGACAGTTGCAAGTACATTTGAGGCAAAACCTTTGAAATTTGGGCAGGTATACAATACTGTTTGACCTACTTGAAATGTTTGCATGATTTACCTCAATAATTGATTTCTTCTAATTCGAATGGTGTCACTAAATCACGGTTGCCTTCAAATCGCACCTCATATTTATATATAGAAAATTCATCTTCTTTTGTAATTGTTACAAGAGAACCTTTTTTGAGGTCGATAAGGTCTAAACCTGTATAGAGGAGCACATCGCCAACATTGAATTTGGGTTCGTCAATTGCCGTTAACTCACTTTCACATTTCCTGATAAAATCAGTTTGCGTTTTGGTAGGAATTTGCAGTTCATAGATGCCACTACCTATATAGGCATATACTCGTCCATAACCGTTTTTGAAAGTCACCCATTGATGTTCTTGAAATTTTGGCATGTTGACTCCTAGTAATCGATTGGTTGTAGATTAAAGGGACTAACAAAGTCGCCTTGTTTTTCTTCCGTTTGTAAACCATATGGATATAAAGACTCGTTATCAATATAGTTGATGATTCCAACGACTCCTGTTTGGATATACTTTGTATCTGAGCCTGTATAAAGAACCCGTTGTCCATGTTGGAATATTGGAGCTTGAATTGGTTTCACTTCACAAGGTTGTACTTGTTTATGAGTGGAACCCATATGTTTATGAATTGTGTCTTTATATGGCCAATCATATTCACATGGAATTAAAATGAGATATTGATTTGAGTATGCAAGATAACGGTCTATTCTAGCGACCTCACCATTATAAAGTACCCATTGATTCTTTTCTAACATAATTTACCTCTAATAATTAATTGGCTGTAAGTCAAATGGCGAAACATTACATGTTCCATATTTCGTTTCAATGACATATGGATACGGGCCATTTTCGATAGCTGTCACTGTAGCAACGGTATCTGGTGGTAGATAATTGATTCGAAAACTTTTATATAGATAACAGTTGTTCAAAGAGATTTTTGGAATTTGAATGTCTGTTATTTCATTTTCTGTTACAAAGACTTTATATGAACTAGTATCTGTCAGTACCATTATTTCATAAAGATATCCTGTATGAACAAAAATGATGTAGGCGGGTTTTCCTTTGTATTTTACCCATGAATGTTGTTCAAACATCTTTCACCTCAGTAGTTGATTGGTTGCAAGTCAAATGGCGTGACACGGTCTTGTACCATATCTGTACGAATAATACATGAATACATATCACATGTTTCAAGGATATCTAAGGTGACAATAGCACCTTTAGTATTCTGCCTCGTAATGCTTTTTCTCCTACAAATAGATATTGATGTTCCTCAACAAGCTTGATTGTCTCCAGCTCTTGTAAGTCATTTTGTGATACTAACATTTTTGTATAAACATCTTTGGTTTTTTCCATAATGATGATTTCAAAGTAACCATGGTCTTGATACTGGCGAACAAAAGCTTTTTGTCCCAAATATGTTACCCATGAATGTTCTTTTATCATAATTTACCTCAGTAATTGATTGGTTGTAAGTCAAACGGCAGAGCTCTGTCAATTCCAAATTCGGATTCAATAAGACAATGATAAATACAATTACGAGTATCTTCTACCAATGTCACCAAGGTTCCTTTTGGTGTTGCGACATATTTTGACTTGTTACCTGTAAAGACATAGACATTTCCATTGTGGATATGATTTATTTTGATTTCATGAAGTTGTTCTTCAAAAACATATTCGACATCATAATCATTGTTGTCATCGAGAACAGCTATTCGATATTGGTCATCACATCGACCAAGGATTAATGATTTGCGACCAAAACATCTGGCCCATGAGTATGGCTTTATCATATTATTCTCCTTTGATTTAGTACTTCAAAAACCTTGTGGGGTTTGGGGCACGTCCCCAATGAGGTTTTGTGTAGACAAAACCGGAATTTGTCAGAATATTCTGACAATTTAATAAAAAAGTCGTAACTGAAATGGAGTAGCGACTTCTTGGTTGCCTTGTTCGTCACAAACTAAATATTTGTGATAGACGTCGTCACGGACTTCTTCAACTGTTACGTAGCTCTCATTTGGCAGTTTGCTAGTTTGACTCAAAAAGAGACATTCTTGACCTAAGGTGTAGACAGGTACAAGAGCTCTTTGTTCGATTTGATGAAGAGGTACATGGCGAATGTCTCTGTTATCATGTCCATGAAGACGAACAGTCTTCTTGTCCAGAAATTTTTCAATGAGATAGGGTTTGTTTTTGTGAATGACCCAGTCGTTGATTTGATACATAGAAACCTCTAATAATTGATTGGTTGTATTTCTGATTTCTCCACAAAATAACTATTTTTGTCATCTCTGACCATAAGAACTTGCTCATAATCATATATTACAGTAATGATTTTGTTGTCTAAAATAACTTTTTGCCCTTTATGATATTTTGTTGATTTATTTTTATTCGTGATAAATTCAGTGACTAAATCAGATGTTGTTTTATTATACATGGTTATCGCTGATAAAACGCCATCAGTGTCATGAAGATGTCCTAAAGTTGTCATAAATTTACCTCTAATAAGTGATTGGTTGTACAGCAGAAAAATCAACAAAGTAGCACATGTTGTTGCTGTCAACAATCATTAGTGAATGTTTTCGAACGCCAATGATTGTGACGACTTGTTTGTCTAAAACAACCTGTTGCCCCTCGTGATATCCATGTTTTTTGGTTTCAACTGATTCAATACCAAATGCAGTGACAAAGTCTTCAACAAACTGTTGTGTTGTACCACTGTAATATTTTGTGGACATTGATAAGGTATAGTCTTTCATTTTTACCTCTAATAGTTTATTTCAGTGATATCTTCATACTCGCACCAGCGTAATTCATAGCCTAAATCAAGAAGATATGGAGCATCATAATCATTGATATCAACTGTATCTATAAAACATATGCTGTTTTCAACATTATAAATCACATATGTACCTTCAGCTAAATAAGTTCGAGTTTCTATAACATCGTTAGATGTTTTACGAACAAGAACTTCGTCACCGTCTTCATCTAATATCATGTAATGATTGTTAGACTCCTGTAAAATAAGGTCAAAGGTATCTTGTTCTAAATATCTAACTGTCTTCATATAATCTCCTTTACGGTTGTCAATCGTATACCTTTGTTATCAATAGTTGATAGTTTCTATGTCTTCGTCACAGACCCATGTGACTTTATCTAGTTGTAGACTATACATAGCAACATAATCATCAGTATCTACATCAATAATTGTAGTCAGAAACTGATTGTCATAGAGTACTATTGAGCCTTTTGATATAATTTCAAGCCAAAATGGGTCGTCACAATCATCTCTGTAGACTTCGAATTCGTCTTTGTTACGGTTTATCACATAATATGTTTCATCGGTTTCACCTAGATCCGATAATATTCATCATCGTATGTGTTATATGTATATCTGTATTTCATAAATCATCTTTTGTTATCTAATAGTTTAAGATATATAATTGATAAGGTGTTACCCATCTGGAATTGTTGTTTTTGTCTTCGATACAATACGTCAGAAAATGGTCATGTGGGTCATCATCGATGATTTCATACTCAATGTTTGTGCCTATTTCATAAACTTTATCAGCTATTTCAAAGTGTGGTTGGTTTTCGCATAAACCTGTGATTTCATCATGACTCACATATACTGGTTTTGTGAAGTCATCTTTTTGAAGTTTATAATCTTTACCTTCAGGGATATAGATGTCACTGACTGGTTGGATGTAATGTGGTACACCTTGATAAATGACCCATTGGTCTTTTTCATATTTCATGTGTGGCTCCTCTTAATAGTCAATGTTCGTTATTTCAAAGGGTGTATACGATTCATTGTTTTCGTCAAAATATGGTTTATAACAGTCATCTTCATCGGTACGTGTGACTTGAGTTATTTGTCCTGTTAGTGTAACAACAGTTTGACCAATATCAAATCTGGGTATATCATCAACAGGATAAACGTCTTCTATCTCGTCTTCTGTTGCAATTTCATATTCTCTAGCAGTATGTTTTTTAAGTAAATATTTTTTATAAAATTTACTATAATAATCAATAAAATATGGTTCACCTTGATAGATAATCCATGTTTTTCTGGATATTTCATCGTCACCTCTGATGATTGGGTTTGTTTAGTCCTTCAAAACCAGAAATTGTCAGAATATTCTGACAATTTAATAATGTAGTTTCGTCAATTGAAATGGCGTCAACCAGCCTTCAATTTCATTATAATATCGTCTAAAGATATCTTCTGAATCAATTCCGTCAATTGTGATGATTTCTTTATTACATATGACCATATCGCCTTTAGAAAACTTAGGAATTTGGTCAACAGGATATAACCCTTGAATGTCGTCTTCATCGATTTCGGTATACATTTGTGTGAGACCATGTCTGGCTTCAAATATATCTTCATCTAAATCAAAATCTTCAAGGTAATAGGGTTCATTTTCATACATAATCCAACTGTTTATATGATAAGACATAAGGTCTCCTTTAGTAGTCAATTTCATGAACTTCGTCATATGCGTTGTATAATAGCTGGTCACCAAAATCAATAAAATATGGTGTGTCATAATCTTTTGGGTCAATAATTTTGATTGTTCCAAATTTACCTTCGCGAGTGCTATAAATCGTTGTCCCAACAGGTAAATAGGTTCTAGTGAAGACTTCTTCAGAATCTTTTGGCATCCATTCATCTTCCGTGATATAACTGGTTACGCAATAATCTGTATCATCTTCATCTATAATGAGAAGATAATCCTCTTCAGCATAATCATAAATATATCTGTATATTTCCATATATACTCCTAATAATTGATTTCCCTGATATTGTCATAAGAGCAATATACTGCATCTGAGGCTTTACTACCAAATTTCATGAAATAGGGTATGTCACAGTCATTAATATCAACAGCACATATGGTTCCAAGTTTGTTACCATGTCTATAAATAACAGATATGCCAATCGGCAAATAAGTTCGAGTTATGATATCCATATCGGGCTCTTTTCTAATGGTGATTCTTTCACGGTCTATTGGTATTGTGATATAGTGAGTATCCGTTTCTTCAAGGATTCGAAGATAACCATGATAGTAAACATATTTATATGTGGCCATAAATAACTCCTTTAATAATCTATTTCTTTCACATCATCTTTAGAAGCCCATATAATTTCATCACCTAAATCAATTGCGTAAGGTAATTCTGGTTCATCAATATCTATTGTGACAATTTTGCCCAGCTCATTTTTGTACTGTACAATCGTCCCTGGATACGAGTATGTGATGGTTGTTACGAGTTCATTTGGCTCTTTATCTACTCGAATATCGTCAAGTACAATATAATGGGTGTCATATTCTTCGATGATACGTAGAGGTTCATATAGGACTAAATACCTATAGGTCATTGGTTTCATTTATAGTCTCCCTTAGTATTCCAATTTGACATCTTTGGATATGTCCAGATGTATTCTTTTGACAAGTTCTAATATACGCCACCATAAACAACCTTTAATAATTTAATAGTGCGACGTCTTCTGCATTAACCCAACTATATAGAGGATGTGAATTTTCATGATATTCAATCTGATACGGCGCACTGAAATCATTAACATCAATACGATGAATAATACAGGTTTTGCCCCATTTGCTATGAAAAACTGGCGTCCCAACAGGTAATAGATTTAAAGTTTGAATCTATTTTACATCTTTTTTATCAATAACATATTGATTTCCACGCATATCTATTAGCACATATGCTGATGAGGTTTCGTCAAAAACTCGATGATATCGGTAGTGATGTTTGTTATAATCGTATTTATGTTGCACAATTACTCCTTTAATAATCTATTTCATCAACATCATTGAAATCAGCCACAACAGTGGTATGTCCTAAATCAATAACATATGGGACATAAATGTTATCAATATTGATGTTTGTGATGACTCCAATTTCATCATGAACATTGTAGACAACTGTTGTACCAATTGGTAAAAATTCTCTTTCAGTTACCTCATCGTCAAGGTCTTTTGGTATGTTTGAGCGACTGCCATCAATGTCAATAACAGTATAATGAGTTTCGGTTTCACATTCAATACGATAAAAATCATCTATTTCTAAATATTTATAAATCAATGGTTTCAATTGTAGTCTTCTTTCAATAATTGATAAGTTTGATTTCTTCCGGACTGGCCCAAACATCTAATTCTGATGATTCAAGATGATACATATTGATATATGATGTACTGTCAGTGATGACGATGGTACCTAATTTACCCGTTGGTAAATAGATGACGTTTGTCCCCAGTTGAAGAATATCGATTTCGATGGGTTCATATTTATATTCTGTTTTGTCCCAATAAGTCTCATACCCATCAGGTTCTGATATGACATATGCACCGCCAGCTTCGCCTAACAAACGTAAATAATCATGATACTGTTCAGAATAAATAAATTTCTGTTTCATATGGTCTCCTTTTAATAATTGACAGGTTCAATGTTGTCTGGGCCTACCCATAGATTTAAACCGTCACCAGTCAAATGATACATATGATAATAATCATCAATGTCTACATTATCTACAGTTGCAAGAACATTTCTGAAACGATGTCTAACAAGACTACCTTTTGGCATGATTTCTAACCAAAAGGGGTCGTTATCGCCTTTATTCTCAATGTAGATATCTCCCATATTATCAAAGAGATGATAGGTTGTTTCTGTTTCATCGAAAATGCGAGCGTAGTCGCCTATGGACTTTGAATAAATATATTTGATTTTCATATAGTCTCCTTTTAATAATTAATAGGTTCTATAACATCCGGACTTGTCCAAATATCTAAACCTTTACCTGTTAAATGATACATGTATTCGTAATCATTGATGTCAACAAGGTCTACAGTCGCAATGATGTTTCTGACACGATGTAAAATGGTAGTACCTTTTGGTATTATTTCTAACCAAAAAGGCTCTTCATCATGGTCTTCTTTATATTCTGTATACTCATCTCCAACATCGTCTACAACATGATACGTTGTGTCAGTTTCGTCTAAAATACGAAAATATTGATAATCAGAATAAATATAACGACATTTCATAGTATCTCCTAATAATTTATTGGAGTTGCATCATCATGGGATAAATGAAACGATGCCTGCTTAGTATCAATCGTATACAACTCATTATAAAGATGTTCATTTATTTTTGTTATTGTACCGATTTGTTCATTTTTCTTTGATAAAACCGTTGTTCCAACAGGATATGGATTTAAGGTGACAATAGTTGAGATGTTTGATTTACCAAGTTCAACAGTTGCTCCAAAAATGTCCTTGACTGTATACCTATCAGCTGTTTCATCAACAATGATATAATAGTAAGGTTTCTTTGATTGGTCATGTAATATGATATATCTTAATTCCATAATTCACCTCAATAATCAATCACAACAACATGTTCTGTGTCAGGCCAATCGGTGAGTGATTTGTCACGGTTGTCCCATTCAATGCGATAGGTGTGTTCATAATCATTAATATCAACTTTAGCGATAGTTCCATATTCTTTATATCGGGTATGGTAAATTCTGTCACCAACATTTGCGATTTGTAAGGTTTTGAGTATTGGTTGCCCATATTTTATAATTTTATGCGAATTACCAGCATAGTCAACTGTTTTATAACCTGTAATATCTTCATCTATGATTCGGAAATACATCTCATAGTTTTGGTCATATATGTAAGTGAGTTTCATGCTTCACCTCAATAGTCAATGACGATGACATTTTCGGTTGCTGGCCAATCAGGCATTGTGTCACGGTTGTCCCATTTGACACGATAGGTTTGATTATAATCATTGATATCGACTTTATCTATAGTCCCATATTCTTTATAGCTAGTATGATAAATTCGGTCTCCAACATGTGCGATGATTAAGGTTTTTAACTTAGGATTTTCGGGTTTATCCATTTCATACCAATCACCATCACCGTTAGCTATTTTATACATGGTATTGGTTTCTTTCATGATTCGACGATAGACTTCGTATCTTTGGTCATATACATAAGTAATTTCCATAAAGTTCTCCTTATTCTTAAAAAATTTAGGGTTTGGGGTTTCCCATTGCCACAGTCATGTATATGACTGTGGTTTTTTGTCCAAAAACCAGTAAAAAAAGAAAACCCCTGTCAGGGGCTTTTGGGTACTGTGTAGATTTTACCTTCAAGGCCAATCATTTTTTACTCCTGCGTTGAATATTGACAAGGCGAGCTACAGTTTTGAAAGCATCCAAACCGGTTTCCAACATGCTTTGAGCAATGTCAGACTTACTTGGAACTTCGTCACCAAAAGTTTTGGCACCCCATTCATATGCTTTGCTAACCATTTTGTGATTGGCGTGCTTATACTCTTTAAGAGTCATGGCATGAAACATTTTCATACTACGTCCGTCAAGAGGTTTCTTTAGCTGTTTACCATTGCGTGTCAATACATGGTTGGTTTTAAGCCGGATGATGTCCCCAGCCTGAAATGATTGTCCAATTTTGCTGTGTGAATGATTTTCCACAACAACATATGATTTGTCTTGTACAAGCATTTTAATGTCTCCTTTCAAAATATGGTTAATGCAAACGTTTGCATTAACCAAGTGGCATTTCAATACCTTCGACAATGCCGTCAACTGTTAACAGTCCACGTTTGCCATTTTTTAGTTGTACACATGGTACAAGCATGCTGTCAAAAAAGTCAACATTGTAAATTGGCAATGGTAATTGATGCATTTGTGTGTTGTTACCCGTATCGATAGATGCAATGTCACCAGTCTGCAAGTATTCTTGCCAGAAACCGGTCACATTGATTTGTGGGTCATTGTTACCCACACGGTAATGATACATGTGAGTGACACCGTCAACATATGTACGGATACCATAGGTACCGTCGTCATTTTGAACCAAAATTGGGTTTTGGTCAAAGAGATTTTTCAGACCTTGGCGAGTGAGTTTGTGTGTTACACATGATTGCGTAACACGTAGGACGTGCTCTTTACCATTCAGCTGTTCAAATAATTCTTCTGGAGTCATTTACGCCCCTTTCACTACGATTTTATAAAGATGACTATTCACTGGTACAATTGTAGCAGCAAGTAGTGGTTCCACATCAGACACATCAATGGTGAATGTCCATTTTCCATTGAAACCAAAGTTTACTTTAACACCCGGGTACTTTTCAACAAAGTCTGCTATGTAGTTTTCTTCAATAAACTTACGTGCTTCTTGGCGAGTGCTTGGGTTTGCACTTAATTTACCAGCCAAAAAGAGTTTGACTTGTTCAAGCTGAGCTGTCATAAGCATTTTAGCTTCTTCTTTTTCTAGTTCGTCAAAACCACTTGCTACAGGAAGTGTCAGTTTGACCGTGTCAGAATATGGAAGCAATTCTTTTACAGTTGTTGTAGGTGCATAATTGTCAACACGTGTTTGCAAGATGTCATACAAACCGAATTCTTCCAAAATGTTTTGAACAATTTGACGTTCTTCACGAGTGAACTTTTGCAAAAGCGTTGACATATCAACGTGGTCGCTGAGGACACTAGAGCCTACAGCGATTAAAATTTCTTTTTCTGTCATTTATTACCCCCGGTATGTCAATGCAGGCAAGAGGAATTCATTGATATTGAACACCCTATATTTTTCCAAAGGTGTATGCCTTGAGTTTTCTTGCTTAAAAATAGTTGGCAATGATGTTGACATTTGCGCCAAATTCACATTTTTCACCATATCTTGAAACAAATGAAGTGTCGATTCAAGAGGTGCAGTGTTTGTTTCTTGCGGAATCGTGCGAGTTGTCAATTGACCCATATCAAGGACTTGATAATCAGTATCATCAACAGTTACAACTTCACCATGTTGAGCTGTGGTAAAGGTTGTGTCACTTAACAAGAGGTTGTACACTTCTACAACTTCAACGCCAAATCCAAATGGACGTCCACTGTATGGATGTGTTGTATGTGGCAAGTCACGCATGTTCAGCAGGTTTTCATACAATTCACCATGAGTCAATTGATGACCTTCATCAGACATTCGATAACCAATAAAGAGACCAACATTTTTACGCAAAATAATTTGGTAAAATTCTGCTGTTCCCATAGGTACAATACCACTACCAACAATGTATGGTGTAGCACCTGTGGTGTCTTCAGATAACCATGCCGGAATTGTATCAACAAGCAAGGGGTTATAAACACTACTATTTAAAATGTTCATTATGCAGTCACCTCCGGTTCAGCACCTAATGTTGCGTCCATTACAGCACGTTGGTCATCTGTCATTGTGTCAAGGCTCAAACCAAAGGCTTCCAAATATGCGTCACGTTTTACAACCCACTCATCATGAGCTGTCGGTTCTTGCGCTGGTTCTTGAGGTTCAGATGCTGTATTAGCCTGACTCAATTGAATGTTATCAACATTTTCGCCATTTTGGAAACGAATCAAGGCTTGTTCTAAATCTTCACCAATAAGGGTGAATCGAAACCGTTCGATTTTGTTCATATGTTCTCCTTTTTTTAAGTTTTGAGATTTCAAAAATCCCAAAGGGGTTTGGGGACTCAGCGAGTCCCCACTTGGCCAGTCATGTAATGACTGGCTTATTCAGAGTCAATTTGACTCTGTGCGTCACGAATTAGTTCTTCAAATGTGTTAGCATGGGTACGAACACGATTTTCAAATCGGATTTGTAAACTTTCAGTTCGATTACCATACACAGGATTTGTTTTACGCTCTTGATAGCCAAGGCTATAAGCGTCACGCAAAACGTCCCAAAGTGACTCAACTGTCACTGTGATGGCACCGTCTTCTGAGAAATCAAATTCACCAAAGATGTTTTCAATAGTTTCAGCTTCAGTTGGTGCAACATAACGAGGTTTAGCAGCCCATGAAGACTTCTTCCACTTAGCAGCGCCGTAACCATAACCGTAGTCATCGTAGTTTGCGTAGCCAGCGTAACTTGTAACTGTTGTACGAACTGGACGAATTTCTACTTGGTTATCCCAAACTTCAAACACTGATTCATCGTAATCAAAGCTTGATACAGGAATATCATATTTGAAATTAGCTTCACGCCATGTTGCTTCAGGGTTCTTTTCAAGGATGAAGTCAAGGTCAGTTGTTGAAAGGCCTTCTTTGACGACTTGCGAAGCAGTCGCCCATGAATACATTTCAACTTTGTCAGTACCAAAGTGACCAAATACCAATTGGAAACCGTCATTCGCAGAGTTTGCGATGTCAGTACCTGATGCAAAAGCGTCCATGGAGTTGTGACTGTGAGTTTCGATATACATACCGAACACACGGTTAAATTCTTCATAGTAATGGTCATCAGCAACTTCGGTCAAGGTGCTAGAGTTCCATTGTTTTGGTGTGTATGAAAACAGCTTATCAGACCAGAACTTAACACCTGTGATAGAGGCAAGTTCTACGTCATTACCATTTTCATCTTGAACATGAGTACGTCCATGTTCATTGTAGTAGAAATTAACTTGAGCCTCTTCGCCGTTTTTAGCTTGGATACGACGGTACCATTCAAGTACCGTTTCAAGTGCTTTACGTGGAAGCTTTTCATAGTTGTTATGAGTCACAAAGATACCGTCAGCAAGTGATGGATAACTTGGGCCCAAACCGTTGAAATCGCCAATACCATGTGATTTTTGAATAGCATAGCCAAAGTTTGAAATGCTATATTCAAAGACACCGTTACCAGCCATAATGAGAGTTTTCAAAAGACCTGTACGAATGGTTTCGTCAGTGATACGGTTGGTTTCAGTTGCTTCCAAAGTTGGAGACATTTCAAATTTCTTCTTTGTGAAATCAGAGAAATCGAATGCTTTATCCATTTCTTTGGTTTGTGCACGTTTGGTTACACCTGTAACTGTTGATGTGCCAGCGAAATTGTTGTTACTTCCATAAAATGTCATGTAAATTGTCCTTTCAGATTTTGCTTGGGGTTATCCCCGAAAAAAAAGTAAGCGTGAGATAACTCACTATAGTCTGTACGGGAATCGAACCCGTGATACAGCCTTGAAAGGGCTGTGTCTTAACCACTTGACCAACAGACCAAAAAGAAGCCCCATAAGGGGCTCAGAGTAGTGTCGATTAGCCACGTACTTGCGCACGCAATGCTTCGTCTTCAGCCTTAGCTTGTGCTGCTTTGATTTCCAGCACTTGTACATTTTCAACATGATCCGCAAGTTCAAACAGGCCTTGGAGTTTCACCAAAGTGTTCAGGAACACTTCATCAGCGAATTCACCTTCGCCAGTGGCAACCTTAGTCAAGTATGCAAGCGCTTCATCAGCCTTAGCCAATTCAGCTGCACGAGCTTCTTCACGTTTTGCCTTGTGAGCTGCTTCACGAGTACCTGCAGATGCAGCAATTGCCGCAGCGTACTTCACGAGCTCAGCCGGGTCTTTCAAAGTCAACAACAGGTTGTCATCTTTGAATTCGTCCATTTCAGCAATCAGGTCGATGTCAGCGTCCGTTGGAAACGTTGTGTTACCGTATGGTACCAAACGGCCGCTTTCAAGGATACGGACTTCGTCCAAAGCACCCTTAGAACCAGTTGGTAATGACAGCATCAATGTAGAACCTGAAATTTCAGTGTCGTAGTCTGCTACGTTGATAGACATTGTTTCCAGAACACGTTCAACTGTGAATCCAGCAGGAACTTCAAATGTTGGGCGTCCAGCGATAGAGATGCGAGTTACGTTTGTGTATGACATGTGTTTACCTCATGTTTTCTATAAAATGTTTTTACGACTAGCTAGTCCTTTTATAAATTACTTTGTCACGGTAATCCACAGGTTTCGCAACCATTTAGCCATATTCTGACCTAACGACGCTAAAGGGACGCCGATGCATAAGAAACCCGGCGATGAAGCAGCAGATTTCTTATGTTTTTTATTCAAAAATTATTTAGGGCATGGGACAAAGTCCCATAGAGCACCCGTGTAGACGGGTGCAAAACAATACTTGTTATGAACAGTCGTACAGAACAGTTGTTGAACCGTTAGTCCAAACAGTCGTATTGAAACAGTTGTAGAACAGTTGTATAGAACAGTCATCGAACAGTTGTCTCAACAGTCTTACAGAACAGTCGTGATACATAGTCATCAAACAGTCGAAACTGTGAGGGCAACAGTCGTATTTAACAGTCATCGAACAGTCTTATCAACAGTCATAGCGAACAGTGGCTAACAGTCATAGTGAACAGTCGTAGCGAACAGTCATAACAAATGCTTGTTCAAAAATCACATAGGGTCTGGGACAAAGTCCCATAAGGCGCCCGTGTACACGGGCGCAGGTCATTAACCTTTAGAACCAGTTGGCAATGACAGGGTCAATGTAGAGCCAGAAACTTCTGTTTCATAGTCAGCTACGTTGATGGACATTGTTTCCAGAACACGTTCAACTGTGAATCCAGCAGGAACTTCAAATGTTGGACGTCCAGCGATTGAGATACGAGTTACGTTAGAAAATTGTGACATATTTTTACCTCTTTTTCTTTTTTACATCTTAAGCAGTTTGTGGGGTCATGGACAAAGTCCGTGTATCCCACACGATTAAGTTGCTAAGGAGCAAGCCCCCATGCAAGAAAATAGCAATAGTGTTGAACAGAGCTGTTGCAGAAGTTACATTGGCTGTAACGTTTTGTGGAGCAGACTCTGATTGTTCAGCACAGGAAATTTGGTCAGGACGACGCTCGTCACCTTCAAAGTTTTGGAAGTGAACATCCAAATCGAGTGGTGACTCATAACCTTCAACCAGTTGACCATTTTCTTTGATAGCAATATAAACTTGTCCATGACGTTCAGCGTTACCGCCGTCAATCCAGACACAGTTGTTGACTTCACTCATGAAGTCATGCGCCAACTTACGGGATGCATTGTTATCCAAACAGCCCACAAGCATTGGAACAACATCTTCAGGGAATTCTTCCATGACCTCATGAAGAATATCTGTTGAAGAAATATAGCCTTGCACATAACTCATCGAGTTAGCATTTGCTACAACTTGAGACTTAAGATGTCCCACATCGTTCAACTTGAAGTTTTGACGCAAGACATTCTTTTCTTCAATGACATCGCCGTCAAAAATGACAACGTCATTGTACAAGCCTTGCTTGTCCAAAAAGGCACAAAGCCAAGAGCCTGTACCACCAGCACCTAACACAAGTACTGCATATTTCTTTGGTTTTTCAACTACATACATGAATTAGGTACCCCCTTATAAGTTGTTGTAGATGTCTTCAATAGACTTACCACTGTCGTATTCGTTTTTCAACAATTTCCAATAGCTTTCATGTGAACCGTGTTCTCGTGCTCCAGTCTCATTTTCATCTTCAGTCAAAGACAAATCATCATTACCACTTTGAGTAATCAAGAGTTCAAACGATGGCAAGATATGGTTGACAACGGACATGACGCTGGATTTGTCATATGCATTGTCAAAATAGGCGTCATAGAAACGACCAACACACATGCTGATAGATTCGTCGATAAAGGAAACAGGATGTTCACGATGTTGAACACCATACAAATTGGTGTATGGGAACCATTTGGCATGTTCACCAGCAAGGTGGATGTCAGTATGACTATAGGTATATTCGCGTCCGTTTTTGTTTAGACGTAATTGACAAATCACATAGGTGTCTGGTGTTGGCACATTTTCTGTTTTACGGTCATTTTTTTCCAGTGTACGCAAAGCGGCTGGCAATTTATAAATCAACGTCACATGAGGGCGTTCTGGTTCAATCACATTCATATAGATAAGACCTTCATGAACATCATCACGGAAGTTTTCAAAGTTGAAATTCATTTCGCCGTCAAGTTGTTGTTCTTCTTTGACCGTGTCTAAAACGACATTTTTGTCACGCAACCACACGCTCAAGTTTTGTTCCCGACGACTGTCAGGATTGTGAATACTTTTTTCGTTTACGAACATGTAATTCTCCTTTTTTTATTGTTCAAAAACAAAATGGGGTGTGGGGCAAAGCCCCATGTGAGGCAGTCATGTAGATGACTGCCGTAGAAGTTGGAAGGCTTAATTCTTGGCAAGCCTAGCTGCTGTTTTAAAATAGTCTAAATTGTTGATTTTAGAACAGCTACGGAATTCTGTAACAGATGTAGATGCGTTTGCACCAAATTTGCGGATACCCCACAACATGGCAATTCCCAATTTATCTTCATGGGAAAAAGCATCTTCAGCGATTGCGATAGCTTCTGGACTTGGGATATCAATACGTTCAAGAGCATTGACCAGCTCGTTTTTATTGATATAGCTCATAGTTTATACCTGTTCTGCTAACACCTCTGGTGATTTTAAGGTCAATAGGGTTTGCAGTTTTTCTAAATTTTTTAATAATTTTTTCATCGAGACAAGGTCAAAATCGTAGGCTGTAGTGATTTGTAGATAGCCGTCAACCAAGTCAATGGTGAATTTGTGATTATGTAGTGAGCCTTCAGCATGTTGTGTTGTAAAGTCATCGTCTAAATAATCAAAATTGGATGCAATGTCAGCAAATTCTGGCAATTGTCGAATAGCTTGAAACATTTAATTTCTCCTTATTTCAAAAATTTTTAGGGGTGTGGGGACGTGTCCCCATTCACAGACTTATGTCAATAAGTCTGTGATGAAAACCTATGATGTTCTTGAGTAAAAAAAGATTTCTGTTCAAAAACATCTAGGGTTTGGGATTTATCCCATGGGTCAGTCATGTAGATGACTGACTAATAGTTGATGAACTGAAGTTCAAAAACATGGTCTCTTTCATTTTCTTCAGTGACACAGAGAAGAGTTGTGGCACTTTTACCAATGACTCGTTTTACATTAGAGTTCGTTGTGAAATTGTCAGTTGTATACTCAAAATCTTCTGGGATTATCATAGATTCGAAGGCGTAATTGACACGTTCAGTACGGTCAAAGCGGATGCCATAAACGTAATAGTCCCATTTTGATGATGCATGTTCATCAACAACTTCAATAACTCCCGTATCACCAACATAATATGTGTTGCTTGGGATGTTTTTATGTTGTTCAGAATAATACGGGATTATCTTTACTCTTTGACCAATTTTATAACAAGGTTTCATAAGTCTCCTTTAGTAGTCCATTTCATGACAAACCTTCGTAATTAAGTTGTCAAAAACTCGAATACTGTATAATTTTTGACCATTTACGATTCCAATAGGTCTATAAACATCTACAAATCCATTTTCATCATAAACATAAGAACTTGGTTCAAAAGGCTCTGATTCAGCAGGTGCTAACATGGATTCAAAGACCCAAGCAACATCACCGTCATCGTTATCAACTTGTATCATATATTGAGGACTTTTGAAAAAATCATCCTCATCACTGACAAAGTCACCAGACTCATCGTAGTCAAGGATTTCTGCTAGGTCACCTGTTTGGTAAGCGTCAAAGACATAAGCACTCATTGCTTCATTGATTGGTAAAATACGAACCTTATCACCAATTTTGTAAAAATAGCCCATAATTCTCCTTTAAATAAAAGAACCTTAGTTTAAGGTTCTTTGTTTGTTATTTAGGTATTGAAACCATATGTTTGACGCCATTTTCTTCAACCAGATACAGTTTTTCATCTTTATAAAGACCAACTGGTCGTATAACCTTGGCTTCGTTACCATCAGGCGTGATAATCGTTTCCTTGATTTCGTACAATGGTTCAATATCAACCGGCTGAAGACAACTCTCAGTAATAATGGCTGGCTGTTTACTTGGGTCAAACGATACAAAATAATATGGTTCTTCATATCCTAAAAATGTGCCATCAGGCTGAAATTGATGGACTATTTCACCAACAGAGCCATAATCATACTCATTATTGAGACGTTGATGTTTAGTCCAAGTCATATCCGTGACTTTGACCTTTGTAGACGGTTCATAAAAACATTCGACATATTCTGTACGTTCAGTGTAAAATTGTGACATTTGATTCTCCTTATGAGCCTATATGCTCATATCTATTATATCATGAAATGATGAAATAGTCAAGAACCAAAAAAAAGAAGCTATTATAAAATAGCTTCGTCATCTTCTAAATCACTGAAATCAGCAAAGGATAAACCTTGTTCAAACATGACTTGTTTGTAGTTGTTTACGCCATATGATTCTTCGATTTCTTCAATGGTGTTGCGAAGTGATTGCAGAGTTTTGTCTTCAGTTTCATAAAAACTAACAAAGGTTTCATGCTCATCATCCGTCACGGTCACAATGATATTATTGTCTAAAATATCATATTCAACATTGATGTTTTCATGTAGTTCAACGGCATCTTCAATAACGTCTAAATCGTCTTCAAAGACCGCTACAATTTGACCTTGTTCATCCGCAACAGTATAAAGCATAAATGAACCGTCACCAATGTTGGTCGCTGATAAATAAGCGTCGTCTTGATGAGTGATTGATTTCTTGCCGGGTTCATAGGTCATTGATTCCCAAACTTGTCCAAAACGTTGTCTTGCATTTTGGTCATCAAGTGAAATAAATCCATATGATGCCGAGTCAATACCTAATTGAGCTTGAACTTGAATGTTTGAATCATCACGTAAGAGTTGATTGATGTCACCTTGATAATGCTGATTGAGGTAATCTTGATGCACCATAGCTAAGCCAAAATACTCACCATCACTAAGTCGTGCTGCTTGATAAGTGCCCGGTTTCACATCAATGGTGCGATTTGTATAATCACCTAACATGACGGTGCCAGACATTTGAATGTTCTGTGCTTCTTGAATTTGTAATTTTGTCATAAAAGTCTACTTCTCCTGTATCTATTATAACATGAAATAGTCAAGAACCAGAAATAATCAAAAACAGAGACCTATTGTAAGGTCTCTGGTTCTAACATGATTTCGCACATATCACGCATTTCTGTTTGCAACTGTTTTGTGGCTAATCCATTGAGTAATTTTGCAGACTTTTTCGTGAGTTTAACGCGGTCATCTTTATCCAACTGGTCATACAATTTGACCATATCCGTACGAGTACATGTTTCACGGGTACATTCACCGTTTTCATAACGATAATCACGAGGTGCGCTATTGGTGAAGACAACTGTTGGTTTGTTGTCATGTAAGAAAACTTTTGCGATGACTGAACAAATGTGTGCGTCTCCATAACCTTGTGGATGTAAGTCTTCATCGTCAACATTAGCCCACAACATTTTAACATCGAAGTCTGTATCTTCGTGAACTTTACCAGTCAAGCTTTTGTTTCCATTTGGCATGTTACGGGAATCAAAGGTTCGGCCTTTGATATCGGCGTCATGAACCCTGGTTTTAGTCAAGTTTGAGTCAACAATTCGACTATTTGTGACCATATATTGGTTGATGGTTGAGTCGATGACGGTTGAATTGGTCAACTCAGCGTTGATGAGCTTGCTATTCAACAAGGTTGAATCGTCCATATGACTGGTAAAGTAGTCGTTCCAGACAATTTCGGAATTACCTACAGTACTGTTGGTGATTCGAATATTGGCAGGGATGCGGTATTCACCATAAATGATTGAATCTTGGTCAACATATGGTACTTGGTGTTCATTCATTTTCTTTGGTAAATTATGACGGCCTTCAATATAGCCACATTTGAGACCTTTGTCAGTCACTTCTAATTGTTTTAAGAAATGATGGTCTTGAGGCAAGGACTCTGGGTCGATGTAGAATCGTTTGACCTGATGTCCGTTAACTTCTTTTACGTCATTTTCATCAATAAAAAGTTTAAGAGTCATGCGTCACCTTTCAATTTCATAATCAAGTTCACAATCCGTTCAGATTTTTCAGACATTTTGTTCCAAACGATATAAGGAACAAGGTCAAATGCTGATAAATCAGCTGGTGTCAATTCCGTGACATTTGTCCAGACAAATTCACCCAACCATGTTGCATAGTCATGAATGAATTGCCAACGAGCTGTCATGGCTTCTTGAAGTTCTTGTTCAGTTTTTGCATTATGAACTAAGTCATTCAATTCGACATATTTTTCATTATGTGCCACAATGTTTTTACGTAGTTTTTCGTACATGATTTCTCCTTTACTTTTATAGTCAAAAATTAAAAGGGGTTAGGGGACAATGTCCCCTTGTTAAGTCTTTGCGTATGCAAAGACCTAACGATAAAAGTCTCTTACTTCTTCCAGAGCTTTACCCAAGAGGTTTTTACCTCGCCAATTCGCTTCATTCAGAATTCGGTCATCGTTATCCGCGATACCAACACCCCAGATTTTATCAAATGGTGACCCCTCAACAAGGGTTTTATCACCTGTGTTTAAAAGAATTTGACGCATTTTAGGGCTGCGGAATTTTTCTTTTAGAACATTGACCATAATATCATAACGTTTTTCTGACCAAATTTGGTCATTATAGTTACGAACTTTACGACCTTGAGCTTTGGCTTCTTTAGGATGCTTTGCATTTACAATAGCTGATACTTTCGATTTGTCAAAGAGCAAGGCTTTTTCTAACATAAAGGCTTGTTCGGAGAACAACAGTTGATAACCTTTGTAGACAAATGGTGAATGGAAAAAGTTAGAAAATGGGTCTTTGTCACCCCAGAAATAAATGTGAGTTTCAGTTTCTCTCATAGTAGTATCCTTTCATATTAATGTTTCAGACTGTACCAACAGTTAATCAAATGATTTCGTTGTCAGGAATTCATTTTCATAGACACAATACAGATTTTGACCATGATATTGTCCAATTGGACGATATGCTTTGACATCATCAACAAAGTCATATGCCTCATCTAATGGTGTTGCGTCAACAGGAGCAATCATAGATTCAAATACGTATGTTACGTTTGATTTGGTCTTGATTTTATAGCGAACACTTTTATAAAAATCATCATTGTATCTAAGGTATGTGTGAGCCTTATCATCAACAGCAATGATAGTTCCAATTGTGTTTTGTCCATATTTCTGGTCTGCGTATTTTTCAGATTCAGGATTTAGTGGTAGAACTCTAACTTTGTCACCAAGCTTGTAAAATGGTTTTACTGGACAGTTTTTGTAGTTCTGGTGTTGAATCTCATCTAGTGGATGCATATTGTCTCCTTACTGTAACAACGAATATTGATATTTCAGAAATAAATAAGGGTTTGGGAATTCTCCCATATCCCAACTTGTGTATACAAGTTGGGAGACCTGAAAAATATTCAGGTCATTTATCTAAAACTTTGTTTAAGGTTTTTTCATCTTGGTATTTTTCAAGGTCAGGTTCAACTTTATAAATCTCTTCAACTTGATATAAGTCATAGACCTCTTTAATACCATGCCATGTAGTTGTGACTTTGACAGGTCGGATACGAACCGTGGTCAAGGTCTTTTTATGATATTTGTCAGAATATTCTGACAATTGCGGGTCTTTTTCATATTTAGTTTTGATATCATTGACTAAAACATCTTTTTTAGCATGTCCAATCGTGACAGTCATTCGATAGTTGATGACTTTACGACTGGATAAACGACTGCCGTCATAATATGTTTCAAACTTATATTCTTCAGGTTTTAGTTCTTGATATTGTCCCGGTTCATATTGAACATCAATATTTGTTGGGTATGCATGTAACGCTGGTAATATCAATGTATAGCAAAAGAATATAAAGGCGAGAATATCTATTACTGAATTTATTTTTTCTTTGGTGCCTAAGTTTTTCTCAAAAATGTATTTTGCACATATCGTTGATATAATAAAAAAGATTAATAGTCCAAAAAAGAGGATACCAACATGTAATGGAAATGCATCGGTACTGTCTTTAGCTAAAAACGAAACCAAATTGTATAAAAATGAATTGAAATTTTGTAGCATTATTTGTCTCCAAGGAGTTTATTCAATGACTTTTCATCAAATATGCTAACGATAAAGCTAACGCCATACATGATGTGTTATATAGGTTCAGCATTGGTGTTGTTTCGGATTTTTGCAATAAAGAAAAACAGGTTATAATAAAATGATTGAAGGTCTTGCATGTTTAATATCCTTTTTTTACATCTTGATTGAATTTTTTAAGGTCAGGTTCAACCTTATAAGTACGTTCGATAATGTACATGTCTTTGTGGACTTCTTTAATGTCGTGCCATTGTGTTGTAACGGTCACAGGCATAACTCGTAGTTTAACCAAGGACTTTTTATGATATTCTGACGCATATTTGGATGTTTCTGGGTCAACATCATATTTGTCAACATATTTATGTACATAAACCAGTTTGTTATCATGTTTTACAACATCAACAGTTGTGGTTTCTTGCGCCAAGTTGTGTATTCGTAAAAGATAAGCTGGTTCAGCCCAATCAGTTGAAACGGTTTGGTATGATGTTTCTTTGACATCTGTTTTAATATTGTCTGGTACAATTACATTTAATGTAAGAGATACGCTAATACCTATTGTCAAAATAGTGATAAGAAATGCTATGAAAGCTTTCATTTCACTTTCAGAGCTTATCAGTTGTTTTGCCACATACAAAGTGAATGACCACAGTAATACAATGATGACAAGATACATCATTGTATTGGTTGAATTCTGTAGTTTAAACAGAGGATATAATAATTCGATTGGATTCATTAGTCTCCTTTACTGAAGACTTGGTCGTCTTCATATTTATTGATATCTGGTTCAACTTTGTAAACTTCTTGAACCTCATATACATCATAAGATTCTTTAATACCACGCCAATCAGTTGTGACTTTTATAGGGCGTATAAAGACTTTGATTAAGGTCTTTTTGTGGTACTTTTTAGGATATTTTGATAAACCTGGTGTTTTTTCATATTTTTCAGTCTTTTTATAGACATAAAGTTCAGAAACAAACAAGTCTTCATCATTATTGGCATATGTCAACCGATAATGAATAGCTTTGTCACTAGTTAGATTTGTCAACTTATCAGAAATGTGGTTATCAAGACGATACTTTTGAGTAGTGATTTCTCGATAGTTACCCACATTCGTCGTCACCTTGACGTCGTCTGGAGATTCTTGAATGATTGATAAGAACATGAAAGAAACTCCCGTCATCACAATAGCTACTGCAAATGCATCACGGATTATCTCCATGGTTTTGTTTTTGGTTAGTTTGTTGATAATCGAGAATATGATGAGTGCAACAATTCCAAAAAACACGATAAAGACAATGGGGATATTTTTATTTGTATGGCCATAGAATTTGGCACAAAAATAAAACAATTCATAATATAAGTCGTTCATAGTTCTCCTTAGTAAAATAAAAACGCAAGATTAATTCTTGCGTTTGTCTAATACAGCAACGGCATAAATCGCTTCTGATGTTAAAATATATGGGGTTACAAATACCATGGCTAAACCAAAGGTCACTGCTGATAAAAGTATCCATAGAATAAAGCTTAGGTTCAAAACAAACAAATCACCTTTGTGTCCTTGCATAAGTTTTTTACTCATGGTGACAGCTTCTTTACCATATGCGATTCCAGTAACGGTCAAATAAATGGCTAAGAAGTATGAATATCCTTTAATAACTACAAGGATGAAGCCAGCAATCATTAGACTGATGCAGATGAATATCCAAACTACTGATACTGGATGTGAGGGTAATGGATTTAACAAACAAAGGAACATTGCTGTGACAGGAATTAATGTCCATAAGAAGATAAAGACTAATGTCCAAATATAAGTTTGAACGGTTTCCCATTTGATATGATTGAAAATCACCTTTAATTGGTCAACAAAACCATTTGCAACGGGTTCTTGCCCGTGGATAACGGCTGATAGATAAGCTGCTATACCAAGTTCCCAAAGAGCCGTCAGAATTCCTGTTAGTGAAATGATAAAGCGTGGTGCATTGTCATTAGTGTTTAACAGGGTGCTGAGACCAGTAAGGAGAAAGATTGGTAGTCCAATAGCCAACCAAAGGTTGTTCATGAGAATTAACGCTTTGGCTTTTGCTTTGATTTGTGTTCGTGACATGTCCCATGTCCTTTCATAAGTTCTTACTTCTATTATATCATAAGTTTACGCTTTTGTCAATACTGTCAATATTGCAGTTTTTGTAACATAAATGGCCTCACCCATGCATACTCATTGTGATATTTGATGCGATAGGTGAGCGAATCATTGTAATCAATCGTTTCTATCGTAACAATATGTTGGTCACCTTGTGGGCTAGTATATAAAACTGATTCATTTAATTGAAATGTTGGCAATTGTACAGGTTCGATAAGGGTATTTGAAAAATCATCTATTGTTAAAGCAGTATAGTAACCTGATTTATTTTCAATAGAGCAATACGTTTTATCAAGGTTAGTTACAAACCAATATTCATCTTGATATTTGAGCCATGTGAAAAGCTTCACATCATTAAATTCCATTTAAAACTCCTTAACGTTCAAGACTTGGTTGATGTTCTAAGAATTCAATTAGTTCATCATCTTTAACACCTTGATGTAATGCATCTGCAAGTGCTGCTAATAAATGTCCATGACAATAACGAGCCTTAGTCTCTAAAGAACAAGTTCCATTAGAACAAAAACATTCAAGATTACGTTGATGCAACTGACTGACTGCTATTCGAAAATTCAAATCGGTTTTAAGTCGGTCAAGAACATAATACAAATATTTTTCACAAACTTCAAGACGTTGACTTTCATCGGTCATTGGAAATGGATTTCCAATTAAACTGCCTCGTCCAATATAAACAGCATCTTTTGGTGAGTTCCATTTGCCAAAAACAAATTGACCATAATTTTCTAAACTTTTTTCCATAATGTCTTCAAACATGGTTGACATTCCCCGTTTTGTGTGGTATAATATAAGTAGTATAAAATTAAATGAGGTGATTTATGAAACGATTACTACTGGTAGGTCTTGTTTCAGCATCTTTACTTCCAACATTAGCCATGGCTGATGCAAAAAGTGATGCTGAAGCAAACGCAAATTATTGGGCCAATTATGATTGGTCTAAGGTTGTTTACTCTTGGTCGAATTCTTCATCAGCTTGGAACAGGTATGGCTATTTCTTGCCATAAATGATGAAGCGACCATCGATTAGTTGACTGTAAGGTCGGCTAAAGGTTATGGTGTTATCACCTTTCGGACGATACAGCGCAACTAGGTCGTCATGACGGGTATCAAACGCATAACCAATAATTGTATACCGTAACTAGAAATAACAACAATTCAGTATTTCTAGGTCAATTTTATAGTTTTTCAACTAAAGGTCTCACGGTTAACCTATTCCACATTGACTCATCTTATTTCAACTCATAAGCTACGCAATAAGACTTGTTGTCAATGCTTCTATAAAACATGTTCCTACAGGGAGATGCCCAACTGTCTTGCGTTGATACATCTGTATAGGTTTGTTTAAGACTTTTATACGGAGTCGTTATAACCTTGTCCACGTCGTGCTATTACATATGAAGCTCCAACGTGGCTATTCAGCTTCATAGTTGGACAATAAAGTTTTTTAGCTAACCACGATGTCCAAGCTGGATTAACTTTGTTGACAATAACATGATTTCGATAGGCACAACTTTCAACTGTTGTCATAAATTGTTGATAGGCTAATGAATGGAGCATATCATTATACTTTTTACCACTTTTTGATTCTGTTTTGGCTTTTTTATTTTTAAAATTCAAATCTTCAATACAAATATCTTTACCTGTTGACCTTGCTAATGTGACCACATGATTTGCGATACATTGTAAATCGGTTTTGGTTTTATGTCCAGCTTTGAAACGATAAGGTAAAAATTGTGTTTGAACTAAATGGCCATACTGATTGGTTTCTGATAAGGTGATAAAACCTTTATTGAAATCTAAACCAATGGTGCCGTATGATGAATGTGTTATAAAATCCTCATCACCAACTTGAATTTCAAAGGTACAATAGAGATAAAAACGATTGTTCTTTTTAATGATTTTATAACTTAAAGGACTATTACCTTGACGTAAAATCGAGATGATGTGATTTTTATGGTGTCTGAAATAAACCTTACCATACTCATAACGGTCATCACCTTTAGCGGTTTTAAAACCGAAATCTTTACGTAATTTAATTTCAAATTGATTATTTTTGGAATTATAGGTCAGTTGTAACATTTGATTACTTGCTTTTTGGGCTTTTGCACCAACAAAAGACATCTGACTATCGCGTTGATTAATAAATTTTTCATAATCACGCTTAAGTAAGTGTTTTGTGCCAAAACAAAGTTTTAATAAACCAGTTTCAAGTTGATGATTGAGATTTTCAAGTTTTTGTTTTAAGCGATTTAATTTTGATTTTTTAGCAACAATTTTACGTCTTAAATTTCGATGTCGCATTAACGATACTGATAATTTCTGTCGTAATCTAACATTATTGTTATTACGTTTTATCACTAATTTTGGAATCACGGTGTTTTCAAGATGATTGATTTTACGAATCAACTGTGATTTTTCATATGTCTTTAGTTCCGTTAAAGCATTTAAACGTCCCTGAGCATCTGATAGTATAGAGTTGGCGGTACGTTGTGTAATATCGTATTTGTTTTGAAGATACGTGTTATAGGATGATTTGTTAAAATTGTCAACACGTTTGAGAACATGAAAGGTTTCTCGCATCGCTTTGGCGTAAAGAACACGAGTTTTATCAACATATTCAATTAAATTGGTATTATTATTTTCATGTAATTGTGTTACTATCGTGAACTTACGTTTTTGCATGTATAATCCTTCAGTTTTCTTCTGCTAAAATTTTGAAATGTTTGGTTTGACAACGATAGCCTGTTTGGTCAAGACGTGTTTGACCTAAAATTTGAATCTTCAAGAGATGTTCATCAGCTTGGTCAGGGTCTTGACGATTGATAGTGACTTTTTCTAAACCAAACCAGTAACCATCAAAAGGGTCTGACGTTTCTAATACCCATTCATCTTGTTCTGAGAATTTGACATTCATGTCCGGATACGAATGCCAATCGTCTCCTAAAACTCGTTTATAGGCATAAACGGGTTCTTTTGGTGTAAAAATGGAATTTGGTTGAATCTTATTTTCTTTGAGGTACGTTTCAAGTGATTTCATTGTTTGTAATCTCCTTTAGCAGTAACTACTTCGTGAGATAAAAGGGTATGGGGGTTTCCTCATGACCGTAAGAAAACAAAAGACGCCTTATGGCGTCTCTAAGTTGCCAACGAAAACTGGACAACCACCAGATAGCCTGATTAAATCTAAATCGTCAGCTGTATCGTAAAAGACAACATCTTGGGAATATCGATGTCCCTGACGATAATCTTTTATTAGAATTCGCTTAAGCGTATCTTTGTCTTTGACATATGACATGTTTAGGCGAGCCAAGTAGACATCTTCAGCATAGGTGGTTGTTTCTTTTTGTACAAACGTTTGCATAATCATGATCTGTGTGCTTGCTGTAAAAAATATACTTGCGATGATGAGACTCATCATTATAATGATTTTTTCATTTGTCCCCCAATTGATAGGTCACTTTACCTGAGATGACTTCATCTGTTGTAAATGACCAAATTAAGTTTTTGCGTTCAAGAACAATATCACAAGGTAGTTGTTCCTCAACCAGTTTATCCATTAGTCGATTATTAGGATTAATGGCTGTTGGATGTCCAACCGACTTAAGCATGCGCATATCGCCTGTCGTGTCACCATATGCATATGACTGTGATAAATCAATATCATAATGCTTTTGAAGACTAGCGATTAACTTAGATTTTGATGCAGCGTCCCATAAAGGAGTCACCTCACCTGTGAATTTCTTGTTTTCAAGATGATATTGCGAACCATAAGCCATATCTGCGCCCAAAGCATCAGCCATCGAGGATACAAGGAAGTCTGGTGAGCCTGAAATAAAGATAACCGCGTGTCCTTGTTCTTTATGCCAAGCAATACGGTCACGAGTGAATTGATAAAGTTTATGCTGATTTTCACGAATGGTGGTATCAGCGAGATTTTTATAGAAGTCAAAATCTTTACCAATCATAGATTCAACATAAATATCGACTAAAACTACAAGGTAGTCTTCATAATTGAGTTGTCGATTTTCCCATTTGGTTAAGAGGTCTTTGACTTTAACCTGATTTTCTTTAGAAATCAAGCCTAATTCATTTAGTTTGTTATAATGAGTAATCATTAATGAGTCACGGTAAATTGTACCGTCAATATCAAATAAGGCTGCTACAGTCATTAACATCTCCTTTAACTACTTTAGTCTCCAATAAATATACAGGATATAGTTGGGTTGTTTCAGTTATACGAACAATTTCAAGTGTGACAGGCTGTGTGACAAAGAATTCTTTTTCGTTTTCAACCATACGTCGGTATGACTGATACTCTTCATCATGACAATAATAAGTCATATAGGTATCATAAATATCAATACCAGATACAGATTCATCAAAAGTAATCACCCATGCGAGTTGACCAGCGAAACTGGAAGAACCTTGAGCAAAATCATAGGCCACATTCAAATCTGTAGTGAAATGTTGTCCAATTTGTGATAAGGCTACATGGTCACCTGTTTGAAACTGTATGTTACTTGAGAACCCACGATACAGGGTTCTTTTAGATTTGGTTTGGGGCCCGTTTAGGACATTATCACCATTCAGGTGGTTTATGACTTTCGTTTTCGTATCCATCAGTCTCCTTATACAATTTTTCTTCGTAGTTGCCTTCAGAATAGACCCAACATGTATCATTAGCAATGTCTTTAAGTGGTGTCATCGTGCTCGGCCAACGGCTGGTAATAATTTTGACTTCTTGGTCATCTTTTACAGTATGATGATGAACATACGTTTTCAAAAGGTCTTTTGGTTCTATGTTTGACAGTTCGAAAACTTGGACAATTTTAGAATCACATAAAACAATATGAAATTCTTGGTTTGTGATTGGTTTTTCATTTTTGTCAAACCATTGATATTGGGTGACAGAACTTTTGGTTTTCAATAGATATGTATCTATATCCATAAAAGACTTTTTCATTTCGTCATGACGAAAACAGTCCGTCAAAGCTTCTTCAATTGAATGAAATTGATGTTCTTGACGATTGCGGGTCAGTTCAATCATTAGTTGTTTAATCATCATATCTCCTAAACAATTGGTTTTGCTTCAATTTGGTTGAATTTTGACCAAAAGATTTGGGCGGGTCTATTTTCATAGAAATAATCAACATCAATATGTTGGTACTTATTTATGAGGTGATTGACTAGCTCTGTACCAAAACCTTTTCTTTGGTATTCGTCAAGAACAAACATACGTCGGATAACAGTGTTATCTGCATTGAAAATTTCAGCAAAGCCTACAATTTCGTCTTCGTTTTCAACAAAATATAATTTAGTTTCTCCATATAAATATTCATCAATAACATCACTAGCTGTTTGAATGAAAAGTTTTCCATATCGTTGTTGGTCGTGATAAAACATGGCTAAAAGCTCATCTAAAACTGCATAATAATCATAGATGTCGGCTTTGTTTACTTCAATGATATTCATTGTATTTCTCCTTAAAAATGAAGAAAAGAGGATTATTCATCCTCTTTTTTCTTCTGTTTGAGTTGGATTCCAACCATACCCAATAGTACAAGTCCAAGAGCACTTACCCATTGACTGTCGTTTTCACCTGTTTGTGGCAAGACTGGAACTGTATTCTCAGTTGTTGGCACTTCTGGCGTTTCCACTGGTTCTTCGCTTGGCACTTCAACAATAAGTTCTGGAACTTCGTTGACTGGTGCGTTACTTGGAACTTCAAAGTGGAATTCTTCAACGTCATTTACTGGTGCGTCTTCTGGAATTGCTTGGTGGAATTCACTAATTTCATGTACTGGAGCAGTATCTGGAACTGCTTGATGGAATTCTTCAACTTCGTTTACTGGTGCGTCGTTTGGCACTTCAAAATTGTATTCTGGAAGTTCTGGAACAATTGGTGCGTCTTCTGGAACAGCCTGATGAAACTCATCAACTTCATTCACTGGCGCCTCATTTGGCACGTCTTCGTGATATTCTGGAAGTTCAGGTTCTACAGGTGCATCACCCGGCACTTCTTCATGATATTCTGGAAGTTCAGGTTCTACCGGTGCATCTTCTGGGACAGCCTGATGAAACTCTGGCAATTCAGGCTCTACTGGTGCGTCTTCTGGAACAGCCTGATGAAACTCTGGCAATTCAGGTTCCACTGGTGCGTCTTCCGGAACAGCCTGATGAAACTCTGGCAATTCAGGTTCTACTGGTGCGTCTTCCGGAACAGCCTGATGAAACTCTGGCAATTCAGGTTCCACTGGTGTGTCTTCCGGAACAGCCTGATGAAACTCTGGCAATTCAGGTTCTACTGGAGCATCTTCCGGAACTGCCTGATGAAACTCTGGCAATTCAGGTTCTACTGGAGCATCACCCGGTTTTTCAGTAATCACTAACTCATAAAAGTGAATATATTCTTCATCCATTGTGCCGCCGTCCCAATGACTTTCGCCTGTATAACGGTATTTACCGTTGAGCAAGAACGGTTCTGCTTCATGAACACCTGCTTCTGGTGGAATAACATCTTTTGTGAAAATACGTTGAGTTAGCTTTTCTGGGTCAGTTTCAGCTGTTACCCAGAACGTCATTGGCATAACCAAATGCTCTTTGTTTGGCGCTTCGTTTGGTACTTCATGTTGAACTAAAATATAGTAGTGAGTAATAATACTGTTTTCAGTGTTTGTTGTATCATACACATATTTCTCATTTTGTAAGAATTTTGGTGCAGGTACTGTACCTTCAACAGCTTCAGCTACATCTACTTCATTACCGTCTTGAAGTGTTACAAAACGAGTCACAACTTTATCAACACCTGTATTTGCTACTTCAGTTGGTTTTTCACCAATTACTAAATCATAGTAATGTGTAGTAATACCATCAGCAACAGTAGTTGTGCCGTTGTAGTGGTACTTTTCACCTTGTACAAATGTTGGAGCTGGAACAGTGCCTTCGACAGCGTCTGCAACGTCTACTTCATGTTCGTCTTGAACCGTTACAAAACGTGTGATTGGTTTTTCTTCACCATGACTTGGTGCGTCAGTTGGTAGTTCACTTACTACCATAGTGTAGTAGTGAGTAGTGATACCGTCTTCTAATTTAGTCTGACCAGTGTATTGGTAGTCCATAGAAGCGTACTCAATCAATGTTGGAGCTGGATTTACACCTTCGAGCATTGGTGCAATTTCAACTTCAGCATCGTCTACAAGAGTCACATAACGAGTTAAGGATTTGACTTCACCATGACTCGGTGCGTCTGTTGGTTTGTCACCAGTTACTAAATCGTAATAGTGAGTTGTAACAGAACCAAGTTTTGTGGTGGTGCCATTGTAGTGGTATTTTTCACCTTGAATAAAGGCTGGTGCATCATGTACACCTTCAAGAGTTTCTGCAATTTCAGTTTCAACATTGTTTTGAATCGTTACGAAACGAGTTGTTTCTTGTTCAACTTCATTTGAACGTTTGTAGATGACGTGTGTCAAGTATGTTTGACCACCACCATCATTGTGAATAGATTCAAAATTATGAGGTTGACCTAAATCATCTAACCATAGTTTTGGCAATGTTTTTAAGGCTTCACCAGTAAGTTTTTCTGGTGATGACCATGTCATACCACCAAACTTCTCTGGGTTACGAATCTTTTTGTATCGGTCTGGTGTGAAACCACGCACCTTTGGATGTGGTACTTCATCAAAGGCCAATGCTTGTACAGTGATTGGGTCACCATCTGGAACCAGTCTTCCACGACTACGACGTTGTGGTTGATAAGTGAATGGCATATTTTCACGTTGAGCTTGAATACGTTCACCATTACGTTCAAAGAAAAGTTCACCTGTTTGATTGAAATTAGCAAATAAGTTTTCTTGTTCTTCTTTGGTTAGAAGACCATTAATGTAGTATTTGATTTCTTCATTGGTTTCTCTGTCATATACAGCTAAACGAGTATAACTTTGTACATGGTCAGCGGCGATAAAGTTACCGTCTTCATCGGTATAACTTACTTGATAAACTTCTTCTGTTTTTGTCAAACGTTTTGTTACAACTTCACTAATCCAGTTGATAGTGTTGACAACTGGGCCAGTAATTAACTCTTCAGGGTCAAATTCACTTTCATATGGTTTGTGCAGTTCATCTTCATGACGTCCAATAATTCCATACTGAAGTGTTGTTTCTAAATATTCACCAACTTTTTTCTCAGTTGAGTTGAAAATGAAACTGTTTGACTTGCTGGAAATTAAAGCTCGTCCATAAAATGATGAACGACCTTCACCGCCCCATGAATATTTTGCTGTTGCATCACCTTCATGTGGATAACGGGCACCGTCTTCAACATTTACGTTTTCACCTACAGACTCAAGGTCATTGCCTTGACGTGTCACAGATGAACCCGGTGTATGAATCAGTTGGTCTTCAGAGTCAATGGTCACTGAACGTTTTTCATCTACAGCTTCTGACACATCAACACGTTTGTAATACACATGTTCATAACCTGCTTCACGATTCAGATAATACACACCCTTAAGTTGACCATGTTCGTCCACCTCATTATATGTATCGCCTGTGATTTCTTGACCAAGACTTGGTGTTTCATTTTCAATAGCACCGACAGTGTAAAATGTCACTTTTTGACCTTTAGCAACTTGCTCAACATCATCTTTAGTGGAATAATCTTTATCCACAAGGTGTTGGATTTTGGTTTGGCCATTGGCTTCAATTTTCGCCAAGATACCTTTTGGTACATGTGAATAGTCACTTGAATGACGATGTGTACTATGAGTTAAATCGTTCACATAATAAACATTAGGAACCGTATTGACAATTTCTTGATTGTCAGCGTCATAATATTTAATAGTGACTTTGATACGCAATGGGTCGTCAGTTTTCTTATTGACACCAACTTTTACAGCACCACCATAGATGCCTGAATGTTTAGCCCACACGGCAACTTTATCGTCTGGTGCACTGATAAGGGAGTAAGTTGTTTCAACACGAGCAATTTGTTTGGTTTCCCCATTGACTTGTGTTGTCAGAGTTGTTGGCATAGTATTGATGACAACATCTTGACCTTTACGTAAAACAGCTACAATGTCACTTCGGTGTTCTGCTGGCGCTTCAGTCGTTGGCGTTTGATTTGCAGTTTCTGTCAAACTAAACAACCATGATGCATCATAATATTCACGAGCGATAATATTACCCGGAACATTAGTCTCATAGCGACCTTTTATTGGTGCGGCTTTAATTGCTGCATCATACTCTGTATAGTTTGCATTCGTAAGGTCTTCTTTGTAGTTATCGTGTTGACGTTTCAAAATATCATAATTGAGACGATTTTCAATACGATTTGATTTGAAGTTTTGTAAATCACGAGTACGGTTGGCAATAGTTCCACTTATAGTATATCGTTCACTGTTTGATTCACGATATGCCTCATGAGGATTACTGATATATTTGTCAGTGGTTTTCACGGTGAAACCAAGTTCTTTAGCTTTTGCAACAGCTTCTGTGTATTCTGAAGCAACCTCACCAATTTCATTCAATGAAGTTCTTTTAACAGGCCCTTGAACAGTAACCTTTTGGGGTTCTGAAGCTTCTGGGGTTGTATAATCGTTTGACGCAACATTTTCACGTTGAAAATTACCTTGTTTTACAACACCGGTTTCGTACTCGGGTTTGTCAATTTCTTTTTCTTCATCTGTTTCTGATGGGTTGACACTTTCACGTGGTACATCTTCACTAAGACCTTCACGTGGTGATTCAACACTTTCATTTGGTGTATCATAGCCTTCGCCCAGACTTTCACGTGGAATATCATAGCCATCACCAAGGCTTTCACGTGGAATATCATAACCATCACCTAGACTTTCACGTGGTACGTCTTCATGGGAAACAGTCTCAGTTGGCTGTTCTGTTTCGTCTGCATGAACAACAGGTGCCCCTAAAAGTGTTGCGCCAATCATAACAGAGGCAACACCTATACTATATTTCCGAATTGAAAATTTTTGTTTCTTATCAAAAATCATATTTCACTTATTCTCCCAAATTTACTTGCTCGCCATTAACAGTTACAACATCGCCGTTAATTTGAACATTTCTGTTTTGTACTTCTTTTTTCACATCGTTCACATCAGGAATTTGCGATGCCGAATGGACTGCAAGTGATGCCAACATGCCCAAAATCATGATGACGACTATCAATTCAATCAATCTCATAAATTTCTCCATACATGATTCATCATCTCTATTATATCATATGTTTGACAGTTTGTCAACATTATAATTTTGATGTATCAAGTTTTCTCTTGGTTTTTATAGGTTCGGTCAGAGCTTTTTCTAGGCTCCAGCCGGCTGTCAGTCGTTTCACAATATGGCGTTGGTTTTTATTATATGCACGAGCCATTTCGTGCATATTCTTGTAGTGATGACCTAAATGGTCTGTGACAAAACGGCTATGGTCTTGTACAGGTAAGGTCAAAGCGTCTTCTAATGTCATGGTCTTTAATCGGGTGATTAAAGTAGTCCTATGAATATTATAGGTTTCAGCCAACTGTTCTAAACTTTCATATTCGTTTCCCAAATGGTCATAATATGTTCGTTTAACAGGTTTGGCGTCTTTGGTCAAAGCGTCTTCTAAAGACCAGCCGTCTTGGAGTCGGCGCCTAACTAATTTGGGGGTTTTGTCCCAAGCACGAGCCATATCGGCTACGGTTTTGTATTCGTTACCTTTATGGTCTTTCATGTGTATTTTCTCCTTGTTATTAATAAAAACAAAAGAAGTGAGAAAACTCACTTCTTTGCATTTCGGAACCAAACAATCATGCCTACAAGGCTGTTAAGAGTATACACCCAATACATGCCTTGAACTTGTATATTGGCACCCCACCAGAGATAAATAGAGAACAAGTTGGTGGCAATCCAGAAGAGCCATTGTTCCCAGTAGAGATTGTTCATTAACATTTGTCCAGTGTAGTTAGTTCCGTCGGTAATAGAGTCTCTAAATGGACGTGCACTACCGATTGATTTGTAGGCGAATCCCATAGCTAACCAAATGAGTGCTGTATAAGCAAGCCATTTAATCCAGCCAAAGAAATTTAGACTACGTACTTTAATATCACCCACATGTTCTTCATGTTTTGGCTCAAGAGCGTTGACTAACCATAACCATAAACCAACAGGTTGCATGATGAAGAAATACAAAGTTGTAATGACTTCACCATAAAAGGTTGCGTTAACAGATAAGATTAAATAGACAACGGCATTGATTGTTCCGAACAAATAGTTACTTGCTCGTCCAAAGGATACATAAATCACACACATGATACCGGTAGTTGATGCAATAAGACCTACCCAGTCGTTAATCTTGCCATTTGAGTAGAGTTCGATGGCAAGTGGTGCAAGAGATAAGATGATAAGGTAAATCGCTTGAAGCTTAGACACACCTTTTACCAAATCAGACCAAATGGCTGAAAGGATACCCTTAAAACCAGCTTTACGAGCTGCGTTTGCAATCAACATGTTACCATGTTTGAAGGTTGAATAAAAGTGTGTAAGTTTTGACATAAAAGTCACCTCATATTATATTGTTTTACAGCCGAGCCATGACTGGCAACGCTGACTGTTGTTTTTTACAAGCCGATGTTTCCGGTTACGCTTGCGTAGTTTATTGACATTACGGTCAAGGTTGTTAATAGTTTAAACCACGTTTTTGAAGAGCTTCTTCCAATTTTTGTGGTAAAACGGATAAAACAGTGTTGGCCATTTCCAGATTCGATGGAATTGGATAATGGCTTTGACTTACATATTGATATGTGCTATCATCTAAATACAGTTGTTTATGAATGTCATCTGCCTTAAATGATACATTATACAGGTAATAATCACCTGATGAACGGATATATTGAAATTTGATACGTAATAAATTGTCCATGATGTCCATTTGCACATATGGGTCAAGAAATAGTTGTTGAGACCCATGGTTTTCTTTTTGCGCTTCACCGATTCGCCAAACTAAGTTTTGTTGACCAAATGGATATTTCTTGAGAATTCGAATGACAAGGTCATTGAGGATTTTTTCAACTGGATGTGTTTGCATTAGTGTCTCCCTAAATTCTAGCTACGCCAAGTACGTTAGCAAGTTCTGACAAAGCTTGATGAACAATTGGTGAAAATTTCATAACCGCATTAACAGCTGTCATACGGGTGTTGTTTTTGTCAATTTTGACTGATATACTTGGTCGTGGGTATGTTTCTGTGGTGCGAAAGTCTATTGCGATTGTGATTTGATATTCATCTTTCAACGGTGATTTGATTCGCACATGTAGACATGTTGTATTTTCTAACCGTAAGAAGTCGGTAGAATACAAAACGTCATAATCACTATTTTTCATCAACCAATATAATTGATTACAATAAGCTCTGTCGTTAAGTAATAAATCAAAAACTAAGCCTGATAAGCGTTGTTCAACAGCATTCATAGTTTGACTCCTTTTTTAATTCTAAAAATAAAAGGGGTGTGGGGACTCTGTCCCCACTTGCAGTCGCTGTATGGCGACTGTTACCACCTGATATAAGTACGCTCTTTGAGAATTTCCACAGTGAAGCCTTTAGCTTCAAAGATTTCCGCCAATTCAGGGTTTACTTCTGTGTTATGGAAACTGATATGGTTACGGTCAAGTTTGATAGCAGCCTTAATCAGTTCATTGATTTTTTCAACTTGTTCATGTTCAGATAATTTGCGAACTTGTTCAGCTGTATAGATACCACTGTAGTTGTTTTTGATTTTCTCAACAGTGTCTTTGGTACCAGCTTTGACTTGTTGGAACAAGGATTTAGCTTTTTCTTTGACTTCTTGAGCCTTGTCACTTTGTAGGACATTGTCTACAGAGTCTTTGACTTGGTCAAAGATGTTGCGTTTTGATGCGTATTCAGCACGAGCTTCTTCACATACTTCAATGAAATCATCATTTTCAGCCTTGATATAAAGTTCAGACATTTGGTCAGGGGTCGGATTTCCCTTTGTCTCTTCCAACAAGGCCAATAAAGCTTCTTTGAGTTCTTGATTTGTCATTTGAGTTCTCACTTTCGTTAAAGAATATAAGCCTTTTCTGTTGTCCATTCAGTTCCATTTTGAATAAGACTGGCAAAATCAGGCTTGACGGTGTAAACGACAGGTTCTCCACCAAAACGTTGAACAGCTTTTTTAGCATAACGTTCAGCTGAAACCTTAGATGTTGTGATGAAAACAACGTTTCGCAATTTCTTACGAAAATCTTCACGTAAAACATTCGTCTCATTGGCTGGTAACAAAACATGACCAAGGTTTAAGGCTGTTGATGTTCCATGATAAAATGTTTTCATCTATGTCTCCTTTTTGGTATTGCTTCAAAAAATGAATAGGGTGTGGGGCAAAGCCCCATTTGAGGCCCGTGTAGACGGGCCTTGGGTTGAGAAAAAGCTGAGATTACTCAGCTTTACGTTTTTTAAGGGCTAATGTCAACGGAATAAGTCCTAATAAACCAACTAAGGTCAATACAGATGAATCTTTTTGACCGGTTGCTGGCAATTGAGCTTGTGACTGTGTGGTTGCCTGTGCTTGTGGTGCGTTGTCCGCCTTACGTGGTGATTGTGGCTGTGTTGGTGGCACGGTTGGTTGAGTTGTTGCTGTGGCAACTTCAGGCGTTTTAGCCTGTTCTTGAGATGCAACAGGCGGTTGTGCTGTTGGACGTGTACGGCGTAATGATGGGCTATAACCTTTAGTTTTAGCTTCATCTTCCGTAATCGTCACATATTCACCATCAATAGCGCTTGGGTCATCGTAATAGACTACACCTGTACCTTTTTGGTCACCTTTGTATTCTGACTTCTTGATATAAACCTTTTTACTGGTTTTTGTCTCTTGAGCCTTACTTTCAATTTGACCACGACCAGCTTCACTTGTGATTTGGTCAGATTTAACAGGTTCAACATCGTTGACATTCGTAACCTTATCAACTACGTCTTGAACCTCTTTTGGTTCTTCTTTGACTTCTGTTTTCGCTTCCTCTAATGGAGCTTCAGGTTGAACGGGCACTTCGGGTGCTGGTTGTTTTGTAACTGATGATGGTTGTACTTTTGCCAATTGAGGTTCTGTTTGTGACTCTTCCACTTTTGGAGTTTCTAACTTAGACTCTTGAGCAACAGGTTTTGTCTCAAACGATTCCAACTTATCAACAAGCGCATAAAGCAGTTGATGTTGTGGACAACCACAACGTGTCGTGTTGTCTGGAGTTTCTGCAGCCTTAACAGCTACATTAGAAATGAATTCTTGAGCTTTTGTCTTCAAGACTTCTTTATCAGCATCGGACACGTCTAATTTGTCAATTTTCTCAACAATACTAGTCGCTGTTTCGATTAACAGACCTTGTGTGTCTGTTGCTTGTGATTTTAAAACGTCTGAAGTGACTTCAGTAAACACTTGGTCAAGTGTTTTTGTCACTTGGTCTTCCGTTAAACTTGTTTCATCAGCAGAAACAGTTGTAACTAATGTCCCTAATGTTGCAAAGACTGGGGCCGCTTTGCTTAATTTTCTTACTAATCCCATAATCTTCCTCTTTATAATGGATTTGTAGCCAAAAGGCTCCTACTTCCATTATACCATAAGGTTTACTTTTTGTCAAGAGGTTTTTTATCACATTTTAGTCGAGTCAATGAGTCTAAAACGTTGGGATTTACAATAATTGCATTCGGAAATGTTCGTTCAATGATGTTCAATAATTCTGTTTGTGACATTTTTCCCTTTCATAATTTTTCTAATGATTTTTTTTGTGTTTGGTTGACTTTGTCAATATGGTCTTGACAAATTTGCTGATAGGTCTTGATAGACTGTTTTGTTCGAGCCTTAATGAGTTGTTTCAAGTTATCACGAGCCTCATCTTCAGTCAAGGCGTATCCATGAATGGCGAAACAATCAACCATGGTATCCATTTTAGGGTGTTCTTCAAAGGCGAAGACGCCAAAACTGTAACGTCCAGTATCTGTATCGATATAAACGCCTTGTAAGGGTTTACGAACGCCAATATTACGAAGATGTTTCGCCTTGGCTTTGACAATTATATCTTTAAAGGTAAAACCTGTATCTGATTTATAACCATAAACATAGACATCTTGTCCGTCTTGTAAAACGTCATCTAATGATGAAATGGTTGATTTCTGTTCGCCTTCATAACCCACATGGTCATATAGGGTGATGTTGGTAACTGTTTGATTTTCTACAAGGTCATAAATTTCTTGCATATTATCGTTTAGGGCGATTTTGATTTCTCCGATATTCATAATTGGTCTCCTTAATTAATCCGTACTCTGATACCTGAGTATCTGATTTCGCTAACAAATTCTTGTAGAGCTTCAACTTTAGCTTTTTCAGCTTCCACTTTCATTAGTTCAATAGCTAGTTCTTTATCACCTGTCAGGTCGTATGCTTCTTTAAAATCCATCATCTGATTCTCCTTTGTGATGTGTTTGATATTCTTAACCAGTTAAGGACGTGACAAAAATATACTTAACCAGTTAAGGACGTGACAAAATATTACTTAACCAGTTAAGGACGTGACAAAATATTACTTAACCAGTTAAGGATGTGACAAAAATGTGACAAAACTACTTTGATGTGTCAAAATAATGTGACAAATTTTTGCCACATGTGACATTTTTATCTATGCAATGTGACAAAATTCTGGACACTGTGTCTAAAATTTAACTACAAAAGTTGACAATATTCCATTATTTGTCAATTATGCATAAATTTTGTCACATTTTTTGTCACATTTTTGTCACATCAAAGCCCAAAATGTGACAAAATGGAATATTATACTAATATATATCTGTAAAATAGTATAATATTCACCTCAATATTGCAGTTTGTCACATTTTTTTGTCACATGTGACAAAAATGTGACAAAATTAAAATCGTGAAACCCTTACTCCCGCAACGGATAAGGAGATTTGTCACATATTTTGTCACATTTTTCTCTAAATCGTAATCAAAATAAAAAAAATAAATAAAATATAGTTAGATATACAGCCCAAATGTGACAAAATTTTGTCACATCACATGTGAACCCTACAGCCCCAAGGGTTATGCAGTTGTTGTGCATAGGATTTTTGACCCAAATTTTGTCACATCGATGTGACAAAACTCTTGAAACGTTGATATGACGGGGTTTGGGGACGTGACAAAAATGTGACATTTTTAAATAGGTACAAAACATTGGATAAAAAATATGCAAAATTTATGCATAAATATGCAAAATGAGGTGTAAAATAGACATTTTAAGAATTTTGTACAGAGATATAATAGTTAACTGGTTAAGGATGTGACAAAATTTTGTCACATGCATAAATAAAAATGTCACATACCTATATAAAAATGTCACATGTGACAAAATATGTGACAAAATTACTTAACCGGTTAAGGATGTGACAAAATCTTGTCACATTATTTTTCATCGGTTGTGACAAATAATTTTTTGATATTTTTCCATTTGTCTGTTTCACGGAAATTGTGCCATACATAAATAATACCAAAAATAGATAAAAGAAGTCCCACAACACCTGTAGCAATGGTTTGAAGTAGATGATTTACTGGGTCATTTAAAAGACACCAAACACAAACCGCTAAAAGATATATAGTGTTTATGATATATAGTTTTTCAAAATAGACTGTGAGAGTAAAATGAATGATTATTGATACGCCCCATAGTATTGTAAGGATAAGCTGTTGAATGGATGTAGGATTTCCCATCGCTATACATAAATATGTTTCTAAAACATATGATAAATATATGAGGTAATATGATAATTTAGTTAGTTTCATTGCTAGTACCTCATAATGATAATTCATTGTCTTGTTCTTTTGTGATGTGGTCAACAAAATGTTGAAGTGCTTGACCACGTGCTGATAAAGCATTTTTTTGTTCTAAGGGTATTTCAGACACATATTGACCCTTGTAAGTTACTATAGTGTCATAACTAAAACCGGGTTGAGTTGATTCTTCTTGAGCCACTTTCAAATCCATTGTACCAATGAAGAAATATTCATGACCTGTTGTATCTACATAAGAAATAACAGTCTTATAATGTGCATTACGATTCGTTTGACCTTTTAAAAGTTCTAAAATTTTTTGATTTTGAGTTTCATAGTCACGATGAGTACCTGTCCAGCGAGCTGAATGAACACCCGGTGCGCCATCAAGTGCGTCTACAAAGAAACCTGAATCATCTGCAATGACAGGATATTGATAGTTGAGCTGTTTTGCAATAGTGGTTGATTTGAGACTTGCGTTTTCTGCTAGAGTTGCGCCTGTTTCTTCTACGTCTTCGATTTCTGGAAAATCAAGTAGACTTAAAACTTCATGGTTAGGCAAGAGTTTCTTTACTTCACGGATTTTGTCAATGTTTGTAGATGCGAAAATAATTTGCATAAAATTCTCCTATTTCTAAGATAAAGAAAAGAGGTCAAAGACCTCTTTAGATTTGAATGTTTAGTTTTTGGTCAATGGTTTCAACAACCTTGTTGAAGTTGTCAATAAAGAAATCATCTGGGTCAGAATCTAAAATGACCAGTTTGTCTTTGAATGGTTCAATCAATTCTAACAAATGATTTGTGAATTCATAACGAATTGTTTGGTCAGACATGCCCATATCTCTAAAGCCATCATCAACATATGTTGATTTTGGAGGAACAAGGAAAATTAAATCCCATTGTTCACGTTTAAAGGTTGCTTCATATAACTGAGTCAACATGGCATAGTCTTCTTCAGAAATCTCATCTTTGAGATAATAGTCAATATAAGCTTGTGTTACACTTGAGTTGGTATCAGCAAAGACAATACCTGAGTGTGAACCTTCATCAATGATATCTGATGTTTGCTTGTATTGGTCGGCTAAGAGATGTACATAGTCATTAACATCTAGTTCGTCATCACGAACGTTGTAACGAGCCTGATAGGCACGAGCGTATTCCAATGACACGGGTGCATTATACACTCGACCAAGGTCTTGAACCAGTGTTGTTTTGCCACCAGATGCTGAACCAATCACCAAGACCTTTTTAGTGAAGTGACGTCTAAAGGGTTTGGTGATATAACGCCAATAAGCTAGTGGATTTTCACGAATGGCTGTTGCAGATACAGGAATTGTGCTACGTTCAACTAAGGTCACCTGTTCAGTACGACCACTGCGACGTTGAGCAAGTGAAAACCTTGTTGAAAAATAGCCTTTGATTTTTGACACATATTCTTCTTCTCCAACATAGAAATGGAGACTTGGAAATTCTGCATTGTCATGAATCAGTTTATGTAATAGCTGTAACCAATGATTCCAACCATTTGGATATGTTGGGATACCTGTTTCGTCCAGTTTAACAACACGTGTTAATTCATCATTATTAAAGACTTCACGTACATAACGGAAACGTCTGTTTAGATGAAGTCCAGCACGAGTTCCACGGTCAGTTTCATCATTAGTACCTGAGACAACGACTAAAACAGCATCATTTTCACGTTTGGCACGAGTGATAAGACTGACATGTCCTGTATGCATGGGCGCAAAGGTGCCAAAAACGACACCTAAGTTTTTAACTTTTAGTTTTTGGGGCATAAGTCACCTCAAATATTAATTTCAGTTTCGAATGTAAAGTTTACGATTTTGCTCTGACCTTTGTTGAAATCAAAAACAAACTCATATTCGCCTTGACAATTGGTTAAAATATCATCTTGGTACAATTCATCATCTGTTGGGTATAAACCAACAACAATTTCTTGAGCTGTTTCAATATTTTGATTGAAGAGGTTCAAATAATATTCAAAGTCTTCATCTGTTTCATTGATTTCACCTAAATCCAGAATTTGAGAACCGTCAGCAATTGTCCATGGTTGTAATTGACCTTTAGTTCGACAGTCTAAGGTTGTTGGGTTATAGTCGGTTTCGCCAGAAATGTCCATGGTTAATTCCAATTCTCGACTATTTTCAGTAAAACGGATACGAATCCAGTCAGGCGTATAACCTTGATTTTCTTTTGAGTCTGCTGATAAATAAAGTCTCATACTTCACCTTTTCTTTTCCATGCTACAAGTAGTTGGCCGTCACGTTTGTTTTCAACGTTAGTCCATTTGGCAAGTAAGTCACGAGTATCAAAACCTCGTGATGTTACAACAGCATAACCATTTGGTGTTTTATGCATTGTGACTTCTAGTGGTTTGTCTTCTGTTTCATATTGTTTGACATCTGATACGAACTCATTTAAGAGTTGTTCAGAGTCATAGTCAAAGTCAAAGAGCCATTTATTCGTCTTAGCTGGTGCTTTTGATGCTTATGAGACTAAGAGGTTTGACAATTTATGCGACGTCATTGGGAAATCAGTTGAAAGTTTTTCAACTAAATTTTGAACTAAACCAACCAACGTTTCTTTGTTGCGACGTGGGTTTAGGCTCATATATAGACGTGACATTTCACCATCAAGACCTTGTTCAGCAAAGATGTCAAATTCTTGTTTGACTTGTTCAAGTGGTTTGTCTGAAACAAATGATTGTGTTCGTTGCTTAAAATTTTCAAGGTCTTTGTTGTCTTTGTTTCGACTAGCAAAGACGTATACATATAAATCAGTCATATTAGTATCCTATTTTGCACTTGTGATGCTGACATAAAGCCAATTATTCATATCGGCACGTTTTTGAGCACGTTTGTCAGCTTGGAAGATATCGTCGTCATGTAGGGAGAATTGAATTGTTTCTCCACTCGTTTTATCTTTATATTCAGCGATGTATTTTGGCATAATAAAGTCCCCTTAATATTATTTTCATAGATTAATTGGTCTCAGGGCTTGAGCCCTGATGCACAATTTGCGTAGGCAAATTGGGAACAAACTGGGTCATCATAAATGATTGGCAGTTGTTAATTCATGGATAAAGTGGTTTCAGGACTTGAGTCTTGATGGGCAACTTTGTGTAGACAAAGTTGCGAAATTGATAAAAATATGATATAATAGAAATATACAATAGAAATGAGATAAATAATGAAAACGTTACCTTTTAATATTGATGGAATTTATCCATTAAATAGTATTCAAGAACTTCAAAGTATGTCTGAGGGTTCAGAAAAACCATGGGTTTTTGAATTTGTTGGTGTACAAGAAACCTTTGATTTGTCTAAAGACCCATGGGCTCAAGGTGGTCAAGAACATGGTGACCATTTATCAGCTTTTTTACATACGGGTAAAATTCTTATTCCAGATTTTGCATATGATGAAACTGTTGAGTTTTTCAAGAACTATCGTGATGAACATTTACAAACCAATAATCCAAATGAAATCGTTGAGTATTTCTCAGGTGTAATGACAGCGAATGGAAAAGCATATACAGATGTGGATGAAGTCTATCGTGAAGCAATTGTTGAGTTGGCAAACGATATCATTTTCACTGACCGTGATTTAGACGATATTAAAGATTTTGAAGTCTCTTTACGATAATTTTAACAAAAATGTGTGAAATCTGCATTTTTTGCTTGACAAAAGTTCTTTTTTATGATATAATAGATTTATCAAATAAATAAGACGTGGTTCTTTGGTGAATAGAAAGGGGTGTCTCCATGCGAGCACAAACGTCAAGTTATGTGGTTTCGACAAAGGTTCTGTTGCCTGAGTCTATTGTAAAACGGTTAGAAAAAAGTTTTCGTATCGCAAACAGTGCTTATAATGAGGCACTGATCTTTGGGCTCAAACGTTTTGAAGCCCTCAAGCAAAACTCTGATTATCAAGAACTTTTAGACGCGCGTCGCCTTGCTTTCGCTAAATTGGCAGCCTTGAAAAAGGCTAAGAAAAAAGATAAAGGTGTGGCCAAACAAGTCAAAGACTATAACAACACTCTTTTCGAATTGAGAAAAGCGTACAGTTTGACCGAATTCGGCTTATCGAAACATCTTACTCAACAGCGACGACAACCCGGTTCGCCTTACCAGCAATTCAATTCTGGTGAAATACAGGTCATCGCTACCCAAGTAATGAAAACATTAGAAAAAGTTCTCTTCTATCAAATCAAATCACATAAAGTGCGTTTTAGAAGTAAGTTCGATTCAGACGTTAGTTTCAGCAATCGTGTAAACACAACTGGAACGAGACTTGTACCATCAGATAGAAAAGGTATTGCTTATCGACTTTATATCCATAAGGCTTCAACCTTTGTAGATATCCCAGTAAAAGCTTTCAATACCTACCAACAAATGAGTTTGTCACGTAGTGAAAAAATCAAATATGTCCAAATCATTCGAAAAACCATTCGAGGAAAAAAGGTTTATTACCTACAGATTGTCTGTCAAGGATTTCCACCATCAAAGGTAACAAAAGGGAACGGAGTGGTTGGAATCGACCCGGGCATTTCAACGGTTGCCTTTGTGTCACCAAACGAAGTTGCTTTAGTTGATTTGGTACCGAAAAATATAACTCAGAAAGAAAAACTCCTGAAACGACTCGACCGAAAAATTGAGCGTAGTCGACAAGTGAATAATCCTAAGTGCTATAAAGAAAACGGAACCATCAAGAAAGGTGCACGATTTAAACATCCATCAAATCGACAAGTTCGCTTACGCAATCGACGACTCAACGCTTATCGTTCTTTATCTGAAGAGCGAACCAAACTTCAAGGACAGTTAGTCAATCGACTGGTGTCACAAACATCAAGCATCAAGATGGAAGAGTTGAATGTCAAAGGACTCCAAAAACGAAGCCGAGACATTCGCATTAATCCAAAGACTAATCGACCTTATAGTAAAAAACGTTTTGGAAAAGCTGTTTTCAGAGCTGCCCCAAGCACCTTTAAAACAGCTCTCGAAACAAAGGCCAGACAACTAGGCATTGCCTTTGAAGTCATTTCACCAAAAGACGTGAAACCAAGCCAATACAATCACATTACTCAAACCTTTGAAAAGAAACCTCTGTCAACTCGCATGTTTGACTTGTCTCCAGAATGGACAGATGTTCAACGAGATCTATACTCAGCCTTTCTCATTGGACATATTGAGAACGGTCACTATCAACAAGAACAATTGGTTCAGGATTTTCCTGATTTCTATCAGCAAATGAAGGGCTTCCTTCAAGAACCAATTGAAACCGAGCGTTTAGCTTGGTATCTAACCTAAACAATCATTGTCAAGGAAAAGACATCAAACCCGAGGGACTGACGCCCCTTCGTTACCGCACAAGACAAAACCTCTTCTTTCTACTTAGTATAAAAGAGGTTTTGAGGCGGATGATGTGTGTTTCGACGTGTGTCTTCCATCTTGTGAAACTTCCAATGCTTAGACACATACTGAGATTGAGTTTTTTACTCAAAGCAAGTCATTGCTGTTTAGCAGTCGCCTTTAACTCACCTGTGAGTCAGAGACGAGAACTGAGCGCGTTTACCATGGGGTAAACGGGAATCTAGGGGTTTCGCCCCCGGAGAACGTCAACAAATAAAGGAACTCTATTAAATGGCTCAAAAACGATTTACCATTACTCTGACTGAGTCGCAGGTTGATTTTATTAATCAGCTGGTTGATTCGGGGGAGTATTCCAAATCTCAAATTGGTCAAGAGGCTATTCGGCTTTTTATTGACCATATACAAGCCAGAGCTGTTCGTGAGACTACTTTAAGTTTAGCGACACAACTGGTAAGTGAAGATGCGGAAACGGTTGATAAACAATTAGTACTAAACATTTTAAGTAAATTAAGCGAAAGTGAGACACATAAATGAAACTCGGACTAGATATTGGTAACTCTACTGTTAAAGGTGCAATGTTATCAGAAGACAATGAATTATTAGCAAATATTAAATACCCATCAGCTGTGGTACAAATTCCTGACGCTAAATATGTTGATTTTCCATATGAAGAAGATTTCTACATTCAGGTTGTTGACAGTGCGTTAGAACACTTCAACACAATTACAGCGATTGGTGATAAAGCTATCAATATGCCGGGTTATCAGGAATATGATGTAACATCAACATCGTATAAAGCAAATAACCCAATCACCACAGCATTGATGTTTGGTGCGATTGCACAAAATACTGATGAAGAAGTTGTACATGTGAAATTAGCTGTGACTGTACCAATCGTTGAAGCAAAGACGATTGGTCTGATTCAAGAATATAAGGATTTACTGACAGGAACTCACGTTGTAATGGTCTTTACTCAAGACGGTATCCGTCGTTTGGAAGTGCATATTGATACAGCTGTAGTAATGAACGAAGGTCAAGCTGGTTTCTTGGGTATGTTAGATACTGTTGATGCTGAATTTCGTGATACACTAAACCATGTCTATAAGGAATTGGGTGAAGATGAAGACCCTGTTGGAAGTTTTGAAGATTTCCTTATTGTAGATATTGGTGAGGGTACTACTGACTTAGCTGTTTTCCGTAATAAACGGTTTAATCCTGATTTCTCATATTCTGTAACAAGAGGATATGGTAATCTATTAGAAGATGCAATGAGTACAGCGGCACGTGAAAATCTGACAATTGAAAGTCGTAAAGATTTACAAAAAGTGTTGGAATCAACCAACAAACGTCGTAAAGAACGTCGGGAATTGTGGGAAAATTATGTGCAGCCAACGAAGTCAGCCTTTGTGGAAACTGTGGTCGATACTATCATGAAGACTTATGGTTCTCGTGACTATTTTGACGCTATTATCTTCTTAGGCGGTGGTTTCTCAGCTCTAACTGGTTATACAGTTGATATGGGCTTAACTGTTATGCGTGATGATAGTATTTTTGTTGAACTTAACAAACGTTTGAAAGCTATGAATAAATCGGCCGATTTAATCTTTGGTATTCCGGCTCCATATTCTCAGGGTATTAACGAACGCGGTTTGACACAAGTCTTGACTTCTATGTAAAGGTGACAGTCATGTCACCTTTTTTGCTTTTTGTCATAGTTTATGGTATAATAGACTTATTAAAGACATAGTAAAAGGAGTCTGAAATGGCCTTATTACCTACATGGGAATATCAAAATTATGAAAACACTGTGTTGTCTGCAGTTGACGTTATTTTGTGATTCTTGATAATTATCACATATAATGCGTAAACGATTAACAAATCGTTCAAAACATGTTGTTTGGTCATCATTTACACCCTGTTGACTAATATCGCTTTATATGATATAATAGTATCAAGGAGATGTGTATGACCCCTAGAATTCAAACATATATCGTTAAACCATCACATCAATGGTATAACGAAATTGATTTTCTGTCATATCTCAGTAAAAACCTTTACAACTCTTCACTTTATTATGAACGCCAAACCTATTTCAATACAAATAAGTTTCCACATTACTTTGAATTAAATAATACATTTACTCATTCAAATCAAGTGGATTATCGCGCTTTGCCTGCTAAGGTGTCAAAACAAACGCAAAGAGCTGTTGACCAAGCGATACGGTCATATCTGAAGTTGAAAAAGAATTCTGAACGGTATAACCAAGCAAGATTACCTCATTATTTACATAAAACAAAAGGTCGTTTTCCTGTTTTTTATGAAAAAGGGGCTTTGTCCTTTGTCAAACAGGGATTTATTAAGTTGTCAAAAACATCCATAGAAGTCCCTTGTAAACTTGATAAATCAGTTGTTCAACAGGTTCGACTCGTACCTTGTACGGGTTATTATAAAATTGAGATAGTATACAAAAAGAAAATCAACCCAAGAAAACGTTTGGGAAAACCTGAACGGTTTGCTAGTATTGATTTAGGTATCAATAATTTAGCAACAGTTACATCTAATGTTTTCTCACCAATTATCATTAATGGAAGACCATTAAAAAGTATTAATCAATATAGTAATAAAGAAATTGCGAAAGCACAAGCTTTATTACCAAAGGATGTCTATACTTCAAAACGTATAGCGTTTTTATACGGCAAACGGTATCTAAAAATTCAAGATTATTTACACAAAGCTGGTAAACAGTTAGTGAATTACTTAGTTTCTCAGACCATTGACTTGCTCATTATTGGCAAGAATCAAGGCTGGAAACAAAACACAACCTTATCCAACGTGACTAATCAGAAATTTATACAGATTCCTTATAACCGTTTTACACAAATTTTAGAATATTTATGTGAAGAACAAGGCATTGAAGTTGTTTATCAGGAAGAGTCTTACACAAGTAAGGCCAGTTTCTTAGATAATGATGAGATACCAGTTTATGGTGAGCTTGAAGAGACACCATTGTTTTCAGGTACTCGTATTTGTCGTGGTTTGTATCGAACAGCTAATGGACATTTGATAAATGCTGATGTCAATGGTTCTTATAACATCATGAAAAAATATTTAGAAAACAATGCAGCATGGGACAACCAGAAATGGTCTGACTGTGTAGAGGTGTGCAGTACACCACGTGTTATGTCAGTTTTATACTGAGATACACAAAACTATTTAAACGGTGATGTACAAATATCACACTTTAAATAGAACTGCCCAGATGTTTGAAGTACATGTGTCAAAGAAGCTGTTTGGCTTACATACTGAGTCCTCATTTGATGATGAGTTATATGACTTTTCGCCAGAATTTGTCAAAACAACCATTAAACAAGTCATTGATTTCTATACAAAAGAAGAAAAGGCTGAAATGTTTCGTGAAGCCAATTTGAAATCCTTACCAGATACGTTACTATACGATATTAGTATGGTTGAACATTGTCAAATGCTTTCGTTAGATGATATACGGAGTAATATTAAATGGGGTGATTCTGCTTATGTGACTTATCTTAATGGTGGAAAATGGGATATCACACAAGCTCATGATTATCGATGTTGGGCGTCTGAATGTGAAACCTTGAAAAATTCTGACGGTAAAATTGCAGTTTTTGATAGTTACGATGCAGCAGCTAACGTTTTGAATATCATGGTTCCGGGTCAACATATTAAGCCAACTTATGTTGAACTGGTTCCAAAACCTTTGACAGTCCGTACATGTGAATCCATGACTGAGGTTGCTGATAGTATCACTAAAGATTTAGAAACGTCCCAAGACTTTAAAAATGGTTTGGATGATTTGAATAATTTAACAATGGAGATTTGAAATGGCATTATTACCAACGTGGGAGCAACATAATTACGAACAAAATATTCGTAAGATATCAACAAAACAATATAAAGAAATGGTCAATGACGTTAGAGATATGTTATGGCCACATCGTGATAAAATTCAAGCTGTAGGTGATATTTTCACCTATGTACCATTCGCTAAAAGCATCTCGGGTCGTGATACCCGATTACAATGTAGTATTCATTATGAAAACGGTCATTTGGATATGAGCTTTCAAAGTGCCAATGGTTACTGTGACCATTTGTTTGATATGAACGTTTCAAAGAAACTGTTTGGATTACGTACTGAATCAAAATTTAGTGATGATTTGTATAAGTTTTCACCAGAATTCTTGAAAACAGCTATTAGTCAGGTTCTTCAGTCGTATACGAAAGAAGAAAAGGCTGAAATGTTCCGTGAAGCCAATTTGAAATCCTTACCTGACACCTTTACTTATGACATCAGTATGGTGGAACATTGTCAAATGATGTCCCTTAATGAAATACGTGATACGATGGATTATAGTACTTCAGGGTATGTGATTTATCTGAATGGTGGCAAATTTGATATTTTGCATGCGCATGAATTTCGCTGTTGGGCTTCTGATTGTGAAGTTTTAAAAAATTCTAATGATAAAATTGTCGTATTTGATAGTGAACGTGTTGCACAAGATGTACTAAATGTTATGGTATCGGGTGAATATATCAGACCTAGACACATTGAAATGACTCCAACACCTTTAACAACTCAGACTTGTAAATCGTTTACAGATGTTGCTGATAAAATCACACAAGGTTTGGCTGATTCAAAAGATTTTAAAAAGGGTCTTGATGATTTGAATGATTTGACAATGGTTGAGTTTCATTAATGAACAAGTTTGAAAGATGACCATGTCATCTTTTTTGACTTTTGTCACGTTTCATGGTATAATAGGGTTATTAAGGAGATGACATGGTTAATCAAATTGAAGACATTATTCTAAAACATCATCAACGTTTCTTCAATGAACGTGAATATGAAAGTTTCACCAGTGAAAACGTTTCTTTGAATGTAACGCCTATTGTTTTTGGTAATGATGGTCGCAATGGTATTGATTATCAGTTATATGAAAATGACAAAGTGGTTTTTGAAGCGGGTATGGATATTGACGAATTTAGATATGTTGAATTTGAAACAGAAAATACGATTCAAGACAAATCTGAATTCTTTAAACAATTAGACGTCATAGATTCTGTTATAGATTCACAAATGACACTTGAATTGACAGATGATGATTTGAATTTTCAATCACTAATAGAATATGGAGAACTATAATGGTTTCGTTAAATGAACTTCTGGTTGATAAGGATATTCATAAACAGTATGAAGCTGTTTTAAATGATTTTGTTGAGGAGATGTGGAATCGCGTGACGACTTAAAAGGTTATGGAAAATATCTCACGGTTCCTTTGGATTTTCCAACAGAAAACAATTTGCGGGTATCAGCTGTTTACAATAACAACCAATTACATATGAGGTTGGCATTGAATGACTATGAGACCAAGAACACCTTGTCAGATGTTTTGGTCTCAAAAGGTCTCTTTGGTAAATCTGTAAACTATCAACATTATGGTAAAATTTTAGATGTTTCGCCAGCCTATTTAGATGTGGCTGTTCAACGTTTGATTGATGATACTCAAAAAGAAGAATTAATGGAACAATATGTTGAAGCTAACCAAAAATCATTACCACAATCATTTCGTATTACAGATGAAATTGTGGATACCGCTACATTTGTTTCGTTGGATAAGGCTGATGTGAAAGAGTTAACGAAATTTACATTTGTACCTGAATATGGCAAATTAGAAGTAAGGTCAGTCTTTGATGCGAAGACGTTTACAGATAAATGTTTACTGTTTGCTGATTATCGTGGTAATCTACTTTGTTATAATTCAGAAAAAGAAGCTCAAACAGCTTTGAATCTCATGGTTGACCATGAGTATATTCGTTCACGAGACCAACGATTTAGACAAACAGATATGAATGACGTGATGATTGTTGACTCAATAAATGATGTCACGGCTGTGATTTATGACAGTTTGTCGATAGTGGATGAATCATTTTCGGCTATCGTGGATGACTTAACTCGTTATCAAGAACAAACGGAAACAGAATTGAAGAGGTGATATGGAGTTTTTAGATAAAGTAGACATAGAAGAAAAAGCTTGTAATACGGTTCATAAAGATTATGAAGAACTTGTTCATGAGGCGTTGGTTCGTCTTTGGCCAGAACGACATCGATTTAATGTATCCGGGAAACATCCAATGGTTCAATTTCAATGGTCAGAATTCAAACATGTTCCCAGTGATGTAACGGATTTGGGTGCTGTTCATCAATTCACTAGTTCTTTGAAATTTGCTGATAAAATAATGGATTTTGAGTTGCGTGATGAATTTTCAGAGACACCACTTTTGCATATTCATGCTAAGCCTTCATTATTTGGCAAAAAGTATGATTTTAAATTTTCCGATAACATTTTAAATTATTCACCAGAATATTTAGATGTTGCATTATCACAACTTTCAGAAGAAAAGCCAGAAGAGATTCTTAATCTGCGATATTATCAAGCAAACATTGATTCACAACCTGACACGTTTCGATTTTCTAAAGAAATGACTGAACATGTTAAACTTGTTGATTTGAATGATTTGAATACTTTGAATCAATCTGAATACAGTATTATTTATCAAATGTATGGCAAATTTGCAACAGCTACATTAGATGAATATAACAGGGCTGAATATGCTGGTATTGTTTTTCAGAATTCAGAAGATAAAGTGTTCGTTTTTGACACAGTGGCTTATGCTAGTCAAACGTTAAATTTGATGATGGATAATAAATATATTAGCCCACAAAGTCAAACAGGTGATACATTTGAATCGTTTTCAGATATGGTTACTGTTCATTCATTACCAGAATTTGCAAATATGATGTCACAAGAAATTGAAAATAAATCATTTAAAAATAGTTTAGATGATTTGAAAGAAGAAAAACTACAGATGTAAAACAATGAATCCCGGATTCTTAAATATTGTAGATGCTAAAGAAAATCAAAATAGTATTGTTGAAGATAATAAAACTGCACATAAAGAATATTTGATAGAATATGGTAAATTCTTTTATGATATGCGAGACAAACTTGAAATGATTGGTGGCTATAAAATTGATGTCCCGTTAACATATGGTACCACAACATTATCCGAGTCTAATCGATTATCTGGAATAGTGGGTTGTGACCAAAAATCTGTCAATATTTTTTTGTATGAAAAATTATATGGTACAGGGTATAGATTGGCTGATATTAAAGTCGATGACCCAGACAAGGTATCTGTGCAGTTGTATCCTGATATTGCTGATTTTTCACCAGAATATTTGAAGACAGCCTTGGAAGAAACAATTCGTTCAACAGATGAAAAGTTTTTGACAGAACATCTTCGTAAAGCAAATCAAGAATCGATTACCGATTTGCGTTACGCACCTAAAATGCTCGAAAATGCGAGTACAATCAGTCCTGAACTGGCTAAACGTATTGATAGAGACTTATTCGTATCTGATTCAGATGTTGCGTATGAATTTGGTGATAAGCGGACTCTTGCTGTTTGTCACGGTCGTTTATCCATTGTTCAACTTAAAAATTTAGACAATACAGATGTTCTTAAAGATTCACAAGGCAATCTCATTGTTTATGATACGGTTGAAGATGCCGTACAAGCAGCAGCTGTTATGACATCTTATAAGAATATGAACCGAGATGTTCAAGATAAATTGGCTCACATGTCTCATAGCTTTGGGGCGGCTCAAGATGTTAACAACGTGACTGAATTAGCTGATATGATTTCGCAAGGTCTGAGTGAGAACAAAGACTTTATTGATGGCTTAGATGATTTAAAAGAAACTGAATTAACGAGGTAAAATAAAATGACAAAGAATTATGAATCACTAGATGTGGATTTTGGATATCGTACTCAAAATTGATTCAGAAACTGAATCAATTCTTCGTGAACATGGTTTTGAGAAAACGACTACAGAAATTGAACGTTTTGCTGATTTGGGACAAGACCCTAAAACTGTACAACTGGAAGTTGATGTTCAATATCCTGAAAATGGTATCAATGTTGTTCTGACCGAAATCGATGGGGAAAATCGTCAACCGGTCATTGATATGGACATTGTTGACCGTGAAGTCACTTCTGTTCATTCACATGACGTTATTCGTCGTTACAAACCAGATGACCTTGCATTGACATTTGAAAAGGTTATGTTTGAACAAGTTCATAATCATTTGGATTTATCTAACGATTTGAACGATTTAAAAGAAACTGAATTACAAAAATAAGGAGTTTTACTCCTTATTTTCATGTTCTGGTACTTGCAAAGTTAGCAATGTCATGATATAATGGTTATATACGTGAAAGGTGAATATTATGTCCAAATTAGAAACATATCGTGCCGTCACTCAAGGCTTAACTCAGGCAGACACTAGTTTCCGTGATGCTGTTGAAGCTCTTGACCATGAAATTAAGACGGACTTTTATAATAGTAAACGTAATACCATTAATCGACTAAATCAACGTACGGTTGGTCTTGTTCCAAATGATGAAAAACCAGTTGAAATTGTTGGTCTGGTTGATTTCAGGCAAAAGAAAATCACCTTGAATGAATTATCAGGTGAAGAAACCTATAATTTAGATGATTTTGACCCACGTTATTTGCGTGTCCTTAATCAAAATGTACATGGTGGTGAACGGAATCCTGATGAATTACCATTATCTAAATTATCAGTTGAACTTTTAGATGCTCAAGTTGATGAACCAACACAAGCGCTTCCATTTAACAATATTGAAGACAAATATGATATTACGTCAACTCGTCGTCAATTGGAACAAGCATTTGCAAATGAAATGGTTCTTTTAGTTGAGTTAGATGAGTTCGTAAAAGACAATGGGTTAGAGTCTGTTTTTGAAGCTCATAAAGATGAGTTAATTCAATTAGTGGATAAAAAGGCTTTTGCTCAATCATTTAATGATGCTGTGGTTGATTTGGGTCGCTCAGCTGAACATATTCTGGGGGCTTAATGATGCTAGAGATTTCTAAAGAAATCTTCGGTACAGAAGATTATGAATCTGTACTTGAAGTATTGGCGCCAAGTGATGCCTTGGTGCGTGAATTTAATAAACGAATTGAAAAATTGAGGTAAACATGTCAAACGCTAAAGATTTTATTAAACGTAAACTATCAGTAGATGTTGAAGATGCATTAGACCGCATGGATACTGAGACATTAAATCGTTTTGCTACAATTATGCGTCGTCCGAACTTACAAGTTCGTATGAGCCGAGACCGGGCACCTTATGGTGTGGTTATTGGAACACCTTATGGGTCTGTTCTTTTAGATGACTCTTTAACATCAATTGACATGGTTTACGTCAATGGTGCTCGTTTCTCTGTTAAAGAAAACGGTATCGATGCTATTGAAAAACTTGTTGATAATGTTGAGTCAGCTAAAGAAGTCTTGGGTTCTATTCAAGGACGTCAAAAAAGTGGTCGTAAAACACGGGCACGTCGTCGTTCACAAGATGAAGTGTCTATTGAAGATATTCAAGTTGCTGCAGCAGCTGATTTGCAAGCTGCTGGAATTCAATATGAAAATATTTTTTCTGAATTAAATGGTCTTTTATTAGACTCAAACGTATCAGCTTCAGATATCGTTGATGAACTCTTCTCATTTAATGTTGATGAAAAAGATATTCCTTACTTCTTGACTCATGAAAGTCAATATCGTATGGATATTCTGTCACGTGTCTATAATGTTCCACTTGGAACAGCTCAAATGAACTATGAGTTTGAACCAATTACAGCTGATGACAGTTTCTTGGGTCGTCTGATGACATCCATTGGTGTTGAAGAAGCTGAATACGATGCTAAAAATGGTGTTCTGCGTGTTGGTGAACGTTTAATTACAAACTTGCCATCAGTAGATGAAAAGGGTGTGTTCTCAAATGGTAATAAACGTTATTTGCCATACCACATCGGATACTTTGCTGAGGGTGAGGGTTCTCGTGTTGAACGTTTACGGGTAATTGACCCTGTTCAAACAGCTCTTGACTCTGTTAAACTGCAATATGATATGTCTTCTGGGGACATTAAGTTCCAAACAATTTTGGACGTTACTCGTAATCTCATTGATTTCGACAAACACCCATATGGTGAAGAAATCCTTGATACACTGAAACGTAAAATTGTATTAGATAAGTCATATGCTTCCACAAACTCACTATTGAATGAGTTCTATGATAAAACAGATGATTTGGGCGCTGTTAACACTATGATGTTAGACGAAGATGCTCGTGGTCTTATTGACCCACTGGGAACTTCAAATGGTTCTAACATGGGTATGATTTTCTACTTAACAAAAGATGCTCAAATTAATCCTGATGGAACTTTAATACGTGGTGAATCAGAACACTCACTTGTTGGTGATATTCTAAATGAACACTTTGTTGATAAAGATAACTTTAACCGTAACCAAATGAGTTTCAATGCTATGTTGACTTCAACAGACGTGAAGAAACTGAAAGTTGCTTATGCTGAATTTGGTCTCTTTAACAGTGAAGACGCTGTTGTCATGACGCAAAAAGGTGCAGAACAATATGGTTACAGTGATGAAAACGGTGAAACTCATGGTGTTAAACGTGTAGGGGACAAAATGGAAGACTTGGGACATGGTAACAAGTCCGTTATTTCCTTGATTGTTGACCCTGAAATGGACTTAGAAACAGCTCGTGAACAACAATTGGAAAACGCTGTCAAATTTGCTCAGTTAAATCCAGATGTTGATATGGTTGTTAGTCCAATTTCCCTTGCGTCACGTATGAACATGGGTGTGGCTCATGAAGGTCTTGCGGGCCAAACTTCAGACTTACATTTACCTGATGGAACTGTCGTGAAAGACGGTGTCACTGAAATCATGTATATGAGTCTGCCTCAAACTGCAGAACACAAGTCTAAAGACTATGCGGTTGAGGGTCAAGGTCGTCGTTACTCAACTCTGTTCCGTTATGCTTTGGCTTCTAAAATCGGTATGGATATGTACAACCAAGCCTTTGTCAATGATGAAGTACGGGCAGAACATATCGATAAAGCAGCAACAGCCTTTCAACGTATGGGTATCTCTTTTGTAGATGATACACAACTGGTAACTCCGGGTAACGTAAAACAAGTTGTTGATGCGCCAACGATTGATGTATCTGAATATGCTGGATTTACACCATCAGTGATTCGTTTGTCTCTAATGAAACAAATGGAAAACGGACAAATCAATATTGATTTGGGTGAAAATCAACTCGTATCTCCATTGACTGGTGAAGTCATGAAAGACAGTGATGGACGTAATATTTTACCAATTCGTGTAACTGAAGGCGGAATTATTCCTTATCGTTATTCAGAAATCTTTAAAGATTTGTCTCTGGGTAACACAAAGAACTTACAACGCCACTATGACCACGCTGTTGGTAATGACTACTCATTATTGACTCGTAAAAACAATATTCTGAAGAATATTGATACGATGACCTTTACTGAGGGTGCTCACACGGATATCATTGTTCCAGACCCACGTCTTGGATTAGATGAAGTTCGTTCAACACTGGATACTGCTCGTGTCATTGCTCACCGTGACCCTGCTATTAAGTCTGGTAATACTATTTTCTTCAAGAACGTTGGTGGTGGTGAAGCAAACGTTATGCATATGCAACCGTTGATTGCTCCACAACAAGATAAAGACTATGATGGTGACTCTGAGGGTGCAAGTAAAGAAGAACAACTGAACTTGACTCAGGCTGGTCGTGATGAAATGTATAATCGTTCATCTGTAACAGAACAATTGAACCACTATGGTGAAGTTTACTTAGCTTTAGGTGGACACTTTAAGGCTGCTGCAACTGCTAACAACATTGACACTTCTGATTTGACATTTGATGATGGTAAGTCTAATGAAGAGTTACAAGCCTTAGTTGAACGTGACTTGAAACAAATTGTGAATAGTCCACAATCATATGGTGCTTATGCTCTGTCATTTACGGATAAACAGTCTCTGTTAGATTCACTTGGTAAACTGGCTGATGACGGTATTAAGGGTAATCGTGCTGACTTGGAACACCATTTTGAAAATGGTTATACAGTTGATGAAAACCGTGCCGTGATGAAAGCCTTGATTGCTAAGTCTGAATGGACTGGTTTGGCTGGTTCTGTAACCAATGATTTGATTGCAAACTTGGGTGACCAAGAATTCGATGCTGAATTGGTACGTACAGCAATGGACATCACTCATACGATGACACAATCAGTACTTCAAATGAAGAAAAACGCTGACAAATTGCCTGTTATTGACCAAGGTATTAAAGACATGAAGTCTGTAATGTCTGGTAAGTATGATATTGAACGTTCACGTCAAGTACTTAAAGAAGTAACGAACGGTTTGATTCCGGAACAAGCTGTAGATAAGTTTGTTAACTTGGTTGCAGCGAAACAAGAACCTGAAGCTAAGTTTGGACATGGTGTTCTGAATGGAACTGATATGTCAACAGCAAAACTGTCATATAAATCAGGTAAACAATTTGGTAAAGCTCTGAAAGACATTACCAATGAACAAATAGGCTTAGATGATGACCTTGCGTCTCTTCTAAACCAATTCTAAGAGGTCAAATATGACCTCTTTTTTGCTTTTTTAGCAATGTTGTGATATAATAGAAGAAGAATAATGAAACAGGTGAATAAGATGACAGAATTTGAAAAATTACTTGAAATGGCACGTAATGGGGAAAACCTAGATACTTTAGTACATCATGAATCTGAAGATGTTCGTGCAACTGTGGCAACACATGGGCGTGAACAAGATTTAGATATTTTAGTCAATGATAAAAGTGATGACGTCTTATTTGAGGTGGCTGTCTTTAATCGTCCACAAGATAATTTGATTTTAACTGAAAATGGCTTTTTTGACCGTTTATCTGAAGAAGAAAAAGAACAGTTAGAGGAGATGCGTGCGTCACAACTAACTTTTGATGATTTGGAGTCCTTACAAGAAGCGGGGTTAGTCAATGAGTAAATTAGGTGCTGTTGGAGATTTAGTCAACAAGTTTCGTATTAACCGAGCTTTGGCGAAAACAAATTTTGGATATGTTGAAGGTTATTTATATGTTTCACGAGATGATGAACGTCAATTCATTCAAAATGTTGTTGACTCCATTGGATATCTGCCAGATTCGTTAATTGATGAAATGAGTCCACGTTTAATGCAACAGTCTGTTGGATACATGTCAGATGAACAAGTTCAAAAGATTCTTGATAAAGATTTGTATAGTGAAACAACACTTGCTGCGTTAGATAACAGTGTATTAAATAATCGTGACGTCACATATGACCATTTAGTTTATAGTGACCATACAGATGTACAAACCTACTTGGCTGAGTTAGGCGATGAGGAACATCTTGTTTATTTGATACGTCATGGTCAACCTGAAACTCAGGCTCGTGCTGTACCAAAGGTGCCTGATAATGAATTAGATGCGTTGATGGAACTCGGAACAACTGATGTCGTTTATAAGGCGATTGCTCGTCGTGGACGTCCACAAGATTTGGATGTTTTAGTAAGACATGATAATGAGGATATTCGAGCTGAAGTGGCTGCTCATAAACGGGACACTGATTTAGACTTGTTGGTACACGATAAGTCTAATGTTGTGTTACTTGAAGTGGCTATTGCTGGTAGGCCTCAAGATTTGGATGTCTTGATGTCACGACATGTCACTGATGGTTTATCATCAACTGTTGTGGATGCTGTTATCGAGCATAAACGCCCACAAGATTTGGCGATTGCATTGCATGACTCAAATCCTAAAATTAAATTCTTGGCAGAACAATATACTGAAAGTTTGAGTCATGAAGACCAAGAAAAAGTGGCAAATTTATCTCGGACATACAAAGAACAGTTAGAAGCAGCCTCTAAGGCTGTACAAGGCTCTGTAAGCCTGTCTAACGATGACTTAAGGGATTTGTCCGATAAACAATTAGAGGTCTAATTTGGGCCTCTAATTGCGTTTTAAGAGGTGTTGACAATTATTGGACACAAAGTATCAAAATGTTCATAAAATATTGTAATTTACTACGTTTACATGCGACAAAAAAGTTGAGATGTGGTATAATAGACGTAGATGATAGTTTATGGTCAACATTTTGCAATTTTTCACGTTTTATGATATAATATAGGAAAACGATGATTGAGGTAATACTGTGAGTAATGAATTAAGAAAAGAGTTGGGACAAGCCTTTACTCTACATGGGAATTATGTTCATGTGGATTTGGGTAAATTGGCCAACTATCATACAGATGAATATCGTGATTTGATTACTAAAGATGAGGCAATTGCTTTGTTTAATAAGGTCTCTGAAGCAAATGGAGTACCAACATTACAAGATCCTCGTGGTTATTTTAAACCATTAGAAAATAATATCTATGACTATTTAAAAGATGCTTATCAAGATGAATTTGAAGAACAGTTGGATAATATTGAACAAGGTTATTCATATGGTACAACTTATGCACTTGAAGCTGTTTTAGATAAGTTAGATAAAAAGGTTGCTAAGGATATTCGTCGTTTTGTACCTGAAAATATGAAGTACAATGAATTGCGATTTGTTGAAGCAACTGATGACGTTTGTGATGTAATTGATGAGTTTGCTAAGACTCGTGTTCAATACAGTCAGGTTTATTCTATTCGCCGGTCTGTGGATAAAACACGTCTTGATGCTTTATTAGATAAGTTACAAAACTTAGGTCATGATTTAACAAACGCTATTGGTGAGTCTATTGCTTTATCTGATGAAGAATTGTCACAAGCATATGAAAACCAAAATGGATTATCAACAGAAGATTTACAAGATTTAGGCGGAGATGTATATGAACGTTAATGCAGATTTATTCCAACACTCAAACCCAAATGAATGGGACAAAATTGATGAAGCTTTGTCGGGTAAGAAACTAGACATTCATCGTAATAACCCTTCGGAATTTGTTCAAGCAGCAGTTGCTCGTTATGGTCGTTTAGAAGATTTAAACTACTTAATTGATAGTGAACATCCATTCGTTTTGTCTGAAATTGCTCTTCATGAGCATAAAGAACACTTAGACCAATTGGTCAATCATAAGGATTTCTCTGTACGTTTGACAGTGGCTACTGTTGGTGATGATAGTCATTTAGATAAATTAGTTGATGATGATGTTAAATTGGTTCGTGCAGCGGTTGCCTTACGTGGTCGTGAAAAAGACCTTGATCATTATGTTGCTATTAATGATGAACCACTTGTGTTGGGTTGTGTCTTAAAACATGGTCGTGATAAAGACTGCGATGCCTTAATCAATCATCAAGACCCAACTGTTCGTGTTAAGGTTGTTGAAGTTGGACGTATGTCGGATTTAGTAAAGACCTTATTTGATGATGACCAACATGTAAGAGAAACAGCTGAAAAACAATTGGCTAAATTATCTGATGTCAAAGCAAAAATGGTTTCTGATTTAGCTATTAAATATGTTCAGGCTGAGTTTGAAAACGCATTGGATAATGATTTAAAAGATTTATACAAGGATACTCATGCACAAATTTGATAAAATTAAAACAGCTGCTGATAAACGCTTAGCTTTAGATAAACGTGGAAAAGCCGCACCTGTTGACTTTAAATCAGGTGATAAACTCATCTTGTCTGAAAAACTTGATGGGTTTAACACCTCATTAGATACTTTAGGTAAAACCTACTCCCGTTCGAATGAACTTGGTGGAGATATGACTCATCATAAAAAGTTGATTCCTTTCGTTGACTTAGCACCACGGGTGACTGAATTGGTGAAAGACTTTTATGGTGTAGAACATGATTTTCAAGTCTTTGGTGAATTTATGGTGACTGACCGTATTATTCAATATTCTGAAGACTTATATGATAAGTGGTATCCATTTGATGTGTATAACTTATCAACAAAACAATATTTAGGGCCTTTGGCTGCTCGTGAGTTTACTGAGTTTATGCTTGAACGTGACCCAGATTTACATAATCATATTATTCCATTACAAGTGATTGATGAAGCCTACGAATTTACATCTTATGAAGATTTAGAAGAGTATGTTTACAATCAATCATTGAACTCAGGCTTCGGAGAAGCCGGCAAGATGGAAGGTATCGTTGCTTATAATTATAATGGGTTACGGGCTAAAATTGTCAATAAAGAGTTCAAAGAGACTCAACGTACTGTGAGTAATGCTAAAGGGCACACAAAGGCTGTGCAATGGGTAAATCAATATTTGACTCAGCCACGATTGACAAAATTGGTCAAAAATGCTTTAATTGAAGAACAATTAAATCCACATGCGTCTGATTATTTCACTACGCAATTGGAGCAAATGAAAGAAATTGTTTGGCAAGATATTTTAGAAGAGTCTATTGATACACCTGAATTCAAGGGTAACGATTTGAAAAATGTCTTGAATAAAATTGAAGCAAAAACCCGTTTAACAATGTTAGATGAGAAGAAATATTCAACATCAGTTGAATTATCTATGGATGATTTGAATTTTACTGATGATTTGAAATTATAAGACATTGGCTGTCATTTGACAGCTTTTGGTCTATATAGAATAGGAGCTTTATGTCACAATTTGTATTTTCATCATACGCACCTAAACAAGCTGTTGCAGGTGTTAAGTATGTGAATGTAAATTTTCACTCACCAAATGGTTCGGTTAAAACAATTCCTTATGCCTTTACAAGGCAAACAGGTACTCGCTTACGGCAAGCTGTTGATGAATCAAAATTAAATAAGGATAATTTTGTCTTGTTTCGGACAAAGGCTGGTTTTTCACCTGTTTCTTTTCTGCTTGTAAAAATGCGCCAGACCATTGTCGTTTGTTACAATTTGATGGATTAGTTCATGTTGATAACCCACAAGAGAAACGAGCTGAATTACAGTTGGATTCTTTGTTTGGAAAATCAGTTTCTGATGAACAAGAGAATAAATATATTTATGTTGGGCCTGAAGTTTTTCGTAAGTCTTTTAAGGAACAAGCTTTAGCTTATGCGCCAGTTGAGACGGAGTCCTGTGAAATGGCACCTAAAGGTGAATACGTGTTTCAAAGTCGTCAAAGCTCTCAAAGACCTAATTTGAAATATGTCAATGTTACATTTCCAAATAATAGAATTGTTCAATACTCTTATGGGCCTGAAACAAAGAAATATTTGGATGCAGCCTTAGATAATGAGAAAATCTGGTTTGATATGTTATCAAATGCTGAAGACGAAGATTTTAAGAAAATCAGTATTGAGTATATTGATAAAATAGCACCAAACCAACAAGTGAGAGAATTAGTCTTTGTTGGAGCACGCAATGTGCGTAATATTAATCAATTTCGTAAAGAATTGGGATTAAAACCCGTTCGAAATGAGCGTTTAGACTTAGAAAATGAATATTATACGGTTTCTGTATTTCCTGATAGTGCTGTCAATCGAGATACTGGACAAGCTTTATTCAAAGAATTTCTTGAACGTTCATCATTAACCTATACATTTCAAGACCGACGTGAAAAGCAATCAGTCACAAAATCAGATACTAAAATAAGTGATAAAGAAACATCAACTAAAGAGAAAACACAAAAAGTCATCAAGAATAGTAAATATGAATTAGTCAAAGATGATGTCAAAGAGGTTACGTATAACACAAGACATATGACCAATCAAACTGCGACGGTTTATCGTATTCGTGCTTTGAAAAACTTTGGTGATGTAAAAGCTGGAGATTTAGGCGGATATGTGAGTTCACAAGATAATCTTGGTCGTTCAGGAACCTGTTGGGTTCATGATGATTCTGTCGTTGCTGGTACCGGTAAAGTGATGGGTAATTCACAGGTTCGTGACCATAGTTTCATTTATTCAGGCGTTCATGTTCGAGGTGACTCTGTTATTAGTAACTCAACAGTGATGAATAATGAATCTAAAACTTTGAAAATTGTAGTTGAAACCATTACAAATCAGGTGATTGGTAAAAAATGTGTTGAAACGCACAAAGAAATAGTGTCTGAGAATAGTATTGAAGACTTAGATGCTATGTTGGAAGCTTTCAAAAATGCTGATAAGTCAGATGAAGAATTGTTTGACGAAGAGTTTGCAGAGTATGAAAGTATGCTTCAAGACTTCCAAAGATGAAGTCTTCTGTAATCTGAAAGGGTTTATAAAATGACAACATATTTAATCGATGTTGAACTTGCAACAAATCAAAATGTAATGACTGTTCGAAAAGCTAATGATGACGATATGAAAAAGTTTTTATCAAATGTTGATGATGCGATAGATGTCTTCTATATGTCTGAATATGAGGCTGGCGATTTGGTTGAAAAGTTTATTGATGCATTCGTAGACAACTATATTGATTTTATTGAAGACAAAGATTCTTTTTATACACTAGTTTCTGAAGTTGATTTGGTAGATATGTTATACGCAATTGTATCACATGGTATGACATATTATTTACAACAATACGGGTACTGTTCGACAGATGTCATCTATCGTGAAGTTCGTTTTATTGAAGAGGTAGCACGAACACAAGAACAACTTGATGAAGATAAAGCTAATCAAAGTATTTGTGTTAGTAATGGTAAATTTCGTGTTGAGGTCTTGGAATTACCAACACTTCGTGAGCAAATTCAAAAGATTAATATCCCTAATCATGATAAAGTAATTTTTTACGAAAAAACCCGCAAAAAAAATAGGGACTAAGAGCCCCTTTGACTAAACAGGTCACTTAGACCTGTTTTTCTTTTTGTTCGTACTTTTTGAGCTACAGCTTTAAATGATTGGATATTTCCAACAAAGACCACTCGTGATTTAGCACGGGTTAAAGCGGTATATAAAATGTTACGGGTTAAGAAGTTGTTTTGTTCTGTGACATTTCGAACAATTGGAATTATAACAGTTCCATATTCTGAACCTTGTGACTTGTGTATGGTCAAGGCGTAGGCTAATTCTAATTCCTCAAATTCTAAAAGTCCAAAGACTTCTTTATAACCGTCAAAATTAACTGTAATTGTCCATTCAGACGCTTGGCCATTCATGTTAATTGTTTCAACAATTCCCATAGAACCATTCACAACATGTCGATTTCGGTTTTTCTTACAGACAACACGGTCACCTTCACGAACAACATTGTTGTTAATGCTGAGCATAACAGTAGATGATGTTGGGTTAAAGACATCTTGAACAGCGTCATTTAAACGTGGTACAATATCTTGAGCAATAAGACCCATTTGTTCAGCGTTGAGATTACGATTGTAATAAGGAGTTAAAATCTGAAAATCAGCTAATTCATCTTGTTTTGGTCGCAAAATCTTTTCTGTTAACGTATATGGTAAACGGTCATTGACTTCAGGAACAAAGAAAACATCAGACTTATCATCAAACCATGTTAAATCTGGAAATTCACCATTTAAAACCATATTGGCTAAGGGAATAATGTTTGAGTCATCTGTTTGACGTTTAACTTCTGTTAATTGGATATGTGGATACGCTGTTAACAAATCATCAAAGACTTGTCCCGGGCCAATTGATGGTAATTGGTCAACGTCTCCAATAATGAATAATTTACAATTCAATTTTTGAGCAACTTCAAAGACACAACCAGCTACAACTGTATCAATCATTGAGGCTTCATCAACAACCATGAGTTTGACGTTGTCCTTTTTTAATGCTTCAACAGTTGGTTCCATATCGTTTACTAAAGCACCCGGCGTTATTTGTAAACGACTGTGAATGGTACTAGCTGGGAATCCTGTTTGCTCCATCATTCGTTGAGCTGCTTTTCCCGTTGGTGACATACAAATGATTTGATTTGGACGCAAGTGATACAAAACAATGTGAGCTTTTAGAATACCTGAGAGAACGGTTGTTTTGCCCACACCAGGCCCGCCTGTTAATAGAAACAGGTGTTCATCTAAGGACGTTTCAATAGCTTCACGTTGTTTTTCAGTGTATGCAAACGTTTGCATAGAATTAAGTGATTCTATAATGTCCGTCTTATCAAGGTTATCGTGTTGAGATGCCAACATTTCAGCAGTTTTGAAAATGGTTTGTTCAGCCTCATATAGATTCGTGGGTTGGTAACCATGTTCAATTTGCGTGATATGTTCAGACTCTAAAGCCTGTTCAAAATCTTCATAAGAATACAATTCACTGAAATGGGTATTATACAAGGTTTCAACATATTCATGGGGTAAATAAGTGCTCCCAATGTCAGTGATATGTTGCTCAATAGCCTTAACTAATAAGGTACTCAAGCGTCTTGGGTCGTTTTTAGGAATTTTTAACTTGCCAGCAATTTTGTCACAAACACTAAGTCCCATATTTGGAACAGTCAGTATCATTTCCCAAGGATTATCCAACATGGCAGTATAGGCTTTAGTCCCATAGACTTGATACATGGATTTAGCAAAGTTGTTACGTTTACCAACATATGGTTGCAATTGGGAGATAACTAAAGACTCCATAAGGTCATTATCACGTCCTAATACGTCCTGTAAAACATATTTGAGTCGGTCAGATACTGTAGCTCTACTTAACTCCAAAAAGGCTTTGGTGGCACTAAGACCAGAGTCTTTGTATGACTGTAGTTTACGGTTTAACTCATTTTGAACTTCATAACGGTCAGCTGACTCTGATAAGAGGTCAGAAATGTTGTCATATGTTAAGGGCTGGGCTAATAAGAGTTTGACATCAAGAGATAAGGCATAGGCACCATTTTCAAATTGATAACGATTAACATTTCCAATCAATGTTGCTTCATGGGGTAATGGTGCTGCTGATGTGTAAGTAAAGTTTACAAGACCACGTTTATAGACATAGTGTTTAAACTCTTGATTTTGCGTATTACATGTAGTGAAGTCAACACTACCACGATACCAAACATTGGAATTTTTATCATTTTGGCGTGTCTCAATAATAGAAATAACGCCATGAACTTCTGTTAGGTTGGTATCGAGTAATGTTGCTTCATCTATTTCTAAATAATTTTTACTCATAAAATTCAAATTCTGGTTTATCAACCACTGGTGGTTCAGCGTTTATTTTCTCAGGTTTACGTCGAATAGTATGTGACATTAGCTCTGATGGACGACCAGCAAGATATGTTGAACCCAATGTTTCAAACATATTATCTGATTCATCAAACATGATACCCAGTTCGTCTTTACGTTTAGTGACATACTCCTGAAATGATGGAATTTCTTCTACAACATCTTTGACGGGTTCTATTTCGTCCATATTCACATTATAGAGTTGAGCCAAAGTGTCCATTTGAGCTTTGAAAACAGCGAACTCAGTCGTTATGTCTTGTTGAAGTTTTTCATAATCAGGAATTAATAAGTCCCATGCTTTAGCAACGAGGTCTTTGGTGTTTTGATTGATTTCACCGATTTCAAAGTATTCTTTGATTAAGGGCACGATTTCATCAGTCAAACGGTAATTATTGGGGTTCAACTTGTTGATATAATATTCTACTAATTGAAATTGACTAAGTGTGTCAAAATCAATAGTGCTTTTAGTTGTTCCATATTCATAATACTCAATTAACATTTGAGCCTTGACTGGGTTTTTATTATAGATTTGTTCGATTTTGTTTGATACATGTGTATTTAACATGTACGACTGGAGTCGTTTAATCCATGGATTTTGTTTGATATGGTCTTGTAACCATGTAGTTGATTTTTTCCATGTTGGTTTTTCTGACATGCGGTTACCTTTCTAGCAGTTGTCGGGCTTGCTGGTTTAATTGAGTGATTTCTTCTTGTCGATGAAGTCGTTGCACTGCGTCTTCTAAAGAACTTATGTGTACTTTCAGATTTTCCAATTCAATACGACGCATTTCTTCTTGAAATTTGCGAGTTGTTTGCTTATTGATAAGTTGTTCAACCTTGTTGTATAAGGTTTGAGCCTCTTCTTGGAAATTACCTGTATCAATTATTTTTTGAATTCGTGGTAATGATTCAGTGTCCTGTTCAGGTTTATATCTAGGTTCTTCAGCTTTTGGAAATCCATTTTTAAGTGTCTTAGTCAACTCTTCAGGGGTTGATGATTTGTTTTCATCTTTAAAATCGTCTAAGATTTCTAGCCATTCAAGTTTATTGTAAAATTGTTCTGCCACCAAGTCATATTTATCTTCTGAAACAAAGTTCATTTTTAGTACATAATAGAAAAAGACAATAATGATATATAATACTGTTATTGTCAATATTAATATTAATAATGCTAACATAAAACCGAAACTTGTTATCAAAAAGTCAAACGGGCTGGATGTGTCTATTTTGAACAAGTCTAATATATTAAATTTATCCATTATTCTCCTTTCAGAAGCTCATTTGCTTTTTTGTCCATATAACATGGTCGATGTAACCAATACTCTGAGAACTTCCAATAATCAGGGTCTGTATGGTAGAGCCATGTGAATAATTTTTCAAATCGTTGATAAATCTTTTCAGGTTTATTGGCAAAAAATTTATTAGTTATAAAAATAAGAAACAGAGCTAATAGATATTTTCCTGTTAATGTTAAACCATAGATTATCATAAGACCAAACAAAATCCACAATACAAATAAAATAGTTGACATGTTGTATTTCTCCTTTAATAAATGAGAGACCGTTATTTCACGGTCTCTTTGTTTTCAAATCTGTCTGCAATGAGACAAAACATGAATGCAACGCCCATAAATGGGACAATATTGTTAACTAAAGCTTGTAAATCGATAAACATGTCATCACCTCAATCCCATACTTTATCCAGTACATGCTTTGCATGACTGTTCAATTCTGTTCGTTTACGTTCATTTTGAACTTCTTCAAACATGGCAATATATTTACCAACATCGGTTAATTGTTTGTTAATTTCAGCACGGGCATAACCTGTCAGTTGGTCTCGTTTCTCATATAGTTTTTCAACTTGAGTTTTAAGTGATACAACAGCTTCTTTTTCATCTTTAGCGTTTTCTAAAAGCTTGTCAATACGCTTAACATATGTGCTTGTTGTCTTTTCAGCTTTCACTTTTTCCATGTCATCAGGTATGTTGGTTGCAAATGGTGATGTACCATGGCTCATTGGGAGTAAAATTCTCAGAAAAAAACAAAAAATTTTCCATGACGCAAATAAGATGAATACCATTAAAATTAGTGTACTCGTGGTTCTTATGAATGATTTAGCGTTTTCAGTTGTGTCTTGACTGGCTTTCACTTCAGTATACGGTTTGGTTTCTTTAGATTTGGTCTTTTCAAAATTTAAATCCAATACGTCTTCTACATATTCTACAATATCCATTTTGGTCTCCTATAAGCGAAAAAAGGACAATGTCCTTTTTCTTAATTTGGGTAAATATAGTAAACTGGCCCATTTTCAAGTGGGTTAAACCAGCCACGGAAATCACTAATATACTGGTTACCAGCATAGTTAGATTCTGAAACTTTAATACGGGTTTCTGATTCTACATCAGTCACATAAGCTACGTGTCCATAGCCACCGCCGTCATTTGGCCACATGGCTACAGAACCGGGAATTGGTGTGGTACCAACTCGGAAACCACGAGCTTTTGCTGAGTCTACCCACATGTTAGCATTGCCCCACCAGTTGCCAACCCATGGTGCCAATTGTTTCACGCCCCAAGTACATTGTCCTACTGGATATGTGTTACCTGACTCGTGTTGAATTGCGGGTACAGAACCTGTGGTAATAGTTCCTTGTTGAGCTTTTTCTACAACTGTTTGAGCTTTCGCTTCAGCTTCTGCTTTTTCCTTTGCTTCTTGAGCTGCCTTAGCTTCAGCCTCAGCCTTTTCTTTTGCTTCTTGAGCAGCCTTGGCTTCAGCTTCTGCTTTTTCTTTTTCCTTAATTTCCTGTTTTTCCAGTGCGATACGTTTTGATTCAACAGTATTCTTTTCAGCTTCCAAACTGTTTAACTGTTTTTCTAATGTATCACTTGCATTTAGTTCAGTTGTTACTAAACCGGGTACTGTTAAAGCTGTCGCTTTAGATGTCTCCGTTTTGGCTGTTTTCATCTTCGCCTTTACGGATTTAATTGTCGATTCAAGGGTGATTTGCTCCGCCTTTAAATGTTCAATTTTTTCTGCATTGGTAATATCCTTAGTTTGTGGTTGCACAACTTCGTCAGCTAATACCGGACTTGCCAATGCAGCCCCAGTCAGGATTAGTGTCGATAGCAACAGTTGCTTTAATTTCATAATAACCTTTCATGATATAAGTGGAGATTGACTCCCTAATACTATTATATCATGAAAGGTACACCGTGTCAATCGCTGTCATGAAATTGTAATATTTCTTTGGAATTCTTGATTGGCTTCTTTAATCAATTGACTAAACAAGGCTTGTTGGTTCAAATTGATTGTGGCCCTGTGATAAAGATTTACATAAGGCCAAATATAAGGAAACCGTTTTACATTTCCGTTTGGTAACTTACATAACAATCCTGAATATTTAGCTCCAAATAAGAAGTCACGAGCGTCAACAACATCATCATAAACCTGTTCCATTAGGGTATACGTTTCAACAATGGTGTCGATTTCTTGAGATAAACGCTGTACAGTATAACCGCTGACAGAGTCATCATCAACAAAGATATAGTTATTAACTGGTAATTTACAGATTAAGGGTTTAAGAGGAATTTCCTCATCATATTCTGTACTGAGAATTAAATCTTTAGCGTGTTGTTGGAAACCAAACAATTCAAAATAACGACTGATGTTGAGTTGAATGTCACCTTTGTAATATTTATCTAAACTGATTACAGGTTTGTCAAAGTCTGGAACTTTTTCTAATTGCTCATCCACATTTACCCAATCAATTTGAGTAAATGGACTACAAAGTCGAAAAGCCTCTTCCAAACGTTGTTTGAAAATGTCATAAGCTTTTTGATAGGACTTTGACATGTAATAAAGTCCGTCATCACGTATGGCTAATCGGCGGGCCTGACTGGGTTCAGGTAAGTAGACACTGTCTACTTTTGCCGTGCTAGATGACGGGTCAATATGTTCAGGGATAATGTAGACTAAATTAGGCAAATTCAAAGTGTCATATAAGTCTTTGACCTGTTGTATATGAGTTTCATCACGAATGATGCAAATATACAAACGGTCATCAGTTTGAGCGATATAACCAAACTCATAACGGTCTGAACCAAAGACATAGGCTTGTTTCTTACAAGCAGGAAACAGCTCTGTCATGATTTGAGTAAAGTTGGTGTCATCTTCGTAGTAAAGATTTGCACGAACATCTACATGCAACCATGTATAATCACCGATTAAATCTTGAGCCAAATATTGACGCTCTTCTAAGGTGAAACGTCCATGTTTTTGATCAATGTACTTTTGATGAGCCAAAACAAAAGAACCATAGTCGACAATATGTCCTTGACTTTCAAGCCATTTTTTGGCTTCGTTCATCATGTGAACATGACCTGTATGTAATGGTGCAAAACAACCTGTTGTAATCAAACAGTAATTGTCTGTTACGGGACTGTATTCTTGTGCTTCTTTTAAGTTCTGGCATGACTGTGGTGGAATATAACCAGCTTTTTCAGCTATATCCATACCAAAATCATGTATTAGTTGTTTATAACTGTCCAAGCTGGTCACCTCACTTAATCTAAAATATAATCTAATCTTTTGTGATAGTTAATATAACCATCATCTGTTTCAGTAGACCACAAATCTAAATGTACTGCTGGTGATAAAGCAAAATACTTATGTCTGTTATAGCGATGAAGTTTATCCAAGGCGGATTTATATTCATCATATTCAGCTTGTGCGTCGTCAGACACGTTTACAGTAATTTTATGTTGACGTTCTGCTAAATATAATTCAACAATATCATATGGTGCACCAAAGACTTCCGTATCCACACGTCCGTCATACATATCACCATTTGGTACAACTGTCATGATAGAGTCTGGTATACCCAGTAACTGAGAGCATGCATAAACTTCAGACTTATGAATGTCAGTAATCAATTGTACGTCTACTAGACCATCAGATGCTTTACCAACATAGCCTAAATAACAACCTTCATCCATATTGGTTGTACCAACAAGAATTGGTTTGAACCCTTGTTCATTTAACAATGAATTCAAATAATACAAGAAACTCGTACGAGCATAAGCACTCATTTGACCAGTCGCCCATGGTGTTGTTTGATAATTTGCGGTTTCAGCCGTAGTGATGTAAGCGCTTACAAGACCATTGATTGGTACAGTGGTCAAGTCAAGACCTAGTACGTCACATAATTCTCGAGCTCTGGCTGTTGCGTCTTCTTGATTTGTCAAAACACCGTCATATAAGGGCATTGCAACAGGTACAATTTTCTTAATAGGTGAATCTTCTCGTTTTGATGCTTCATTTACAAGAGCTAACACTAAGGCAGAGTCAATACCACCAGATACTGCCACAACGGCCGTATCTAAATGACATTGACGCATATAGCGATTGAGAAGTGCTGTTTTCTGCTCAATATATTCGTCAGCTTTGAAATTACGCCAGTAACGATAACTCGCTAATTCATTGAGGAGTTCTGGATGAACAGAACTGTGATGATTTTCGTTATATACTTTCATAGTAGACGGGCTCCGTCCCATTCCCATTCGTAACGCAATTGTCCATCGGGGAAAAAGATAAGATTACGCATGTTTTCACCATCATTATGGTCGTTATACTTGGTTAAAGAATAAGAAAACATAACGTTTTGACCTTGATAGTCAAAGACATTGCCAATATTTGGCAACTCTAACAGTTTATGTCCATTTTCATTAAGGAAATTGTAAATGTTTTCCTTATCTTCTTCAGACATTTTATGTTCATTAATCCAAGCTTGAGCTGTTTCACGACGATATTCGTCATTGAGTGGACGCAAAGTCACCTGTTCAACAGCATTTTCTTTAGCAAATTGTAAATACTCATCAATTTGTTCAGGTGTCGACATCCATGCTTTGGTACAAACAGCTGTTAAACGTACAGAAAAACCAATTTCGTGCAAATTTGCAATTAGTTGTGGTAAGTCAATATACTGTTTGGTGCGTGGTGTATAGACTTCACCATTAATTTCCGGTCGGTTCGAGACCGTTGAAATCAAAATAGTGGATAAACCTAATTCATACCAACGTTGAAGATATGGTTGATAAGTTTCAAATTTACGTGCCATTGGAATTCCATTGGTCTGAAGTTCAATAAATGGAAAATGATAAGGTTCTAAGGTTTCCAAATATTCTGTGATTTGGTCAGGGAATAATGTTGGCTCCCCACGAGACGTCAACATGGCTGTTTGAACACCTGATGTTTTCGCCAACTCACAAGCCTTTCGTAAATTACGATGGTTAATTTCAGGCACTTCACGGTTTTGAGCTGTTGCTAACTCACCAGAAACACAAAATGGACAAACAGTTACACAACGGCTTGTCCCTGCAACAATAGAAAATATAGAAAATTGCATAGATTATCCTTTATAAGCTGTTAAAAACTCTTGGTCAATCACTTGACCTTGATTGTCAATTACAAATAGATTCAAATGTTGAGTATGATATCCTGAATGACTTCCAGCGTCAATATCATACATATCAATATTTGTTGATGGTTTATAAACTAAATATGGATTTGCTTCTTGAATTCCATAATGATTACGGATAAAACATGTTGGTGTATGACCAAAGACAAAGACTTTATCCTGCCAGTCTGGATGAACTTCGTCATAAGTCAAAGATGTATCAAACATTTCGTTACGTGTCCAAACAAAGTCATCTTCTGTTTGATGAGCTAAACTTTTATCCAAGTCAACACCAGCATGACTGATGAAAAGCTTTTTATCTTGATGATAGAAATCATGGTCATTTAACCAGTCAACAAGTGGTTGCATATACTTATGAATAAAGTTTTCAAAGACATGTAGACTTTGCTGGTCAATGAGTTCTTCTAACAGTTGATAACGTTGTTTGAAAACAGGAACAAAATGCTGAATCCATGACATGAGTGATGCTTCGCCACCAATATTAAGCCAATGAATAAAGTTTTGTTCTTGAAGACTTTTTGGTGTTCGATAACCCAAAGCCTTTAAAAAGACGAGGTCATGATTACCCAACAAGACAAGGGCATCATGTTTTTCTTCAAATTCTTTGATGAACTCAAGAACTTTGACACCTCCGCCGGTTTCTTGTTCATACCCGTCAACATAATCGCCAGCAAAAACAATGCGTTTGGTTTTTGCCAACTCTTCAAGTTTTTGGCGATGTTTTTCTAAGGTTTCGATATTTGAATGAATATCAGAAATAATTGCATATTGCATAAACGTCTCCTTTTAGTAGTTGATTTTCGTGATTTTAAAAGGCGTTTGGAAATAACCATCAACGAGATAGGTTCCACAATCGATATCTTCAACGGGTAAAAGTTTATCATTAACAATGACCATTTCACCACGTTGAAATGATGGTACATCTGGAATTGTTTCAATTTCGTCTTCTGATACGGTAATATCATCAGCTTCGGGATATTCATAAGAAAACAAATCATATGCTTGTACATATTCATAAACACATGTGATTTGATGAGGTTTACCCTTGAATATGACCCATTCGTTTTCGTGATATTTCATAAGTTCTCCTATTGTCCATCAATAATATCAGATAATGACTTGTTATACAATATAATCGGTGTTTTGATTGGATTTTTCAAACTATTTGTGATAAAATGAGGACTATTTGGGTCTACAAAAGCGTCCCAATTCTTTATCATATTGTTAATCCAATTCGTTTGGTTTCCACGGTCTTTATATCGTTTTTCATAATGAAATTTATCGTTAATGTCTGGCACAACGATTTGAACCTCAATATTTCGATTGTTCAACTCTTGAATGAGTTGAGGAAACATGGCAATGCAAACATAATCATATTGTTTTTGAGCTTCAATGATAACGTCAATATAATCTGATAAACCATTTGGGTTAGGTTGTCGTGAAGTATCCCCTTTTAGTTTTTCATAGTCATCTTTAGTCAAGTTTTCAGGTAATTGGAAAAAGAATTGACTGGACTCTAAATCGATAACGTTATCATATTTTTGAGCAGCTGTTGTTTTTCCAATACCCGCAAAACCTGAAATAATAGTGCCTTTCGGTATCAAATGTGTGTTTGACATATTAGTTATTCAACGCTGTTTTTACAAGTTTTAGATAAACTTGTAATTCTTTGAAACATTCGTCTATGTCTGTTTGTGCGTCATGATTGGATGCCTTGTTGGCTTTGGTTTGAGTTCCAAAATCACTTCCAAGAATATCAAACATGCGACGAATAGATGACACATCTAACAACGCATAATGTAGACATGTCACCGTTTGTGGTAGATGACGTCGGATTACTTCATAATCAAACTGAATATTGTTACCAACCAAGATAATACGATAACCTTGTTCTTTATATGGCTTTAAGATGCCGAATAAATGATTATCAATGTCTGTTGTTGTTTCAGTATTGTTGTGAGATTTCAAACGGTCTATTAAGCCTGTTGAAGTATGCATGTTTGTGACATAATCATCCATTAATGCTAGAATTGTTTCAATATTGTCAAATTCGACAATATGTTCGTCAATTGACAGTTGTTCAGTTAAATCACTATTCCATAATTGATAAGCGATTTGCAAAAGCTCATTGCGTTGTAGCTTACCTGTTTTCAAGTTAAAGTTAGTACCTGTTGTTTCAACATCTGCAAATAAATAAATTGTTTTAGACATATTATTTCTCCTGTCTGTAATTTCACTTATTAATTGGGGTTTGGGGTTTACCCCATTTAGGCTTTGTGTAACAAAGCCGTCTGGCATTGACTACTTCGTGAGAAAAAAGGGGTACGGGGTTTCCCCGTATTAGGTTTTGTGTAAACAAAACCGTAAAAAAACAAAGACGCCATATGGCGTCTCTTTTAGTCTTTACGACGTTTCAGAACAAGAGTTGCTCCCATAAGTCCTAGACCTACAAGACCTAGAGCTGAAACAGTTGTACCTGTTTGTGGTAATTCACGTTTAGGTGTTTCTGTTTTCACTTCAACTTTTGGTTCTTCCACTTTTGGAGTTTCTGTTGGAACTTCAGGTTCTTCTGGAATTTCCAATTCAGGCAACTCAAGAACTGGTGGGTCTACTGGTAATGCAAATGGCACATCCAACTCAGGCAATTCGTGCACTGGTGGGTCTACTGGCAACGCATATGGAACATTCAACTCAGGTAATTCAACCACTGGTGGGTCAACAGGTAGTGCAAATTCTGGATGTAACTCTGGAATTTCAACTACTGGTGGCTCACCCGGAATACCAAAGTCTAAATGTTTTTCAGGGATTTCCAATACTGGTGGGTCAACTGGTAGTGCGAATTCTGGATGTAACTCAGGTAATTCAAAAACTGGTGGGTCAACTGGTAGTGTGAATTCTGGATGTAACTCAGGTAATTCAAACACTGGTGGGTCAACTGGTAGAGCAAATTCTGGGTTGTACTCAGGAATTTCAACTACTGGTGGCTCACCCGGAATAAAGGTTGTTGGTTTTGGACGTGCATTTCCATCAGCCCAACCGGTTGCGTCTGCTAACTCTACATTACGACGATATTCGCCTTCAATGTCTTTAGCTGTGAAACGCATAACGTTAGTTGCGTGAAGACGTGCTTTTAGACGTGTTTGATATGAGAAATGCAAAATCTTACCGTCAAGACGGTCATCATGGTAATCGAAACCATTTTCACGGTGTACAACTTTACTTGCGTCTAATTCAGCAATTGGAATCCATGGCTCAGCAGAACTCAAGTACCATACATGCATAGAATTTGGCACATATTCTTGGTTGTTATCCCAAGTGTCGCTTACGTTAACATCAATCAAATCTTTTTTGACGAAGTTAACACGGCCACCCCATTGGATAACATTAGGGTCTTCCTTAGTTTGCCAACCCCATTTAGCGACTACTTCATCAGCTACAGGGCCATTATCCTTTTTAACAGTTCCTTGAATAACAGTTCCGTTAAAGGTCATGTCATAGCTTTGTCCCGGCGTGGTTGTGTCACGGTTGAACTGAGCTGACATAGTCAAACCAAAGGTCTTGTTCAATGGATGTGTATGGAAATAATCGTTAAAGGTTGTTGTAATGTTATTTGCCTGCACATCAGTACGAGCATTACCAACGACTTGATTTTCGTTGTTATAGACATCAAACTCTTGATGAGTTGTCCATGTCATTTCCTGTGGAAGTTGATATACAATTTTATCACCAGCATTGATTTCCATTTCATCAGGAATTTCTGTTTGATAGGTGATATTGACAGCGTCATAATTGTATGCTTCCTGTGTTGACATCGTTACTTCAGGCTTGTCTACTGTAATGACATCATCTTGCTTTGTGATTACAGTTTCTTCTGTATTTGCCAAAACACTATGATTAATCATGACAGAAGCCATTGTAGCAATACCCAGCGCAATAAGTTTGTTACGTGTAACGTTTTTCATAATACCTCTCAACTGTTTCCAGTTTAATTTTTCAGGCTCCTACATTTGAACCTATTATGATTATATCACAAAATACGAAATTGTGCAAGCATTTAGTTGCCATTGTGTCAACTAAATCATGAAAAATAGACATATCGAAACAATATGTCTACAACCAATTAATTGGTGTGGAACCAGCTTCTGTCAACATTTGATTAATGGTTGAAAAAGGTTTGGTTCCAAAGAAGCCTTTGTGGGCTGAAAAAGGACTTGGATGCGCTGCTTTCAAGACTTGTTTGTGCTTGATAAGCGCTTCTTTGTCTTGTGCGTGTTTTCCCCATAATACAAAAATTATAGGTTGTGGTAAATTATCAACATAGCTGATAACCTCATCAACAAAAGGTTCCCAGCCTTTGTTTTTATGACTGTTGGCTTTGCCTCGCTCAACAGTGAGTACAGTGTTCAAAAGCAAAACTCCTTGTTTTGCCCATGATGTTAAATCTTGTGAGTCACGATGTCCTATATCAGACTCGAGCTCTTTTAAAATATTCCTTAATGATGGTGGTGTCTTTTGTCCGTCTGGTACCGAAAAGGACAAACCTTGAGCCATGCCCGGTGTATGATAGGGGTCTTGACCTAAAATCACGACTTTGATGTCTTCTGGCTTTGTGTAATTCAAAGCGTTTAAAACCTTATCAGGTTCTGGGTAAACGTCTGGGCCGGCTAAATCAGTAATGAGCTGACTGGGATTTGTTATCTCAGACCAAGCTTCTGGTAAATAATTTTTCATATGCATAATGACCTCACGTGCAGTACTTTTCTCAGTAGCCGGATAAGCCGTTCTCGAGGCCTCTAACATGTCTGAAACCAAGTCCGGTATGATGACATTACCGACGTATTCTCCGTCGATTATGGTCACTATACAGCGTTCTAGAACGTCTTTGAAGGCCAAGTATGTCTGGGCTCCGCCAATGACAATAAAGTCATCATATTTGTGACACATTTCCTCTGGTGAGGAAACGGTTTCAACGTCTAAAGTCTTTGATGTTAAGACAACATTGTGACGATTTGGCAAGGGTTTGAAACCTAATGATGCAAAAGTGGAGTAACCCATGACAATGGTCTTGCCAAGGGTTAACTCTTTGAACATTTTCAAATCATCAGGATTATGCCATGGTAAATCACCATTGTTGCCAATGAGACCATTTTTATCTTGGGCCCAAATCGCTGTTTTCATTCTTGCGTGACCTCTAATCCCCACATTAGAGCTGTGGTTACAAGTATACCTGCAATCAAACCACCAATATGACCTGGAATACTAATTCCTGGCTGAGTAAAGGTTTGGTATAGGTTATAGCCCATCACTAAGAGAAGCCATAAAGAATATTCTCGCATTAAGTTTCCATACTTAACAACAAGAACTGCCATGGCACCCATTAGACCAAAAATGGCTGTAGATGCACCAGCTGTAACTACATTTGGGTTAAAGAAATACACTGCGGTAGTTCCTGCGATAGCTGAAACCATGTAAATGATGATGTATCTCCACCAACCAACAAAATTTTCAACAATGTTTCCAAAGATATATAAGGATATCATGTTGGAAATAAGATGTGGAAGTCCAATGTGGATAAAATTAGCTGTAACAAAGGTAGACCATGTAGCAACTGGTGCATACATGGCCCCATTTTGTAGAAGCATGTTTGTATCCGTCATACTTCCAAACTTAATCAACATCCAAAATGCGACTCCCACATTAGCTACTATTAGTAGTAGCGTAATGGGTTTTATGTTCATTTATAATCCTGCCTAAATAAATCTTTTAGAGCTGTATGGTCTTGCTCATGTTTCAACTTCTGGGTTTTTAGACGACGTGCTTGACGGTCTAATTTTTCAACAACCTTGTCAATAGAGTCATACAAATCGCGTGAACGGTCTTCAGCATGCAAGGTCTTCTTAAGTGGAAGAGTTGCTTCTGCTTTGGCTTCACCGTTTGGATATGTGCGAACATTGACAGTGACGGTTACTGGTTTGTCTGTATATTTCTCTAATACTGACAGCTTTTCTTGTACTGATGCTTTGATAGCTTCAGTTACTTCAATGTTTTCACCATGAATTTGAAATTTGAACATATATTACATACCTTTCAAATGGCTAAATCAAACTTCAGTTGAGGTTTGATAGGGTTATAGTTTACGAGCTCAAAATCTTCAGCACGAATGTCATAGAAACTAGTTCCTGACGGCGCCTTCAAAATGAGTTTTGGTTGTGTGTGAAGTTCCTTATTTTCATACCTTTTACAAAGTATTTTTGCCTGTTCGATTTGATTGTCATAAATATGCAAGTTGTTGACAAAATAGAAGAATTTGCCAATCTCCCAACCAAAATGACAAGCAATCATCATTTGCAAGGCCACATATTGCATAGCATTAATGTGATGAGCGACCAACATATCATTAGACCGTTGTGTCAAGGTACAGTCTAAGTAGATTTTGTCATCCACTTCTCTGACATCAAACATGACATTATATGCACATGGTAACAAACCATCAGTTTCCTCAAAGGCCTCATAATCCCACAAGGAAATGACATTACGTCTGTTCCATGGGTTTTCTTCTAGCTGTTTAAGGAGTTTTCCAATAATATCATGTTTTTGAACAACATGTCCATATCTGTGACCAATGGTTCGACTGTTGTCTACTTCCCAATCAGACCAATAGTGAACTCCATATTTGTCTTCTAAGACGTCTAATGAGTTACTAGCGTCTTGATAAATCCATAAGAGTTCTTTAATGGCTGACTTAATTGGAATTGGTCGTAATGATGTGATAGGAAATTCACCATTTGCTAAATCATATTCGGCAAAAGCACCTGTCACATATAATGAATGGGCTGTTGTACCATCAGCGTATTTTGGACGTGCTTGTCCTGATTTTACGCCATGATTTAAAATATGTTGGATATTGTTATAAAAAATTGTATCTGCTTTTGTCATATATTAATTACAGTTCTATTTAAAGTTTGTCATACTTATATTACAGTTCTATTAATAGTTTTGTGCATCTCAGTATGAAACTGATATTACACGTGGTGTACTGCACACCTCTACACAGTCAGACCATTTCTGGTCATCCCATGCTGCATTTGTTTCTAAATATTTTTTCATTATGTT